AATGGTGTTCAGATTAGAACTTCTGAATTAGCCATTGTTTCTGAACCACAATATACCACAAATGGAGAATATGCTATTGTTGTTCGTGGTGTTAGTAATTGTATTTTAAAATTAAATTCATTAACTACGGATAGAGTTAAAATAAAAGCAATGACAAACGTATTAATTTTGCCTGACATCAATTCAATTGATGAAGAGTGGGATGAAATCTCTATTGAAAAAGGTGCTTGTGTAGAATTTGTTTTTATTAACCAATCTTGGTATATCTTATCTTCAGATGGTTTGAAAATTTGGTAATCCCGTAATTTGATTTTCCCAACCTTCTTCTGCTTTTTCGTAGATATAAAAAGGTTCCAATCCACGTTTTTTCCAATAAGACATTTCCTGTTCAGAAATTGTTAACACATCGTTCAAATCATCTTGGTCACCTTCACCTAATGGATGTCCATTAATTAATTCACATTGTGCTGTTGTAAATATTCCACGTTTTTCGGGGTCAGTTACAATGAACGATTCACGAACTTCATCTTTAAACACAACCAATAATGGGTCAATACGTTTGTTAAAAGTCGCAATTGCTCTCGCCACATTATAGTTTCCTGTTAAATCAGGATTTGCTTCCAATTCCGCAGGGTCCAACAAATAACAATTCAAAACCAAACTATCCGCCTTCTTAACCACATCACCGTGAGATGCTCTTAACCCGTTATTTACATAAGTAATCACATCACCCAAGTTAACACTTAAGTTATGGTGAATTGCAAGTTCCATATGTGCTTGACGTGACATTAATGAACCCGCTTTTGTTTTTTGAGTACAACGGAATTTATAATCACTCAAAGAATGTTTAATTCTCGCTCTTTGGGCAATTTTTGCCAGAGGAACTTTCATATCATAAATCTTTTGTAGATATTCATAGTAATACTCAATAAAATCTTTACCCTGACCTTGAAGTAACATCTTAATTCCTTTGTCCAAAAACTCTTCAATATAACCTGGTAATTTCTTTGATTTAATAGTGTTACCAACCAATTTGATTTTACCCTTATCGGTCATCAAAGCGTAATTCTTACGAGCCAAGTTAATACAAGCCGGCCAAACACCATCATTATCCAAAGCCATCTCACCTCTCATGAATATGTCATTGTATTCGGCAATATCCGCAGCCGCACCAACGTATTCTTTACCTTCCACTACTTTCCAATTCAAACCACGACCAATGTATTTACGGTCACTAATATTAGATGGTGATGAAAAGTTCACACCATCCGTATCCATTACCAATGGTTCATAGCCACGTTTCATAAAGAAACCAATCATCTGACGCAAGTATTGTCTACCTGTACAAGTAATTTGTTCACCCATGTACATATCACCCCAATGGAATACTTGTGGTGCTGATAACGCACCAAACATTGAGTTAATAAAGATTTTAATCGGTAACTGTTTACGGTCATATGATTTTGACTTCTTAGGGTCACTCTTTTCAAACTCTTCAGCCAATTGTTTGTACATAATACGAGAATTTCTAAAGTAACCCAATAATCCTTTCATCGCACCTGTCACATCACAATCAGGAAACACATCATGTACTAACTGAATAGATGGATAAAGTGAACTAAAGTCCAATTTCAATACAGATGTAGAATAACCAACTTTAATCAAACGAGACAATCCACCAACAAAGTCAGTCTTATCTTGTTTAGCGGGAATAGCCAAGTTGTATTTATAAGACCAAGCCAACATAATCATCTTCCACAAAGTTGCCGTACCCATCGTACTTACACGCTCATAAGTTGTAGGAACCAACGAAGCCAAAAGGAACGAACCTTGGTTAAACTCGTCATCTACACGTAGGGTTTCATCTAAGTCATCATCAAGATACTGTTCTACAATTTTGTCACCAGTAGTCTTGATATATGTACCAGGAAAACGTGTATCAAGGTCATCAAATTGTGGATTATCGGCCTTTTTATACTTTCCGTTTTTAACATTAAACCAATAATCTTCTTTTTTGGCGTACATAGGACCGATTTCAGTGTGGTCAATGTATACACGGTCTTCATCTTGAATCTCCAAGTACTGAGTTATGTATTTCAAACCCGCAGACTTAATGTTTGAGTTAATCGCTTGGGCTCTACGAACTGAGTGTAAGATATCAATGATGTTATACCCCCACATTGAGGTCTGTGGGTATCTTTCTACCTCATTGGCAAGCTTCAACATTTGTTCTTTCTGAGATATGGTACGTTGGGGGTTAAGTGACTTGGCTATCTTCTTTATATCCAATCCAAGTGCCTTGGCTCTCTCAAAAATCCACAACCAGTCAAAGTTAAATGAGTTATATCCACCAATGATAGATGGTTTAAGTTCGTTAATTGTGTCAAAGAATTTAATTAAACCCAACTTTTCAGTTTCTTCTGTATCACATTCAATTACCTCGTGGAACCCTTTGTTTGTTTTCATTCCAATCATGAATATACGACCATCCTTTGGTTCAAGTGAGGTCGTTTCTAAGTCAAATACAAGTCGGGTTATGTCATTGTATTCTTCATATCCTTTGAATAGTCGTTTTTCTTTCTGAATAAGATATTGTTCAACGGGGGGTAACATAAGAAACTTATCTTTAGCCTTATCACCCCAAGGGTCAATACCACCATCACGGAAAAATTGAATTAATGAACGATATCCACCAAGGCATTTAACTATATAAGTTAAACCATTCTCTAATCTTTCATTATCGTGGGTTTCTAACTTGTCAATGACAATTTTATGTCTTGACATTGCATCCTTTTGTAAACCTTTTGAACCTTGATAAAAATTTAAACCCTTTAGGTCACCGACCCAAGCAAAAGGTATAAAATTATCTTTTATGATTTGTTTTCCCTTACCAGGAACTTCTTTAATTTTGTAGATTGCGTCTGTCACATAATCAAATTCTATGGACACAATGAATTGTTCGGGGTCGCCACCTTCCAAGAACTCTTTAATTTCTTCGTTTGATATCATTTCTATAAATTTTAACCGAGTGACCTATTATCTTCCGTAAAATACGGAGTTTGTCTTACTCATTGGTTAAAGTATAGGTATTGGATTTAACCTCGTCAACAACAAGGACTATCTATAATAAAACTTTCTTGAACATTGATATATAACTCATCTCTTAATGGTAGAATAAGATTTCCTTCAATTCCACCTAAAAGACCATTATTATATTTAATCAAAAATTGTCCAACATAACGACCAACACTATTTGTATCACGAGATGTGAATTTAAAATATACGTAATACTCAGGTAATGCATTTGAGTCGTCATTAACCACTTCTACAATATACGCAGGTTTTGAAACAATTTTTGGTATTCCTGTTGCTTCATCAATCATAGAAAAGAAAATTGACGCACTACCTAAAGAATCCATAAAAGATTGGTATTCACTTCTACCGTCTCTTACCACTTGCATTTTTAAAAGTGGTAATGTCGCGTTTTTCTTAATATTAAATTCCATTACATATAAATACTCATTAAGATTCTTTTCTTAATGAACCATCATAAAAATCAAACCTATCATGTTCAGTAGGTGTCATAAGTAAGAGTCCTGGATTGATTTCTCCCTTGATTGTTTCTTGGAAAATATAACTCATCCAAGTTTGTTCAAATGGATGTCCCCATGTTGTTTCTAAAAACATTTTCTTATTACCATGACGGGTCACAACTTGTGGCCAGTTACAATAATAAATCTCACCAGATACAAATGGAACACCATTGTGAGTCCTCACATGTTTAAATTTTGTTCTTGGAGCATTTGGGTCTTGACCATGAACAGGTAAATTGGGTTTTTCAGGCCAGTGTTCTAATCTAAAGTTTTGTGGGACATTGTACCACGACCATTGGATACCATTATCACCATAAAATTCGCTATAATTAAACTTTAAAAAATCAAAGTGATTGTTTTTTGTAATTTCTAAGGTGTTTTTGTATAAATTTGGAACATATCTATTAAATCCATTCCTACATACCTCACCTTTATTTGGGTAAAAGAACATATCATCTTCAAAAAAGAAATGAAAATCAAATCCATTTTCTTCAGCATGTTCTGAAATCCATTGTCTACCACCACAGATACCTAAATTGTCTTTCTTAATATGTTCAAAACCAAATTCATTACAAATTACCGAGTATTCCTCGGTAGTTGATAAATCAGATGAATTATCCAAAAGATATTTTTTTGGTTTATCTAAAAAATCTTTATCATATTGAATCATTGATTCAATTAATGTTTTAAATTGTTTTGGGCTATTAAATGTTATAACATATAATGCCGTGTTGTCTGTATTCAAATCATCATTAATTGGTGTAAATCCCTGTTTGTTGTTTTTCTCTAATGTTTCATTCTTTAAATCCTCAAAGAATTTCCCAAATAAACCATTTGATTCAATTTCAAAGTAGTCAATTAAATCGGCATGTTTATAACACATGATTGAAAATATTGACTCCTCAGTCCCCATAAGTCCACGAGACAACGTAGATGATAACAAATTGTAATAAATCCCGTTAATGTCCCCTATTGTGTGTTTTGGACCACCAAAGAACCCACCACGTGCAACCATTTCCACCTTTTCACCAACAATTCCATTAAGTTGATTAAAGTTAAATCCGTGTATTTCGTTTTCAGCTTGATATGGGAAACAAACAAATGAAAATTTGTTAATATGGTTAGGTAATTTCTCTAAGACTTTATCATGTGTAAAATAACCAGGGTGAACCGTGTTTGTTAAACCAGCATCAATCCAAAACATCATGTCTGAATTAAATGGGTCCATAATTCTGGCGTCATTTAACAAAAATACCTTTGACATAACCAAAGGATTATACATATCTAATCTTGCTTGTGTTGATTGTGATAACCAACCCGCCTGATTATACCATTCGGGGTTTGTTCTGATTGTTTGTATTTTGTCATAAAATTCATTTTTGAACCATTCTTGACTGCGAGATATAAACAATGTATTATCTTTGTTTCGTCTTTCAAAAACAAATGATTCTAAATCAGAATCACCAAAAATTATCATTGGATTATCAACTTTTAATAGTTGGTCAAATTTATCCAAATAATGTTGAAATGAACGTGACCAACCTTCTTCTAGTTCATCACGTTTAATATTCCAAAGTCCCGTTACTAATGTTATTTTACTCATTTTTATTTTTTATATTTTTAAAATATTTATTCCAATAATTGTAGGTTTTATAATCGTTTGGTGTACCCCAACAGATGTAATTTTCAACCTCAAAAACTTTAACTTTTAAACCATCTTTAATATTTTGATTTAAAACATCATCAACATAAAATTCACCATTTGTTCTTATGTTTTCATTATAATTTTTCTGTAATCCCTCCATAAAATATGTTCCCTTCCTGAAAAACATTGTACCAATTATTGCGTGAGTGATTAAAGGGTTTTCATAAATAAATTTTTTACAAGAAACATGTTTTATGTTATCATTCTCATCAACATCTAACCACGCATATGCGTTCGGATTAGTTTTACTGGCTTGATTATTTCTAAAAGTCCAAACTATTACATCAATAGATTCATCATTTAAAAGTTCTAAATATTTTTTTCTATCATAAAAAACACCATTATCACAAGCGGAAATTAAAATGGGGTTTTCTAAGTTTATATTTGTTTCTTCAATACCTATTTCACAAGTACATGCCTGACCTTCAGTGGTTTCATTAATTGATATAACCTCTGTATTTAAAAAATGATTTTTTAAAGTCTTATCAATACCAAAATCGTCAATATGGTCTTGTAAACAAATAAACACATTATTGTCTGACTCAGGTAAACAATCAACGGCTTGTAAAATCATGGGTAATCCATCAACATCTAAAAGTGGTTTTGGTAAATCATATCCTTCTTCAGTAAATCTTGAACCTTTACCAGCCATAGGAAGTATCAAGGTGGTGTTTGGCGGGTTTTTTATTTTTATTTGTGGGAGATTAATATTTGAGAAGTATTTTGACCAACCTTTATAATTCTCTAAATCATAAGGAGTTCCCCACTGTAACATGTTTTCAATCTCAAATATACCAACTTTAAGACCATCATTAACTAACAGGTTATAAAGTAAACTTACATAATATTCACCATTTATATTAATGTCTAAATCAATAAGTTTTTGAGAATATTCTTTTAATAAATTACCCGATTTAAAATAATACGTACCATTTGATGCGTATTCATTCATTTTGTTGTCAGTAAAAGGTTCTTTTTCTTTTATTTGAATAAGCTCCATATTACTTTCTTTACAGAAAGCATAATTGTCACTACCTAACATATGTGGGTGAAATCCTGTATAACAAGGAATTGCACCATCAAGATTTTTATCATTTACGTAATTAATAAAATTTTCAAAATCCCAATAAGTTCCATAATCACAATAACTCACAATTGTTTGTTTGTTATTATCAATAAAATCAAATATTTGATGAATTGCGTTTATTGGTCCCTTTGTGTTATTAGCAACTTCAAATATTCTACAATTTGGGGAAATATCATTAAGAACTTTCCTCATATTTGTTTGTTTTAAATGAATATCATTACAAATAAAAATAACATCCTTTACACCAGGAAATAAATCAACAACATGTTTTATTATAGGATAACCATCAACATCAATTAATGATTTGGTTTTTTCATATCCAGCGTCTATGAACCTTTTACCAATACCTGACATTGGTATAATTAATTGAATATTATTATCAATCATATTAAAATGGCATATCAATGAATTTTTCGGGGTCATCAATGATTTTATTTATAATTAAATCATTCATATTGTAATTGGCTCCCTTAAAGTGGTTATAAAAACTAATAATTTTATCTTTAGTTTCTTTATTGTTGAATATTTGGCTTGTGTCGTGTGAAAAATTATAAAATTTAAGATTATAACTATCATAAACACAATTTGACTCAAGTATGTTAGTATCTGAATATTTGTTTGGTATTTGGGGAATATTTAATCTTTCTAAGATTTGATTAGTTATCCATATATTGAAATAAGGTGTTAAATGATTTTGTGTGACAAATAATCTCTTATCTTTATAATGTTCTAATATAAAATCAGATACTTTTATATCACAAATTTCATCTTTCTCTTTCAATAATTCCATACAAACATTCATTCTTTCTTCAAAATAAAAATCAATTAAACCATTGTCATACAAATTTATAATTTCATCAATTTTACGTTTTTCTAAAATCAAAGACATTATATTTTTCCATCCACAATTAATTAATGTTTGAAGTGTCCATCTTGGCGAAGCGTCTTCCCAATAAGTGGTATAAAATGATGAGTTGTATACATAGGGAAAACTAATTTTTACACAACTGTCTTTTAACATTGATTTTAAATTCTCTGTACCATAAACTCCGTGACTTTCTCCAAGTGGTTGGTATATAAAAACATCACAGTTTTTAAGTTCATCAACATCAATATTTACTAATTTTTTTGTTTGTTCTCTATCATGATTCACATAGGATATTAAATCATAATGTTTTTTGAATTCAGGTAAATTATTTAATAATTCATAAACATAAATAATGGCCTGACAATTGCCATATAGTATACATTTTTTTTTCATTTTTTTAAAGTAATTTTAACCAATCTTTATAGTAATAGATATTTTCTAATTCCGACCACTTAGTATACACAATTTGACTATCTTCTAAAAGGTATACAAAATTGTTTTTATTAATAAAGGATGAAAACATAGAAAAACCAGAATATCTTTGAGATAATAAAACATTTTTTGAAATGGACATCAAATACATATCATAATATGTTTGTTCAAAATCAAATTCAAATGATGGGGTTTTTAAATAATAATCCTTATACATATTTTCCCATTTTAATTTTTCTTTCTCATCATCAGAACAAAATAAAATTTTTGAGTTTGGTTTTTTTTCTAAAAAAGAATCAATAGCAATTTTAGTTAATTCATTTAAATCATTTAATTCTCTATAATCAATTACCTCGTTATTTAATTTAGACAATCTTACTTTATCTTCTCTTCTTAAGTGTACTGTTAAATCAGGAATAATATCTACTTTTGAAACATCTATAAGTTTTTTTGTTGGTTTAAAACTATTACAGACAGTATAAAAAGTTTCAATAAATGACTTCAAATCTATTCCCAATTTATTTGTTTTAAAAGGGGAATAATAACTCATAATTAAATTATCGTTTAATACGTATTTTTGATAAAACGTTATTGGTGATTCAACTCCACCAATATACCCATCAAAATATGATAAATTTAATAAATCCGATTCATTTTTTTCAATAAATGTGTTTTCAGGTAATTCAAAATATTTTAAAAAATTTTCATGTTTATAGTCAGAATATCTAACATCTTTAAAAAATTTACAGATGTGACCACTATTATCTAATTTTAAATTGTCTAAACTTGTGTTATCATCTTCTTTTGTGTGATAGTAAGATTTACCATCCCCATGATTACTATATAGTGGTTTCCATTTTGAACTAAAATCTGAGTTGTTTAATTTAGCATATGTTGCTATTAAAGAAAAATCAATAAGTCTATCACACAAACCAGATAGTGGAGAGTTAGTCCATATTAAAGTATTATTATTCATAAATTATTTAAGTATTTGCCAATTTTCGGGTATAGGATTTTCATAAATTGTGTAACCTTCTCTTTGGTTAGCATAATAATGAAAATACTTTGGGATTTGTTTTATTTTTTCGTTAGTTAAAGATAAAAAATAAATCAAAACTGAATAACTTGAATCAATAAAATGAATTTCTTTTGCGTTTTCTAAAATTTTAATTTGGTCAACCATAGTTTTTGAACCATCGTTTAATTGGTGGACATAAATGTCATTAGGTAATTTAGACTTATCAATATTTATCCCTCTTTGACTATCATCATGTAATACAATGTAATCTTTTTCAGGTAACAATTCATATTTTTTATTTTCACTATCGTCATCTCTGTAAACAGAAAATTCAGTTTCTCTAACTTTTAAATCAAGATTTTCAAACAAATAAAAAGAATGTGAAAAAGAAATGTTGTTATTTATATTTTTTCCTAAAAATGATTTCCATAACTCATAATCTTCTTTAAAACAACCAACTTTAATATTGTCATAATCACTCCACTCTGAATAATCAACAAATTTGTGTGTATCATACTTTGTATCATATCTACAAGAATAATGGTCTGATTGCATACAAATCAAACAAGAACTATTGTATATGTTTTGGTTAATTAATTTAGGTATAACACATTTTATATTTGGTTTGTGTTTATACATTTCTTCAATAACAATCCTTCTTGATTCGTCTAATGCAAATATAATTAATTCATCGTACAAATTAGCATAGTAATTACATAATGAATTATTTGTAAATAAATCACCAAATCCTTGGTGATGCATTATTGTTGCTTTCTTATTCATATTAATTGGTGTTATTTTTTACTTGATAGTCAACCCAGTTATATGTTTCTTTAAGACCATCAATTAATAATTTGAAAGGTTCCCATCCTATTTTTTTACGAAAAAGTTTATTATCCGATTTTCTACCTTTCACACCTAATGGACATTTAAATCCATACTTATTTAAAAATTCATCACCGTAAAGATTGTCTATTTTTACATTTTTCTGAGATATATCAATTGTCATTTGGGCTAATTGATTTATTGTTACCATCTCTTCACTTCCTATATTTACGGGTTCCATAAAATCACTATTCATCAAACGTTCTACGGCCTCTAAACACTCATCTATAAATAAAAACGAGCGTGTTTGTTGACCATCACCCCACACTTCAATAGAACCATTATCTTCACATTCAGAAACCTTTCTACACATAGCCGCAGGGGATTTTTCTTTACCACCTTTCCAAGTACCCATAGGACCAAAAACATTATGAAATCTACCAATTCGTACATTTAGATTATAATTTCTATGATAAGCTAAAAACAATCTTTCTGAAAATAATTTTTCCCACCCATATTCTGAATCAGGATTTGCTGGATAGGCTGAAGACTCTTCACAGTTTGGATTGTTTGGGTCTAATTGATTATGTTCAGGATACATACACGCAGAAGATGAATAGAATATTTTCTTTATATCGTATTTAACCGACTCATTTAATACATTTAAATTTATTAAAGATGAATTATGCATAACGTTTGCATCATTTTCACCAGTAAAAATGTATGCCGCACCACCCATATCTGCCGCCAATTGATAAACTTCATCAAATGAATCACCAATTACCTCATCAATATGATTTTCAAAATCAACAAATTTTGTTATAATTTTTTGGTCAGGAGAAAGTAAAACGTTTTTAACAACATTAATATCTTTTAAGTCTCCCTGTACAAATTCATGACAAATTTCATTTTCTTGAAAGTATTCGTGTTTTTTTACATCACATATTCTGACCCAACACCCCTCATCTTTTAATTTTTTTGCGAGGTGTCCACCGATAAATCCACCACCACCTAATACTAAAATTTTTTTCATATTAATTTAAATAATTTGCCAATTTGTTAAAGTTTTTGGTTTAAGAAACATTTCTTTATAACCACGTAAACAATATGTTGATATTGTAATATGATTAAATAATTCATATTTACTATCTACTTGATATAAAAACGCTCCCCATACAGAATCCAACACATGAATATCTTTTGCGTTTTGAAGTATTTTAATATAGTCAAAAAAAGTGTTTGTTGACTTATTTAAATCAACTAATTTACTTGTAGGATGTTTATCTCTAATACTTGAAATAATACTATCATTTAATCCATGGTATAACACATAATCATTACCATGTTCCGCAACAAATTTTGAATATGTAGATTCTTCTAAGTTTAAATCTCTATCAAACTCAAACATTGACACTCTTTCAGAGTAATCAATCCCATATGATTTATAAAATTTCTCAACAAAAAAAAGATTATGGTCTCTATTACTAAATGCTCCTTGATAAGAATCATTTCTATAACCATCAAACATACCAAAAATTAATAATGAATTATTGTGACGGTAGTCGTTTAAAAGAGATGATAAATTATTATCAATTTGAGATTTATCAACATAACATGCGGTCACATTTGGTAAAGATTTTAAGTAAAAATCAATTATCTCCTTAAAATCGTTTCTCATTAATAAATTAATTTTATTAAATTTCTTTGAAAGAATATTAACCAATGGGAGACAGTTAATTACATCTGTAAAACCTTGGTGAAATAAAATTGTTCCTGTATTATTCATTTTATAAAAATTTTAACCAGCTAGTGTCATTATATGTTTTGTCGGGTTTACCAAAAGTTTCATTAACCGCATTTACAACACCCATAAAACATGCTTCTAAATAATCGTGACCTGCAATAATACCGCCTTGTTTTATTTTGGGTAGCCACATATTAATATCTTCTTTACAAGAATTATACGAATGGTCACCATCAATATATACAAAATCTAATGAACCATCGGCAATTTCTTTAACAAATTCCTTAGAAGTTGTTTTATGTTTTTTAATAACACTAAAATTTTTTGTTCTAATATCAAAATTAGATTCAACAACGCTCATTGGGTATTTATCTGAGCAAGCATCACCTGGTGCGTATCCATTGGACCATGGGTCAATTGCATGTAACTCCTGTAGTCCATTTATATTATCCGCAAAAATGATTGTTGATTCACCTTGGTAGGAACCAACTTCAACCATGTTTGTAATTTTATTGTCTAAATCGTTTATTAAATCAATCAACCCTTGTTTGTAGGTTGAGTTTCTACATGTTGCTTCATGCAACTCAATTAATTCAGTCATTTTCGTGTATTATATCATATAGTTTATAGTACTCATCACCAAAAATATAATGAAAAGTAATTTGTTTTTTTATTTCTTCGTTAGTATAGTTCCAATATTTGGGTTCTCTTGGATTGAATAATGAACTATTGATTTGTTCAATATTATTGTCCGAACAAAAAATACCAACATTCGCATCTGCATATGGTGTTTGTTTGGCATTATAATCCCCATTTTCTTCACGGAAATAACCGTATTTACCCGAAGGGTATGCGTTTTTTAGAATCTCTAAGGCTTTAAAATTAAATAATGTTCCAGCACCACCTGAATGATAGTTTATACCAAAACCAGCACTATTCTCATTCAAACGACCTATTTTTACAATTTCATCTGTGGGAAGTGTTTTGACCAGTTCAATTAAATTTTTATAGTTAACAAAACTATCGTCATCAACATTAATAAACCAATCAAAATCTTTACAGTTTTCAAATAGATAAACAAAAGATTTTAAATTTTTTTCAGGGGCACTTTCATAAGTTTTATTATCCGTAACTTTTACGGTATGATTTTCTTTATCATCATAATCTGAAATTATTAAATAATTTTCAAAATCTTTTAACCAAGTATCTTGAATAATTTTAATTCTAGAATCTAAGTGTTTTTCAGATGAAATAATTGTAACTAATATTTTCATAATAAAGTATAATGATAATCTCTTTTATCTGTATCTAAATAAATTTCACCAACAAATTTACTATCATCTCTTTCTAAAGAAAATGGTTTACTCCATGGTTCCATGGCGTGAAATGAAGAATTCACATAAGAACTATCAATATAATTTGGGTAAATAATGTCTCTAAGAAAATGCATATCCCACCATTTTTCATACCAATCAACATCTACCCTATAATTTTTAGATGTATTGTATTCTATGCAGGAACTTTCCATATTAAAATTTGGTTGTCTTCTCATACCCCACATCCCACCTAAAATATGGTATCCGTGGTGTGGATGGTCTCTCATTATGTGTAGTATTTTTTCACTTTCAACCCACTCATCAACAGACACTTTTTCTCTTTCAGTAATTCTAGAATCAATATCACGAACAATAAATAACTCAACATCTTCATCATCATTTGGTAAAAATCTCCATTGCATGGCACTTATTAAAGGATTTGTAATTAACTTGAATTCAAGTTTATCATAATCAATATTTTTTTGAATTTCAGAAATATCAAATAACTCGTTATGATATAAGTAAATGTGCCAATTTGGATAGTACTTTTGAATTAAATTAATGTTTTGATACAATCCACTAATGTATTTGTTGTGATTTGTTTCCATAACTCTTTCCCAATCTAAGGGTGCTTTATACAAACAAAAAGATATTACTCGTTTCATGTTAAAAATGTGTGTCTATCATTTAAAAATTTATTTTTGTATTCATTGTGTAAATTAACCCAAGTTGAATAATCAGAATTATAATGAATGGCCTTTTTTTCAGGACATAAACTACATACCTTTATGTGGGTTAATGCCTTATGCTTATAACCAAATAAATGTGCTCTTATGGACATATCTGAATCGGCATAATAATATTTAAAGTCGGGGTGATACATACCAATTTCTCTAAAAATGTTTTTTCTATAAATTCCATAATTCATGGTTATTTCACCAATAGTGTCATATTCATCAACAATACACCACCCTTTATTCTTTTGATTTTCATGGTAACGACCTGTTATCCAATCATCGTCTGACACGTCAGTTCTATGACCATATTTCCAATTGAATAAATAAAAATCGTATCCGTCTTCAATTTCTGAAATTACGTCATCCCATGAATTAACTAATAAAACATCATCATTCCATTGACAGACTAATTCATGAGTAGCCTGTTCAATACCTAACTTCATAAAGTCAGGATAACTACTTCTTCCACCAACTTCAATTAACTTTATCCTTGGGTGGTTTAATTGTTTTATATATGTGGATGTTGGATTATTTAATTCTCCTCCATCAACTAATACCAATTCTAATTTTTCGTGTGAATCAACGGTATTTTTAATTAAATCTGGTAAAAATTCCAATCGTTCAAGTGTTCCAGTAACAATACTTATCATAATATTAAGTATAAATAGATTTAGATATGTTTATATAGTCAGTACAAATTGCGTATACATTTTTTGTTGTGGTAGATATAAGGTCAGTATCACTTAATAACGGAATTATACATTTATCATTTAAGTTAAGTTCTAAATCATGAACCCAAATATGGTTAGTGCTTGTTAACACAAAATTATCTGATGTATGACAAAAAAACATGTATGGTGTTTCATAATTTTTCTGTAATTCACACAATCTTGATGCTGCATTTAAATTTTTACAATGAAACCATATTTTATGTTTTCTTTTTTCTATCCAAGTTTCCGATATTTCATAATCAGGAGTATCGTGACCTAAAAAAAACTTATTGTTTAAATAGTTAATATCCACCTCAACATCATAACCCGCAGAAATTGCGGTATCAATATATGATGGTGAATTTTCTCTACTTGGATTAGGGCCAATCATATTACCTCTATGTGAAATTAATTTCATATTTCTTCAATTCTAAGTGTTTTATCATCAATGAATAAATCGTAATAAGGTTTTGTAACATTTAATTCGTGGTGTTTAGCACCCCACTCATTAAGTTGTTTTTTTGTTAAATCATACCAATTTATTTGTGTACGACTACCACGAGCTGTCCAATATACAATTGTATTCCCATCATCATATAATCTATTAATTTTATCAATATTTTCTTTGATGGGTTTGGCGTTGTAGTAGTTTCTAGGTTCTGGTGTTTCACAGATTGTTTCATCTATATCAACATAAATGACTCTTGTTTTATTTATTTCCATTTTGTTTAATAAGGTTTTGTCTATAAATTTCTTTTTTATCAGTAATTAGGTTATTAACTTCAGTTTCATTCAAAAAATGTGTCTTACCTAAAACGTGACTACCAATAAAAATTTCGGCAGATTTTTCACAAATATCTGTAGACATTATACATTCTTGAATTGTTTCTCCACAACAAATAATACCATGATTTTGTAGTAATATTAATTTAGGAAAATATTTTTCTTCTTTAATAAAAAGATTAATACAATCTTTAATAACATTTGTTAATTCTTCACCAGGTTTAGCATATGGTACAAAACAAGATTTAGTACCATTAAAAATAACTTGGTCAGGAAATAATCTGTTTTGTGCAAATGTTTTACTTAACTCACTACATAAAATTTTTACAGTATTTGATGGGTGTGTGTGAGAAACATAATTAATGTCATCAAAACTTAATAGGTAGGTGTGAAAACTTAATTCCATACTACCTCTTTTTTTAAAATTATTTAATTGATTACCTTTAAAATCAAAAAAGACTAAATCTTTTTTTGTGAGAGATTCTAATCTTGTCCCACTTGCTTTAATAATTAAGCCATTTTTATACTTAGAGGAAACATTTCCTTCAAAACCGACACAATGTTTTGATACAGATTTAGATAGTTCTAATATTTTTTTCATTATTATATCTTATTTTAACCATTATAGTTAAGATTCAATATAAAATATAATATATAGTCATAAAAAGTGTAATTCTTATTTATATCAAAAAAGATTAATCTTTTATAATTTAAGAATGTTACCTTGTTAAATCTATTTTCGTCTTGTAAATCAAATTCAATTTTATTGTCGGATAATTTTTTTAATATATGTTTAATATTAAATGATTTGTCAATTAATAGTTCTAAACTTAATTTAGGATTAACGTTCAAATTTTGTAAGTCAATATCATCAATTGTGAAAAATTTTATTATAACATCGGCATTGTCTTTTTGGGGTAATATAAATTGTTCAAAATCAGATTCTCTATTTTTTATATTAGATAAAACTTGGTCAGGAGTATATCCTCTCTCTTTAACATCACGTGATATTTTCCACTTCTTTTTTAATAAATCATCAGTATCCATATAAATTTTTAAATCATAAAGATTGTTTTCAGATTGATTAAATAAACTATGAAGTCCACAGACAATTAAATTGTTTGATGGTGAAATTGGTTTTTTTTCTGTAAATTTTCCGGTTGAATGGTCATAATCAACTTGGTAAATTTCATTTCCAACTTTTAAATTGAAAATATCCTCACTCATTTTTGTAATATGATTTGCATTTGGATTTAAATGAGTGTAAGTTTTCCAATTGTTATTTGTTCTTTCCCATTTGTGATATCTATCACATTCTAACAAAAAGGAATCCGTAAAAGAAATTTTTAATAAATTACTTAATGTGGATTTTCCCGAACCAGAGTCACCACAAATGGCAAAAACATTACATTTTGATAAAATAAAACTATAATCTAAATCAAACAACGTATAGTTAATTTTATTTGAATTCAAATATTCATAAAGTAATGTTTCAGGACAAGTACCGTATAAACTAATTAAATTCTGAATGTTGTTATAAATGTTAAAATAATTGTTCATTATTTTGGAACTTCCAAAAGCAAACGCATCACAAATGTAATTGTCCGTTGGGGTTTCTAACTTTAATTTGTCTATTTTACTATCTTCAGGAATAAACAAAGAATCCTTTTCAAAATTAAAAAAATTGGTAGACTTAATTAATAAATCAGGTCTAAGTCGTATTACTAAATCATATTCTTTTCCCGACAAATCCTCATTTATTTTTCTTATTTCATTTAACTTATAAAGTTTTGACCAATGATTTATTACATTGTTAATTTTTTTATTCTCATCGTAAAAGATATTATCTTCAACAAGGGTTGTAATAGGATTTAAAAGATTTTTGATATGATTTAAATCAGATTCACTAATTTGATTAAAATATTTATCCTCTAAATTTTCATTATTAGTTATGTGAAGATAAACATCAACGTTTACAAAGTTATTAATAATTTCTTCTTTAATAAAATTAATATTTTCTTGGTAATTTCTAAGATAACCTGAAATTAATAACGCAACCTTCATCGTTTTACTATTAAAAATTAGTTTTAAAACTATCTAAATTTATTTCCCATGGTGAATTTAATCCACCATCTAATTTAATACAATCTTTTGGATTAACTTGTTTACTCAAATATTTGGTATCATTATTCCAAGCGGTTAACATAGTATCACTATATGAAATAGTTAGACAATCATTTTCCACTTGGGTTATCTCCCCGACAATATTATCAACCTTCACTCTCATGTATGTTTTAAACTCACCATTTTCTGTGTGTGATGTGTTATCAAATAAGTTTAAATTAACTTTATTTAATGAATATAAAAAACGTTTATTTATATCTAAAAAAAATGGAGATATGATGGCTGTTAAATTACAACTTTTTTTGGAAAATAAAACATTACAAATACCACCACCTATTGCACCAACAACTTCTTCAACATTGGCAAATAAAAGTATTTTTTCCGTAGTTGTCATGTTTTCTGTGAATACCTCTGTAAAACCATTTTCAATTAAAAAATTAACCAAAGAATCTTCGTTGACTAATTTACGTTTAGTTGTGTAGTTTGTACCTATATTACTAAAATCACCATGTAACCAACTTCTTCGTGAAATATAAACTTTCTTAGGTAAATTTTCTTGATTAGTATCTTTACTCACTCTCTTAACAATTTTACGATATAAATCATAAATTTCATTTCTTGGGGGTAAATTAGAATCAAAATCGTGTGTATATGATGTTGATACTAAAATTGATGAGTACTCAGTATTTTCATCTATTATTTTAATATCATTATCTGTAATTCCCAGTATATCTAAAAACTCAGAAACAAATCTATAATGTTCTTTTTTATTGGGATTTGGATAATTCATTAATAGTTTTAAATTTGGTTTTGTTTTCTTCATTTCCATAAAACTTATCAAATATGGTAATGTGTCATAAACAAAATGAAAATAATTATCGGTATTATAAATAAAGTAGAATAAACTTTCTGACTCAAAATTTTTAGTTGTTTTTTCCTCATCAAATTTAATATCTTTTGAAATTCCTTTCAAAGACATTGTGGTTTCTTGAATAGGATTAACTATTTGATTTGTTTCATTTGAAATAAAAAAAATGTTTGGATAAAATAAGGATTCTCCAGTTGGGATTACATTTTTTAATTCATAGACATTTATTTCTCGTTGATTTGAGTCAACAGGAAATAAATTAATTTTATCAATTATTTCTTTATACGATACAAGATTCATTTAATTTAACTCTTCAAGTATTTTATAAAAACTTTTATTTAACCTTGTATGTTCTGCCATATCTGTACCTCCAACTCTTTCATCTTCATGCCACCAAATATCAAATTCTAATGTTACAAATAAATCAGGGTGGTTTCTATACATTAATGTCATTATGTCTTCTTCGTGATATAGTCTTTTATCATGTTCAGTAACTTGATAAACATATTTTTTGAAGAGTGTGATTATCTCGTTTAATAATTCTTTTTTTCCACCAAAAAAACCACCGATGATGTGTCTAGAATTATCATATTCATTAAAATGTAATTCATTGACAGTACCTGACCAAAAATTTCTTGAGTTTTCTTTTGAAACAATGATAATTTTATCACCACTTTTAGAAATTAAATTGTTCAAAAATGTATTATTAAATAAAGAACTTTCATAATATTGACTATTATGAATACCTGTTTTTGCCAAATATCTGTTTGGTATTAAACCACAATGTGACAAACCAGCATCTATCCAATAATAATTGTCATAGGACATATCCTCCATTGATAACCATATGAACTTCATATACTGAATCTCAATACATCTATCCCCTCTTTTAGTTCCTTCATAGTCTTTGTATTGACCAATCAAATCAGAAAATTCATTTTGTTTTAAATCAAATTTAACAAATTTAATTTTTTCAGGATTTATATTGTTTTCAACATAGAAAAAATCAACTAATTTATCGTACTCATCATCAGATGTGTAACATATAAAATCTGCGTCTGTCATTTTTAATAATGATAGTAAGCTCCAAAAATAATGACCCTGTCTACCATTTCTCCCACCTAATTCAGTTCCATATAAATTAGAATAAATTGCTGTAATAATTTTAGTTTTCATATATAAATTCTTTATGTTCGTTGTTTTGTTTAGTTATTTGATTACGTTCGTAATCTAAAAATTCGCCAGAAATTTTATATGGAGAATACCCATTCCAATTATAAGTTTGTATATAAAAATTACTATAAGACCCTTGTGTGACATCTGAAAAATCACTTTTTTGTGGTGCTATTGGTAATATTGGACAGTAACTTTGTTTTTTTGTTGTTATGTTATTATAAATGTACTCATCAATTGCATAATAACCTTGTAAATTATCGGTCACAATTTGTTTAACATCATTAAATATTGATTTATGATATACCATCATATTTGTTGCAAATACACCCCTATGTCTTTCTTCTTTAGGTGGAAAATTAGTAATATCAATTAACAATTTATGGTTTTTACTAACATCAACAGGTCTATTATGTGTTGGGGATAAATTTAAAATACCAAATTCAGTATTTTCTAACTCAATGTCCAATTTTTCAATAAATGATTTTGCGTATGGCATAAATGAACAATCATCTTCTATAACCATAACATATTCATAATCTCTTTCAATTGCAATATCTATGATTGCAATATGAGATAACGTGCATCCTAAATGACTACCTGTATCAACAGCTTTGAATAATTCATAATCCCACCCAATGTATGACATTTCTTTTTGGATGTGTTCTAATCTGTCAATACGTTTTTCTAAATTTAGAACAAATTTTGGTATTTCATTTAATTTCATATCTTTATATTTTTTCCCAATTTTCCCACACAAACTCATAATCATAAGTTAATTTGTGTGTTAAAGTTAATTTTTCTCTTATCCAATTTCTTAAATTTACAGAATCTGGTATAAACTGATGAAATTGTACCTGTATGTTTTTAAACATATGTATAACATCATTATCAATTAAACTCTTTAATACTGGAAATTCATCACCCTCAATATTAATCTTTATTAAATCAATGTTGTCTATGTTATTTTCATTTAAAAATTTAACAAATGAAACAACTTTGGCCAATATTTTATTTTCAGCGTTAATATAAAAAGAACTTCCATCGTTTAACAATGCAATCTCAATTGATTTATCTTCGTCTGAAATTCCAAAATTATAAACTTTTATTTTTTCTTTATCTTTAAATTTTTCTACCAAATTATTATATAACTCAGGTATAGGTTCAAAAACATGTACATAACATTGATATTTATCGTAAATTTTTTGAGTCCAACTTCCGTGATATCCACCTAAGTCAAACACAATTGAATTTTCGTTTAGGGGGTAATTAACTCTTAATGTGTCGTCACCACCAATTTTAAACCATTCTTGTAAATCTTCGTAATTCATTTTTTTATTTTTTTTATGTTTATATGATAACCCAATTTTCTGGATAAAGGTCATCTGTAATGTATGAATGTAATGTCGGACCAAACCATTTTTTTGGTGATATTACAATATTTTCTTTTTTATTTAACCATGCACCCCACCAACTAAAACTACTATTTGCAATAATATTATTATTACAGAATGACATCAAATACAATTCTTCATAGTCGGATAAATCGGTAATAAAAACTTTGTTTTTAATATATTCAAACTGTGTTTTACAATATTCAATATCATCTGAAAATATTAAATAAACTGATTCAGAACCAATTATTTCATATGATTTTTGATAGTAATCATGTGATAAAACTGGATGGTAATTTTCTAAATGAAGATAATCACCTCGTCTTACATGTATAGAACAAGTTTTATTTTTTAATATTTCTCCGTATATAGATTGTAATTTATTTTTAATTTCATCATTTGGTTCAAACAAAGATAAAATTCCTTCTCGGTTTTTTTTAAAATATTTATCACTTTGAAAAAAACCTGATAATTTTATACTTCTATCAAACTTAGGTATTTCACAGTAATGAAAACTACCCACATTATAAACTTCATACGGTACTTCTGTATTTGAAAATTTTACTTTTTGAAATATTGTGTTTTTATATGAGCTTAATGGGTTGTGTCCATTATAATGTTTAGTTTCATCAACAATAAAATCTGAGTCTTCGTCTATTGAGGTAGAATACCCTGTAGCGATTTGAAACATTGTATTACCAAGACCTCCGTGTATATTTGTTGAAATAACATTCACTTGTTTTAATCTTTAAACATTAAATTTGATTTATCATCATATCCTCGTCTATGTGCAAAAATTACAGAACCAATAGATTTTGCACCTTCCAAGTTTCTACTTGAATCCGTCCAATATCCGTATATGTCAATTTCTTGTTTTGAACAACCATATCTTGAAGCCAATATAGACAAAATACTTTGGTCATGACGATGATTTTCTTGATTTCCATCTAAACAACCTTCAATTAACGAAAACGCATACGCATCATCAAATAATTGTTGATATTTTCCATTAGATTTATATCCAACCAATCCAGCCCAAAGTTGGTTATCACTAAGTTCGCTTTCTGTAGCAGAAACACATTCAACACATTCTGAGTGTGTAAAATTTCTATTTATGTGAACATCACCAACTAAAAATATTTCTTCGTTTTCAATCTTATCATAGATTTCTTTAATTGATTTCAAAGGACATGCTCCTGAGTCCAACCATAAAACATTATGTCCCAAACTACTTGCATTTTTCATACAGTAAATTTTATAGATGTAAGATTTTGGTTCCAAAAATTTTGAATGTAATTCTGTTGCGTTTGATGGGAAATTTAAAACTTCAACATTTTTTAATGTGTTTAAATAATTAATTTCATTTTCTTCCAATCCCAAGTTAAAAACAAAAATTCTATCAACAACTTCCAAACTATCTTTATGTACATTACTTATCAATGTTAAAAGAGAACTATAGTAGGGACTATTGGTCGCGGTAACTAAAATATTATTATACATTTTCATTTAAATAAGTTTCAATTATTTTTTCAGGGTAAATATATTTTTTAGCAGATTCAAAATTACTTTGGATTGAATTTATTTTAGAGTTATACAATTCCACATCTAAAGTATCAATAATTGTTGATAATTCATTTTCATCGTTGATGAAAATAACACCATTAGTATCAAAATAATTTTCAATGTTTTTTGTACCCCAATAAATTGGAATGGTACCTGTCAAGAAACAATCTAATAGTTTTTCAGTAAAATAATCCGACTCAATTGAATTTTCAATTACAACTGAAAATCTATAGTCTTTTAGACCATCAACTTTTAAATCAATAGGTTTATCACAACCACTACCATAAAAATCAATTTTACCACTATCTTTAAACATATTATAGATTGAGTGTCTTAATCTATGACCATGATTCCAAGTTTTCCATGAAAAAATTGTGCTAATAGATTTTAATTTTTCGTGAATACCCATATCCTCTTCTCTCATCCATGTTCCACCAGCTGGTATGTAAACAAAATTATCAATTCTGTCGTTTAAATCTTTTATGAAACTAAAAATATATTTAAAATTTTTGTAGTCTCTAACAGCCTTTCCTTGATGGTCACCATTAATAATGGGTGGTTCTAATAACCAAACACAATTAATTTTTTCGGGATTTATTTCTTGTGAAAATGCCATACTGTCGGTGTATATTGCAATATCATACTCGGTTGTTGTCCTTGACCATTCTACAGGACTTGGTAAATTTAAAGATATCCCTGACACACCGTCAAAGTTACCGTCAATTAATTTTATTGTTTTTGTCATATAAATAAGTATTATAAATTACCTGTTATTCTTTCACACCAATCTTTAGATATTGAGTGTGGCCAAACAACCCAATACTTAGGTTTATGTTCTGTTTGGAATTCTCTCCATACCTTACAGTAACCATCTGGGTCATTCATCATTCTATTGATTTCATCTTTGTCAGCATCTTTTCTGTTCAATGTCTCATCATTTTCACCGTGGAAAGCAACAACCCAAAAATCATAATCTTTTTCAGGGACTTGTGAGAATCCAATATCAATACAATGTTTAAATACTTGAGCAAAGTTTTTCTTCCACTCTTCCTCAGATTCAAAATTATATGGGTTTGGTGGGTAATTCTTATCTAACGTATGTTGTTGAACCGCTCTTTTTTCAAATAAAAGACCTGAATATTTTTCATAATCTCTTAATGTCCTAACGGGTCCAAAACCATAAGGTCCATCATGTCCTTCTTGTTGTTCACCATCCATACCAAACAATTTTCTATTGGTAAAATGTGAATGACTATTTTTATTTCCCCACTCTTTATCATCATCCCACTGTTTTGTTCTACCTTTACGAGTATATTCGTGCCAAATTAAAACTTTATGTGGGTGGAATAAATCATAACCCCAAGTGTAAGCACGAGCAGCAATTGATATTTCTTCACCGTGGAAATAGTATTCAGGATTGTGTTGTACTTCTTTTGAGAATTGTCCTAATGTAAAACAGTAGTGAGCTGAATAGAAACGAGATGTAACAGGTTCTGTTAAGCTCTGCCAACCTGGAATTGTCTCAGGTAGGAAGAATACCGCACCTTCGGGAATAAATCTGTCAAACGCCATTCTCCATGGTTCTTGCATTCTCCCTGCTGGGTCATTGTCGGGGTCAAATGATGAAACATATCCTGTAAGTAATGGTTTTTCATGACCTTTCTTTTGGAGTTGTTTAATCATCTTAATCATTTCATCGTCCCAATTGGGTGCGAATCTCATGTGTGAGTCAATTTGAAGTGTATATTCTTCATCTTGATACACTTGTTGGACTTGGTGTCTTGCCCAACAAACACCCTTTGATTCCAAATATGGAATGTTAAGGATTCTAAATCTTTTATCTTTTTCGTACTCTGACAAATCATCAAATTTATCATCAGGATGAAATTGTCTTGCAATACCAATTCTTAAGTTTTTAGGTCTTTTAGCATTTTCTATCATACTTTTGATAGTAGCGATAAGTTGGGGGTCACGATAAGCGGCAATTTGAACAAATATTTTCATGAATATATTTTTTCATAAAAATATTAAAGGATTTGAAAAAGTTAATAGGAAATAATATTATAATCCATATTTTGATTTATCGGCGTTAAAGTTTTGTAATACTTGTGCTGAGGTAAGTGCTGCGTTGTATAAACGAGTTATACCAATTTTTCCATCAAACCATTGAGAAAACTCTCCACCATTGTAACTACCAATGTAAAGTGGGTTAGTTGAGTTTAATATACTTGCCAAACTATGACCCACACTTCCTATACTTACACCATTTACAAATGTTTGAAGTGTATTGGCGGCAACATTGGTAAACACATAAACTATTTGGTACCATGTGTTAGTTGTTCCAGTGTAGAAGGTACTATCAACAAATAATGATGAACCAGTACCACTACCTGAACCTAATTGAGCATAATATGTGGTGTTAGTTGTTCTAATACTATAACTTACATCTTGGGATAGACCTCCATTATCAAACTTTCCAAGAACAACATCGTTACCTAACACTGCTTGATTAACCCATACTTCCATAGTCCAGTTCCCACTTCCTGGTTCTAATAAGGGATTATCCGCAACACTAACTTGAGATGAGGCTCCATTATATGTGAAGTATGGTGATGTATATGTGATATTGGACATTGAACCATTTAATTCATTTCCTGATAAATCATTAATTGTTGTACCAGTACCAGGGTAACTTGATAAATTACTTGGGTCATAATATAAAACAAGATTAGCGGTTACTGGAACCTCAGGTGTTGAGGTTGGTGTTGGTGTTGGTGTTGGTGTTGTTGTATTAGTTGGTGTAACTGTTACTGTTGGTGTTTGTGTTATTGTAGGAGTAGGCGTTTCAGTATTTGTTGGTGTTTGTGTTATTGTTGGTGTTTGTGTTATTGTAGGTGTGGGTGTTTCAGTATTTGTAAGTGTTGGAGTTACAGTCTGAGTCGGAGTTGGTGTCTGAGTCGGAGTTTCTGTATTTGTAAGTGTTGGAGTTATAGTATTAGTTGGAGTATTAGTTGGAGTTTCTGTAGGTGTTGGCGTATTAGTAGGAGTTTCAGTATTAGTCGGTGTAGATGTTGGTGTATTAGTAGGTGTTTCAGTGTTAGTAGGTGTTTGTGTTGGCGTATTAGTAGGAGTTTCAGTATTAGTCGGTGTATTAGTTGGTGTAACACTTGTTGTTGGTGTAACTGTCGGCGTAATAGTTGGAGTTGGAGTTGCCGATGGACACATACCTAAATCAACAATAACCAAAGAATTAACACCACCAGTTCTTACAATACTATTTTTGGTTGCACATAAATAAACATCAGGATTTGGTGGTAAAATGTTTCCAACAATTAAAGTACCATAACAATCCGTATAAGAATAAATAACGTTTCCTCTATCAGATTCATTTATTAATTGATAATATTCACATCCTGTATATCCTGGTGTTGATGTAACACTTGGTGTTGGTGTTTTAGTTGATGTAACACTTGGTGTTGGTGTTTTAGTTTGTGTATTAGTTGGTGTTGGTGTTTTAGTTTGTGTGTTAGTTTGTGTGTTAGTAGGCGTTGTCGTAGGTGTTTTAGTGTTAGTAGGCGTTGTCGTAGGTGTTTTAGTATTAGTTGGTGTACGTGTTAAATTTATAGTGTTGGTCGGTGTCTGAGTAGATGTTACCGTTGGTGTTACCGTTGGTGTTAATGTCTGAGTAGATGTTACCGTTGGTGTTAATGTTTGTGTTGCAGTTGCGGTTGGAGTTAATCCAGTTGTTGCGGTTGGTGTAACCGTTTTTGTTGGTGTTAGAGTTAAAGTTGGTGTTACTGTAGGAGTTTCAGTGTTTGTTGGTGTTACTGATGACGTAGGTGTGTTTGTGGGTGTATGTGTAGGTGTTATTGTAGGTGTAGGTGTAGGGAAATCACAATTTAAACAATATGGATTTAAAAAATTATAAATTGGTCTTAAAATTCTGGCGTTGTGTTGAATTTCAGGAACCGATAATGGTTTTGCATACATATTAAATTTGGATATTGCACCATCAAAAGTACCGGCAAAATTTTGTTCTATTAATATATTGGTTGTAAGGCCACTTAATGTTGTTCCACTCAAAATATTTGGTGGGAACAATTCAGGGTCTTGTGTGTAGTAATTAATGTCGTTTGTTGGTACCGCGCTAAAAATTAAATTTTCATGTAATCCTTGTGTTCCACCACCCCAAGAAATATTAAATGGTACTCCAACTTGATTTTCTTTGTGTCCAAATAAACCACGAGGTATGATTTCTTCAACATCTTCAAATACATAAAATATTATACCATTAATGTAAATTTTCATTCTACCTCTACGGTATATTTTTTCTAAAATCCAAAGATTGTTTAACTCAACAAGTTCTTCTATTGTTGGAATTAATTCATAATGTGTTATTGGTGGTGATATTAATGAAACTGAATTATTTACGGTACTGGCAGTATATGGGAAGATAGTGATTGTCCCAAGACCACCACGATAAAACAAATCGCACGTATCTAACCATGTATATCGTTCAAAGACTACATCCACTAAAACCCAATGTTCTTGTTCGTCATATGTTGTTCCACTACAATTATCATAAATTCCTCTATTGGTACAATAGTTATTTATTGAATAACCAGTTACTGAACCAGGACCTAAAGTTTCACAAGAACCTGTGTAAATACAATCACCTGTTATGGTTAAAGTTCTTATACAAATTTTTGGATTGTGTGGGTCACCACTAAATTTGATTGCAATTGCATTAGACATTGAATCATATTCAGGATTATGTTCAGGAATTGGAACTGGTGGTTCGGGACAACAACAAAGGTCTACTTGAGTATGTGAATCTGTAGTTCCTGTTGGTGGATATACTAATATACAATTAGAATCATTATATTGCAAATAACCCGGCTTGGTTATTATTGAAAATTTAATGGTTCCCAATCCAACTCGTTTTGTTGTTACAAATTTAAAATCTCCGGTTGATGCTGTGTATCCAACAACAGTTCCCTCAAGATATTGAGCGTCGTCATGATAAATTAATGCCGTATCACCCGAAACCCATAATAAATTTGGAGAAACAGTTAATGTTCTACCTGTTGTTGTTAAATCAAAAATTGTTGTTGATGAAGTTGTATATCCCGAATATAAATCAACACAAAAACAACTTGTTAATCCAGTCAACGGTGTTGTAATTCTGTAATAAGATGGGTCACCTGAATTTGTTCCGGCTGCGTGGTGCCAATACTTATTTTCGGCTCTTGTACCCATGTAAAAGAATATACCAGCATTATTTGGGTAATATTCATTTAATGTGGTTTGTCCTGAACTTGGAGAATAGACATTTGATAATCTTGGCTTTAAAGTCATCTCTACCGTCCATCCTTTTGGATATCTTTCAGGTAAAATTTTATAATCGTATCCGAACAATTCATAAAATCCTTGATAAAAACCACCATATAATTCTTGGTAATTTCCAATAGTTTGTGCACTATATGACACAACATTATAAATCGTTCCTGCGGTTACACCCGAAAATCTTGTGTTTGGAGTCCAAGTATAACCAGTAACTTGATGTAATTTTAATCTTCTATCAAATTTATACCTATCAAATTTTTCATTAGCAGGTAGTAAGCCATTAGTATAAGTTATTGATTGACCTGTCATTCCGGTTACCAATCCGTTGTCAGTTCCTGTTAATCCAATATCACAAATTGTTTTTGAAGAATAACAATCAATTAGAACATCATTTGGGTTGTAGTAGTTTTCAGAAATTAAAATGTTATCAAAGTCATAATTTCCATATGTTAATGAAAAATTTTGATTACTTCCTGTAAAATTAATATCAAACTTAACTGGTAACACGTCACCATTATATGCGCCAATAATATATGGTGAAAAAATAACTTCTTCGTTATAATCTCGTTCATCTGATGCTAAAGAAAGGTCTGTAACCTCCAAAAATGGTGATAAATACCATTTTTTATAGACATATTGGTTAATGTTCTGATAAGCCATATGACATAAATACTTTTATTGTAGTATTTATAGTATAAAAAATCATTATGGTTGAATTTGGTCGTGAATATTATAACAATGACATGTATTTTTTCTTAAAGAAAAGAAAAGATTCTATTGATGTCTACTATTCTGTTGGTAATACAATTACAGAAGCCAGAACAATGGATGAAATTGTTAAAATACCTTTAATTAATGAAACTAAACTAAAATTAGTTATTGAAAAATTAACAAAGTCAAAGAAAAAATTTTCAAAAAAAGATATTAAAAGAATTATGGATAAAATTTCATCTGAAAAAGGTGAAATTGAAGAACTTGTTGATTACGATGGTAGTTTTTCAAATTCAAAAGTTCCAATTCATGACCCTACTTTATCACCAACAAAAACTATGGACCAAACTGTGTTTGCCGCTAGACAAGCAACAAACCCATTATTACGTGGATATAGAGTTTACTATGGTGAAAGTGTTGTTAGAGAAATTGATGCTCGTGGAGCCTTTGGTTTTGAAGAAACTGAATTAGAAGGTGAAGATGCCAAAGAAGCGATTGAAACATTTAAAGAATTAGGTGTTGAGGACCCAAAAGGTAGAGCTAAAGAAATGGGTTATGACCCAAAATTAGAAAAGAAAAAATTACCAGGTTCTTTTACAAGAAAAAGATTAGAAGAAGTCCAAAAAGAAAAAATGATTAAAGTTCTTGAGGATATGGTAACAAAAAAATCAAAAGATACTGACGTTCAAAATAAAGAAATAAACGCATCAAAATTATTAATTAAGAATTTAAGAACTCTTAAAAAAATGGCGGAAAAAGAAGGGTTAAGTAATTCTGATATTTTAAAGTTACTAAAAAATGAATAAAGAACTTTATGATAAGAGTTGGGATTTTCCAAAAGATTTGCAGAATCATATGAGAGTATGTTTTGCTAAGGTCAAAAACGCTGATGCAAATACTGAAGGATATAATCGTAACAGAAGATTACAGACGGCAACAACAATTTCTTATCCTGAATTAAAAAGAGTAAAAAACTTTTTTGATAATCACACAGGAACACCTCAAGACGCACCATTTATTTTAAACGGTGAAAGTAAAATGAGAGATTTTGTTAATTCATCATTATCAGGTGCAAGACAATCACTAGCAACTTCCAAAAATATCAGACAAGACACTGGTATGGAAAAAGAATTTGTTCAAACACCAAATGCAAATGTAAATCTTAATATTTCAAAAGACGGAGCAAATAAAACAAGTCTTGAAAAATATGATTTACAAGTAACCGAAAGCCTAAAAAGGATAAATAACATTATGAAAAAAATAATATAAAAGTTATGGAAAAATTACCATTAGATTTTTCACAACCAGCTAATAGATTAACTGCGATTGCGGAAATAGAAAGAAAAAAGAACATTGTAAAAAATGATTTTATTCAACAAAGCAATGAATATGGCACCACTAATCCGGCCGCACTTGCGGATGGAGATTCGATGGGAAGAGGTATAGGTACTTCAGACACTCGTAATGAAAGTGCGGGAACATCAATTGACATTTTTGAAAGAAAGATGAACATTAAATTTAATGCTTATCAAGCAGACAAACCTTACAACGTAAAAGGTGTAGAATAATGAAATTAATTGGTTCGTTAAAATCTTTAATAACTGAAGCGGCATCAATAGATGATATTAAAAAATCTATTGAACAAAAACAAGTATGCTCCATTTACTATGAAGGTGATGAACCAGGAGGAAGAGGATTACGTGAAATTGAACCTGTTGCGTTAGGACGTTCAAAGGCGGGTAATTTAGTTCTTAGAGGATGGGATAGAACGGGAGCGTCTCACACCGCTTATAAAGGTGAACAACCATTACCATCTTGGAGATTATTTCGTGTTGATAAAATAACTATGTTAAAACCTACACGTGAAAACTTTACTCAGGCACAACCTGGCTATAACTTTAATGGAGATAAAAGTATGACCCAAGTTATCTTAATTGCAAAATTTGATAACACAACAACATAATATATGAACTCAGAAAACGATTTAATGCAAAAATTAGTGGTGGCTAAAAAAATTATGGATGCCCATAATAAAACACCAAGAGCTGGAAACAGTGGTGGAATTCCATCAACACCGATGTTAGAACAATTTAACACACCGCCAGCAATGTATAATATTCCACAAGAATATATGGAAGAACAAAAACAAGTTCAACCACAACAAACATCTCAATTACCCGTTAAAGACAGAATTTTAAATTCAAGATTACCTGATGAAATTAAAAGATTGATGATTGAACATCCTATTGACAAACCAAACAATATGGGTGGTCCAACATTATCTAATGAAGTTGTTGAAGCGGCAGCGAGATTAATGAAAACAGATGCTCGTGGTAATGTAAGTGAATCAAACGTGCCAAGACAACCTCAAGTACAGTATCAACAAGGACAAAATACCTCTGGTATTGACTATAGTCTATTAAAGTCAATTATTAGAGATACAATAACTGAAGTTTTGACTGAAAAAGGTATGGTTGTTGAAAGTGCGTCAAAAACTAAAGAACAAATTTCTTTTAGAGTTGGTCAACACGTGTTTGAAGGTGTTGTAACAAAAATTAAAAAGATGAAATAATACTTTGATTTATTGAGTAAACTTTCTATTATTATGAAAAAGTTTACTTATGTCAAAAATCAAAGTTTTAGTTTTACCATCAGACAGAACAGGTGTCGGAAAATTCCGCTCTGTTGACCCCCACATTTTTTTACAAAATTTATATCCCGATGATTTTCATGTTGATATTGTTTTTGATTTAGATATCAACAACCCGTCAGTATGGGATGATTATCAAATTGTTCATTTTCATAGGGTAATTGCTGGTAATTATGAAAACACACCAAACATTGTTAACTATCTAAAACAAAGAGGTATTAAAACCGTAATGGATTTGGATGATTATTGGTTACCAACCAAAGAACACCCAATTCACGATTTAATTCGTGTTAATAAAATTCACGAAAAAATTGTAGATAACATTAAAGTGGCTGATTATGTATTAACTACAACAACACTTTTTGCTGATGAAATTAAAAAATACAATAAAAATGTTTTTATTTTTCCAAATGCAATTAATCCAAAAGAACCACAGTTTTGTGAACCAACAATTAAATCAGAAAAATTACGATTTGGTTGGTTAGGTGGTTCATCCCACTTATATGATTTAATGTTATTAGATGGATTGTTTCAAAGAATGGAACCATATAAAAACAAAGTACAAACTTATTTATGTGGTTTTGACATTAGAGGTAGTGTAACAGAAATTAATTCTGAAACAAAAGAACAAACTAAGAGAGACATTAAACCAGAAGAAACTGTTTGGTTTAAATATGAAAATATCTTTACAGATAATGGAAAGTTAATCAGTCCTGATTATAAAGATTTTTTATTAAAATTTAAAGAAGAAGATTATTCTAAATTTTCAGATGAATATTACCATCGTGTATGGACAAGACCTGTTCAAAGTTATGCTAAAAATTACACAAAATTTGATGTGTCTTTGGCACCGATTAAAAATCATATATTTAACCGAGTTAAATCACAATTAAAAGTTATTGAAGCAGGTTTTTATAAGAAAGCATTAATTGCATCAAATTTAGGACCATATACAATTGACTTGAAACATTCATTACAAAATGGTAACTTTGTTGACGGAAACGCATTGTTGGTTGACGAAAGTAGAAATCATAGTGATTGGTTTAAATATGCTAAGAAACTTATTGACAACCCAAATTGGGCTCACGATTTAGGTGAAAGGTTGTATGAAACAGTAAAAGACACGTATGACTTAAATGTCGTAACTAAAACAAGAGCAGAATTTTATAAATCTATAGTATGATACAGGTACCATTAACTAAACTATTATTTTTTGACATTGAAACTGTTGGATTGCATAAAGACTACGATGGTCTTGAACAAAATCATCCAGCACTCACAAAACAATTTAACAATTACTTTGATTGGTTTCAGAAAAGATTTCCTGAAGACCAAGGGTTGGACCCACAACAAGTTTTTGTAAACCGAGCGGCACTTGTTCCTGAGTTTTCAAAAATTGTCTGTGCAAGTTTTGCCTTTGTTGGTCCTGATGGAAAAACACACGCACAAACTTTCTCAGGTGATGATGAAAAAGAAATCTTATTGGGTATTAACGCCCTTTTGAATAAAGTATTCAAATTAGATTTTTGGTTATGTGGACATAACATTAAAAACTTTGATATTCCTGTGTTAAATAAACGTATGGTTATCAATGGAATTAAACCATCACCACTATTACCATCTTATGATACAAAGCCTTGGGAAATCAAAGCAATTGATACTATGGATGTATGGAAAATGGGTAATAACTTTGCATTATCATCATTGGAACTTATGTGTGCTGCCATGGGTGTTAAATCACCAAAAGAAGGTGAAGTTACGGGTAACCGAGTACACGAAGCATACTACGATTTTAATCAACTTGACTTGATTGTTGAATATTGTGAAAGAGATGTAATGGTATTGATTGATATAATTAAAAAATTTAAAGAACTACAATAATATGAATAACGAAAACGATGAAATGGACTTGTTGCAACAAGAATTATCTAATATCTTGAAACAACTTCAAAATGAAATGGATGGTACTTCTGAACTTGAAATTGAAGAAATTCACGGTGTTAATTTAAAAGAATTAGAAAAAGCATTTAGTGAAAAAGAACCAAAATTAGATTTAAAATTTGTTAAATGTCATGCCGATGCTGTGTCACCAAGTTATAATTACCCAACAGATTCAGGATTTGATTTACATTCAACAGAATCAACAATGATACCTCCATTATCAAGAATGGTGGTTGGAACAGGATTAAAGTTTAACATTAAAGACGGTTATGAAATTCAAATCAGACCAAAGAGTGGTTTAGCATTAAAACAAGGATTAACTGTTTTAAACACACCAGGAACAATTGATTCTGGATATGACGGTGAAGTTAAAGTAATCCTATATAACTCAACGCAAAACACAATTAAAGTTGATAAAGGTCAAAAAATTGCTCAGGCATGTGTTTGTCCTGTGGCAAATGGCAGATGGATAAACCCTGTTGAAGTTTCTGAAATTTCAGGTAAGGACAGAGGGGATAAAGGATTTGGTAGTACAGGGATATAAGTATGATTACAATAGGTTATAGTACAAGAAAAATTGATGAAAATTACATCTTACAATTAGAAAAAAGTTGTGGAAGTAAAAATGTTCAGATTATTCCAATTGAAAATAATGGTGAGTATTCATTATCTGAAGTTTATAATAAGATTTTAGAACAATCAGAAAATGATATTGTTGTTTTATGTCATGATGATTTAAAATTTGATACACATGGTTGGGCATATAAAATTAAATCCCATTTTGAAAAGAACCCTGAATATGGAATCATTGGTTTAGCCGGTTCCAAATACATGCCAAAGTCTGGTATGTGGTGGGAAGTACAACCAACAATGTATGGTATTGTAAACCACGAAAATGAAGGTAAAAAATGGGAATCAAAATATTCAAAAGACATTGGAAATAAACTTGAATCAACGTTAATGGTTGATGGTTTATTTTTTGCATTACATAAACAAAGAATTAAAAAGAATTTTGATGAAACTGTAAAAGGTTTTCATTTTTATGATGTAACATTCTCATTCCAAAATCATCTTGAAGGTGTTAAAGTTGGTGTTTGTACTGATATTCGTGTAACCCACCTATCCATTGGTCAAACAAACGAACAATGGGAGGCAAACAGAGTTGAATTTGCCAAAAAATTTGAAGATGTATTACCAGTTGATATTACAATTACCGATAAAACATTAAAAACATTTATTTTTGTTCATGACCAAGATTTGGTAGAATTGTTTGAGGAAAATAGTAAATTTAAAGGATTTAATAATTACACATATGTGTTTGTCGGTAATAGACCTATTGACAAAATTGAAAACTTACCAAATGTTATTATTTCTCGTAACTATGAGGGTCATTTAGAAGACTATCCAAAACTAACATCATTTAGCGGTTGGTACACATTATGGAAACATAAATTAATTGATACTGAATATGTTAATTTATTTGAATATGATGTGAATTATGTTCATGATTTTTTACCACAAATTTCAAAGATGTTGTACGATAAGTTAGACATGATTGGATATATACCATTTCCCGCACCACACCCAATGTTTATTCAACACCCACCATTTATTGAAACTTTATTTAAAACAATTAGAAAGACATATCATGTTGACATTCAAAAAATATTGATGGGGGTAATTTCTGAAGGAAAAATGGGTTATTGGTCATCAACATCAAACACTACTTTTAGAAAAAATGTATTTGACCAATATATGAATTGGATGTCACCAATGATTGACGAGATTAAAGTTGACCCAAATGCTGGTCACCTACACGAAAGGTCAATTACCATTTTTGCATCTATGAAAAGTAAAAAATTAATTTTAACAAATGGTTACTTAAAACATTATCAAATGGACTCACATAAGACACAGGGACATTATGTTGATGAAAAAAGTACAATAAACGAACTTCTTGAAAATAAAGTACAATAATGAATTATGTGAGTTTTAGTCTATGGGGAAATCAACCAATTTATAATGTTGGAGCAATTAGAAATGCTGAACTTATGAAAACAATCTACCCTAATTGGAAAATGATTGTTTATTATGATAATACAGTACCATCTGAAACAATTGATAAATTAAAAGAATTAGATGTTGTAGTTAAAGATATGACAGGAACTGATATCTATGGTATGTTTTGGAGATTTTTTGCTCACGATGAACCTAATTGTCAATATGCAATTTTTAGAGATACTGATGCTCGTTTAACTGAAAGAGAAAAACTTGCAGTTGATGAGTGGATTAATAGTAGAAAATCCATTCACGTAATGAGAGACCATCCAGCACATAGAATTCCTTATGGAAATACAGGTTTAGGTATCTTAGGCGGTATGTGGGGTATTAAATCAGGGGTTATTCCATTAACAGATTTAATTAAAAAATTTCCAAAGTTAAAAGAACTTCAATATGGTAATGACCAAACATTCTTAAAAACTATATATTCAATATTTCAAGATGACAGATGTACACATGATGATTTTTTTGAAAATAAACCTTTTCCCATCAAAAGAAACCCTGGTGAGTTTATTGGAAGTCGTATTGACCACAATGATATGCCAGTTGGGACAGATTATTTAGCGGTGTCATGAAAAAAATATTATATGTGATTCTTCACACCTGTACACGACCAGAAAGATATGATGCTGTTGTTAATACGTGGGGTAAAGACGTGGATTTTATATTCTATGCTGATTGTGATGATAAAGAAAAAAAAATTATTAAAGTTTCTGATGATACTTCATATAGCTCAAATGAAGCAAAACATGTAAATGTAATTAAATATTTATTTGATAATGATTATCAATATGAATGGTTCTTTTTTTGTGATGATGATACATTTGTAAACACTAAAAAATTAGAAGAAAATTTAAATAATTTTGATAAAGAAAAAATTATTGGACAAAAATTAAAAGGTACTTGGCCAACCGATACTAATCTAGAATACTGTTCAGGTGGAGCAGGTTATTTAATAAATAAAAATATTTTAGAAAAAATTGCACCAATGATTACAATAAAAGATACGGGATACTCTGATGTTACATTAGGTCTTTCTATTATAGAATTAGGTTTAAAGGTGGTAAATCAGATACCTAAACTAGTTACTCAAATAGAACATAATGAAAAATTTAATGGTCAATCACCAACATATTATAATATAGATATATCATCAATTAAAGATGTGTTTACCTATCATTATATTGATTCTCAGACAATGGTTGAAATGTATGAAATATTAAACAACAATTAAAATGAATCTTGGTATAATTGGAGTTGGTAATTTAGGTTTAAATTTATTAAATTTTTTATCCGAACAACAACATGAAATTTATGTTTCAGATGTTGATGGTGATAATGTTGATGTTATACGTAATTCAGATATTATTTTTTGTTGTGTTGATACCAACATACTACCATCAAATTTTTTAGACATAACAAATGTTATGGCTGTTGTTGAAGATTTTGGTGTTTCATTTGAAGATGAAATCCCACTATATAACAAAACATTTGTTATTTGTTCAACATTAAATCCTGGTGACACTAAAAAAATCATGGAAATATTAAATCCAATGAATCTAAAAGTATGTTATCTACCATTAATAATCCAATCTGACAACATATTATCATCTCTAAGTAACTTAAAAACAATAGTAGTAGGTAGTCTTGATTCAGAAGTTATTAATACAATTACAGACCTATTCCAACCATCAAAAAATAATAAATTAAATGTTATTTCAATGACAAGTAAGTCTGCGGAAATTTACAGATTGGCATATAGTTCGTATATCCACACCAAAATTAATTTTGCAAATTTTTTAGGTGAGTTAATGTTAAATTTTGGTACTTCAGATGAAACAAAATTATTACTTAAAAGTTTAGGATATGATAAATCAATTTCAGATAATAATTTTAATTTTGGATTTGGTGTTGGTGGTCCTTGGGTTCCGACAGAAAATAGAGTGTTAGGCCAAGTATCTAATGATAACAAATTAGAATTTGTGTTACCATTTGTCAATGAGGATTTCAATTTAAATCATCATCAATTTATTAAAAAACATTTTATCAATTTAAATCCTGACAAGACAATACCTTTTGTGTTTAACGGTATTGGATATAAAGACATGTCTATTGATATTACAGAATCACCAAAATTTGAGTTGGTATCAGACTTTTTAAAAGAGGGTTATACTGTGTATATTGTTGAAAGTGATGAATTTATTCGTAACAAAAAAGTAGTTAAAGAATTAATTTTTGATTTTAATGATAAAGTAAAATTCTTTAAACAAGGTACATCGCCCAAAGGAGTATACGTTAATTTTTAATCTTTCTTTTATTATTATATTTCATAAATTATAATTAATGGAAAAAAAACCAAGAAAGAAACCAACTGTTTCTACAAAACCAACAGTTTTTAGTGGAGAAACTAGAATTACCCCTAAGTCAAAAAAAGAAATTATTGCTTCTGTAATTTCAAAACCAACAAAAGAAAAATTTTTAACTGAAAATCAAAGATTGTATTATGATTTATTACAAAAAAATCAAATAACAATATGTTCAGGTCCCGCTGGTGTTGGTAAAAGTTATATTGCAATGAAGGCGGCTGTAGATTTACTTGCAGACCCAACAACACCGTATGAAAAAATTATTATTGTCAGACCAGCGGTTGAAGCCGAAGAAAAACTTGGAGCATTGCCAGGTAATGTTGAAGAAAAATTAGACCCGTATATTTTTCCATCTTACTATCTATTAAATAAAATTATAGGAAAAGATAAAAGAGAATATTTAAAAAATATTGAAGCAATTGAAGTGTTTGCGTTGGCGTATATGAGAGGTATGAATATTGACAATTCAATTTTAATTTTTGAGGAGTCTCAAAATAGTACACCAAAACAAATGAAACTCTTATTAACTAGAATTGGTTTTAAAAGTAAATTTTTTATTTCAGGAGATTTAGAACAAACTGATAGATACAAAGACAAAACACAATCTGGATTATGGGATGTAATTGAAAAGTTTAAAAATATTAATGATATTGGTGTTTTTGAATTCAATGACAAAGATATTGTTAGAAACCCATTAATTTCACAAATTTTAAGTAAATACGAAGAATGAGAATTGCAATAGATATTGATGGTGTTTTAAGGGATACTTTTAATAAAATAGAACAAATTTATCAAAAATATTTTATAGATGAATTAGAACTTGTTGATGATGAATTTAACTATGAAATCATAACACCGTATAGTACACCTGAATATTCAAATCACTTTAAATTTAAAACAGATGAGGAATATTTGTCATTTATGTATGAAGAGTTTGCTATGGAAATATTTGGACATTCACCGTCAACTGAAATGTCCACCTTTTATGATTTAAATGACTTAATCGCAAAACACAAAGATAATATAAGTTTTTTATTAATTTCAAAACAAATTGGAAAAACAAAACCAGCAACTTTATTTTTCATTTCAAAGTTTGGTTGTGAAATTGAAAAAGTAATTTTTTATAATCAGTTAACAAAAAATAAAATATGGAATGAATTTGATATTTTATTAACGTCAAATCCTGAATTATTATCACAAACTGAAAATAAAACTTTAATAAAGTATGAAACATCTTATAATTTAACAACAGAGTGTGAGCATACCATTACAACACTAAAAGAATTAGATAAAAAAATTGAAACTTTAATAGAAAAATGATTACAATATTTGGTGAAAACTACTACCTAAATTTAGATAATATTGACAAATATGTTAATATGATATCTGAGCCAATATCAGGTTCAACAGAACCTGAGCAACATATTTCTATTGTAAAATACGAAATGGTTAAAACACTTATTGATGTAATCTTAAGTGAAACTGAAGACATTGATGAAAAACTCGCAAATAAAGTATCGTCACAACTTACAATACCTTTTAAATTGGCGTGGAACACAATGTTAGTAAATAAATTAATTGAAAAATTTTAAGTAATCAGTATATGGAAAACGAAATGATTGAAAAAATCAAAGTGTCAATTAAAAACATTGACGAAAAATTGAACAGAATTTATTTTTTTGTCCAAGACACTAAAGGAAATGCCAAAGCATCAATACGATACATTTATGAAATGGCTTTGACTTTAAAAAATAACGGACATAATGTTATCATGTTGTATGAAAAGAAAGAATACACTTCTGTAACTTCTTGGTTAAAGGGTTCTTATGATGAACTACAACATCAAACTTTGGAAGGTCAAAACTTAGCAATTGCACCTGAAGATGTTTTGGTTATACCAGAAATTTTTGGTTTTATCATGGAACAAGTTAAAAATTTACCTTGTGGTAAGATTGTTTTGTGTCAAGCGTATGACCACATTTTAGAAACTTTATCACCAGGTGGTACTTGGGAACAATATGGTTTCTTTAAGTGTATAACAACATCTGAAGAACAAAAAGATTATATTAACTCATTAATGAGACATGTATCTGTTGATATTATAGAACCAACAATACACGAAAATTTTGAAACTTCTAAATTTCCTGCAAAAACATTAATTGGTGTTTCAGCACGTGAACAAAGAGAAGGTCTTAATATTATTAAACAATTTTATTTAAAGTACCCACAATATAGATTTTTTACTTTCAAAGATTTAAGAGGTTTATCCCAAGATGATTTTTCTAAAGGTTTACAAGATTGTTTATTAGGTGTTTGGATTGACCCAACCTCAGGATTTGGAACATTTCCTTTAGAATGTATGAAGAGTGGTGTACCAGTTGTTGGTAAAATACCAAATTTAAAACCAGGTTGGATGTCAGAAAAAAATGGTATTTGGATTGAAAATCAAAATCAAATGGTTGATGTTATTGCCGATGTTGTTCAAACATGGTTAGAAGATAATGTCTTAGCGGATTTATATACCGAAGGATTCAACACTGCTGAAAAATTTACAAACCAAGAGAATTTTAAAACGTCAGTTATTGACATATTTGAATCATTTATTAATAAACGTAAAGACGCTTTTGAAGCACAAATCACACAAGAAACCGAATAATCATGGAAAAGAAACTTAATTTATCAATAATATTACCTATCAAATCTACATTGGCAAAAGATTTTGATACATACTTTGAAAGTGCCATTAAATCTTTAATAATTCAAAAAACAACATTTAATGAGTTAATTATTGTTCATACTCAAGAAGAACAATTGGTTACTAAATTAAAAAATTATGATTTTGAAACTTTAAATGTAAAACTTGTTGAATATATTGGAGAACCATCATTCCAAAAACAAATTTCATTTGGTGTTGAACACTCTGAAAGTGAATGGGTATCATTCTTTGAGTTTGATGATGAATATTCGAATATTTGGTTTGACAATGTTTTAAAATATTCTGAAATATATCCAGATGTGGATGCGTTTTTACCAATAGTTGTTGATGTGGATAATAAAGGTACTTTTGCAGGATTTACAAATGAAGCAACATTTGCGGCAAATTTCACACAAGAAATGGGTTATTTAAATAATGAGACATTATTAGATTATCAAAACTTTCAAACCGCTGGTATGGTAATTAAAAAAGAAAAACTTGTTGATTTTGGTGGATTTAAACCGTCAATTAAATTAACATTTGTTTATGAATTTTTATTAAGAATGTCATATAATTCTTTAAGAATTATGACTATACCAAAACTTGGTTACAAACACACAAGTATGAGAGAAGGTTCAATATTTTGGAACTACAAAAATGGTGACGATGTGATGACTGAAAATGAAGTAAAGTTTTGGATTTCTACAGCAAAAAAAGAATACTTTTTTAAAGACGACAGAAATATAAAGTATGAAGTTCAAAATGCTTAATGTTATCCGCCGAAACAACCTCAGATTTGGTTAAAAAAAGAGGTAGAAAAGCAACTACTGTAAATTATTTTGATGTTGCCGAAGAAGCGGCGGTAAGACGATATCTTATTGCGGAAACTTTTGAAGAAAAAAACGCAATTTATAATGAGTTTTTGAGAGGTCCTTTAGATAAGATGATTTCTTCAATCATCCGTAGATATAAACTATATCGTAAAGATATGAATTTTACCGATATTCATACTGATACACATTCTTTTTTGATGACAAAGGTTGATAAATTTAAACCTTCAAAAGAAAAGAAAGCGTATTCTTATTTTGGTACTATTTGTAAAAATTATTTGATGGGTCAAATTATTAAAGACCAAAAAGATACAAATAGAAAAATATCATACGAAGATATATCATCAAGTTTAGAACAAAGACCTGACATGGTTTATTATATGGAACTTGAAAAACTCGAAACAGATGATATAATCCAAGGTTTCTTAAACGAATTAAGACATTACATAGAAAATGAACCTTTAACCGAGAATGAAAAAAAGTTAGGTATATCATTATTGGAATTATTTGAAAATTATAAAACCATATTTTTGGGTACTGATAATAATAAATTTAATAAAAATATTATCTTACTTTCAATTCGTGAAATGACAAATCTTTCAACCAAAGAAATTAGAACAGCAATGAAACGTTTTAAAAAGTTATATTATGTTGTGTTAAATAAAATAATAGAGTAAAAAAAATATTAAAAATAATATTTATCAATATGTCACGACCAAAAAAAAAGGAAATAAATTTAACTAAAGATTCAGTTCTTTCGTTATTACAAGAAATCTACAATGAACTTGTAGAACAAAGGTCTACGGCAATTAGAGTTCAAAATAAAATGTTGGCAATGTTAAAAGACCCCGAAGACATGACGGTTATTGGCCCTGTTTTAGAAAAACAACAAAAAATTATTAATGATGTTGTGGAGAAAAAATTAACATTGGCCAAATTACAATCAACTATTTGGGAAAAATCAAATAGAACTGAGGATGATTTATCATTAGGTGATATTGATGATGATATGTTACAGTCTTTAATTCAAAAAGATATTGATGGGATGTCAAACGACAATTCATATAAGTTTAAATAATTATGGCAGCTATTGTTGATTTAAATTCCGCTTATGACAACGCTGAAAGTTCTATAAAGGCGGTTCAGACTTTTAATCAAGTATCGGAAGATAACAAAAAAATTACATCTCAACAACAATCGTCTCAAGAAAAGGCAGCTGAAGAAACTGTAAGTCCTTTAACTCAATTACAGGAAAACAAAAAAAAATTCCAAAGACAAGCTGAGACACAATTAGATAAATTATTAAATCTTAATCAATTATTACCTGATAATAGATTATCGGGTAAATCATCTAGTTCAGTTGTTTCATTAGTTAAAAATGATTTTTTAATAGCTTTAAATCAAATTAAATCTGAAATACCAGATATTATTAAAAAAGCAATGTTGAAACAATTAGGATGTTCACAAGAACAAACTTATGATGTATCAACCTTTTCTGCCGGTGGTATTTTTATTCCTGTTGAAAGTGTGGATTTATTTGGTTTATTAAAAGAGTCACCAACAACTCCCATGGGTAGATTGATGTATGAAACATTACCAACAGATAAATCATTTAAAGATTTAACTAGTACCGCAACAACAACTACAACAACTACAACATCTCGTTCAGGAGTTCAAAAAAATCCTTATTTTATGAATCGTCAATTATATGAAAGGATTCAAAGCGAAGGTGTGTCCTACGATGATACATATGGTCAAAATTATCTTGGTTTATCACAACAAGGTTTACTTGATGTTACATATGTAACAGAAGATGATAATGGGAACCAAGGAAGTTTTTTCCAAGTAAAATTACCAGACAGACTTGACAATAAAAATTTAGTTAGTCAATTTATCACCGATTATTTTGAGACTATCAAAATGGTTGATACTAAAAATATATATCTCCGAATATTTCAAGTTTTATTTGGGGCGATGTCAATACAATTAAAAAATGGTTCTGCAGAAACCGAAAGCCAATTATTCTTTCAAAGAATATTAACTCGTATTTTAGGTCTATGTTTTGACGATAGGTCAGAAATTGATGTTAGTGGTGTTGCCAAAGTAGCACCTTTAGATGGTATTGATGAGTCTTTTTTTGAATTAACAGATGTTGATTTAAGAATAATTGAAAATGATTTATCAAACATTCAAAGAGGTGTTGTTGAATATCCTGACTGTACTACAGTAAAGTTACCAATAGATACTGAAGCATTATTCAATACGTTTCTTGGAATTTTAGAAGTTGATGATAATAACTCTGACGGTAATAGTAAAATATTTAACAAGTCAATTGCATCTGTAACAAAAAATCCACAATGGCCGCAAGGACCTGAAATTCAATTTTCAGTGGATACCAATATAATCAAAGCAATACCACAAGCGTTGTACGCATCCGTTCTTTCACCAAAAGTATTATTACCATTTATGGTGATGTATAAAGCAATTGAAGGAATTGCTCTTGGTAAAGTTGGTTCTGTGGTAAATGAAGTTTATAATTTACAAACATTTTTAAAAACTTTCCAAACATTAAACATAGATGTTATGTCTGAAATAGGAGCAAGATTTGTAAAAATTTTACGTGATTTAATTGTTAGAGACATTAGAAAACTTCTTCAAAGTGTTGTTAGAGATTTAAAAAAATCCCAAGTTGCAAAACAATACTCAGTTATATTTCAATTAATTGAAGGTGCAATATTAATAACCCAGTTGGTTACGGACTATAAAAAATGTAAAAGTGTTATTGGTGATATTATTAATATTATTGAATTTGCCTTACGAGGAACACGAATTGAAATACCACCATTTTTATTGTTTTTATCAACATTTAGAACAGGATTTAATGACATAAGAGCATCATTAGAAGTAATTAAAGAATTACAAAAAGCTGGTATTCCAACGGGACCAATGCCTGATGGAAGTCCAAATTTATTTTTACAATCAATAGTATCTCAAATAAAAGGTACCGAATCTGAACGAACAAAAAATTCAAAGATGGTGTCCATGACTCCAGCACAAGTAATAACACCAAGTGGATTTACAGTACCAAGACCAATGACAGGAGTTCCCTTATGATTACAACAAATAAAATATCGTTTGACGAAGCCAATGAAATTATCTCTGATATTAAAAACAGAGGAAATGGTGATTTAACAAAAGTTATGGATTTTTTAAATGAAGATTTTGAAGAAACAAAAAATCTTATTGTAGAATTGACCAAACACTTGGACAACATTGAATCTTTGTATGATAGCGTATTAAAAGAATATAATTCACGAAATAATGGATAAGTCACAAAAGAAAATAATATTTCCTGCCGAGGTTGTTAATAATCAAGACCCACAAATGTTGGGTCGTATTAGAGCATATCCGTTAGACCAAAATACAAGAGCCGTATTGGAAGGTTATAGTTTTAATCCTGTAACCGATACTTGGGGACCAAAAGACCCCTTTGTACAATTACCATTATTACCAATGTTTTTTAGCCAAGTTCCTGACGTTGGGGAAAGAGTTAACATTATTTACCAAAATAGTTTATATCCATTCCAAGACCAATATTATATTCAAGGAGCCTATTCATCACCAATGAGTTTACCCTTTGAAAATATTTTAGCGGCAAACAAATACACATCATTAGGTGATAGAGTTTTAAGTACATTATCCATTAAAAATAAAGATGGTACATACAAGAATGTAAAATCTTATGGTGTATTTCCTGAACCTGGTGACAACGCTTTATTGGGTAGAGGTGCGGCCGATGTCATTGTAAGAAGAAATAGTGTTATTTTAAGAGCCGGAAAAACAAAAAGGTTTGATACAAATAAACTACCTATTGCCAATACAAATAGAGCGTTTGTTCAATTATCAAATTTTGATTCATCAGAAAAAACTAAATACACAGACCCAACTTTTATTAAAAAAACACAAACTTTTATTAAACTTGGAACTGCAAATCAACAAATTAAAAAATTAGTTGAGTGGGAAGTTCAAAATTTAGAAAACCAACAAAATGCCTTCACTGGTTCAATAAGATTATATTCATTAAAACCTGTTAATAAAACATTATCAGACAATATTGATTATGATAGTAATTTAGAAGATGTTAAATTTTTGGAATACTACCAAAATTTTATTGGTTTTTCATTTGAAAGAACCATTAAATTAATAAATGATTTTATTATTGGTGTTAATAATGGTCAACTACCAAATGGACCAATTGTTGAAAACCAATTTCCATTTATCTATAGACCAAACATTACCGCCAGAAAAATATTAAGAGACATTTCAACAACCGCAAATGCCGTTATCTTTACAAATGCATCAAGAATTGCAAATTCAATTACATTAAACCCCGGTTTAGGTACACAAGCCATAAAGTACGCGATTGTACGTTCAAAAGGTGAAGTAGGAAAACCCATTAAAGTTGATTTAGAAGATGTGGTTTCAAAACAAGTTGTTGCAGATTATGGAACATTTTTAGCCTCAGGTGCAGATACAGTTTATCTTTTATCACATAAGTCAAACAAACCTGTTGATTTAGAGGGTACAATATATGGTATTACACAACAAGATATTATAGATAAAGTATTACCTTTTACATCATCAATGGTTAGAGGTGAGGAGTTAATTGAATTACTTAATTTAATTGTTAGATTCTTAGTTGCTCACGTTCATCCAGTACCAGGAACCCCACCAGTTCCCGTTGCAACAGACGGAACACAATCCACACAAATATTGTTTGAATTACAAAATGCAGTAAATAAAATTCTAAATCCAAATATTAGAATTAATTGATATTTATATAGTAAAATATATAATGTCAATTTTAAGGTCATATTTTAACAAGAACAACACAATCCAATTAAACAGTGTAGTTAATACGGGTAGAAACCCAATTACACAACTTTATTTTGGGGGTGACTTAGCCACTTTTGCACCAAGAGGGTTTACAAGATTTCTTTTTGATTTGGATTTAGCAGATTTAATAGAAGGTGTTGCCACAGGCACAATATCAACAGGTTGTACAACAGGAATGACTCATGTATTAAACATGACAAATACATCAGCGTTTGATATTGATTTACTGAATACAACAACAACTGATGGTTCTCGTAGAGCAACATCATTTGATTTAATATTATTCAGAATACCTGAATATTCAGGAACCACAGGTAATCCCCAAGATTGGGATGAAGGTGTTGGTTTTGATTATACATATCAACCTGTAGTGAGTCAATTCTCAGATAACGTACCATTTAGTGAAAGACCATCAAATTGGTTCCAAACAACCACTATAAATAATTGGTCATATCCAGGTCTATACAACAACACCAATACAATACCAACAACATCACTTTCAGGATTAAATTATTCGGCTTTAACAATTGTTGATACCCAACATTTTGAGTTTGGAAATGAAGATATTAACTTTAATATGACAAGTGAAATCAATGGTATTTTAAACGGTAGTATTACAGGTGTTACAGGTTGGGGTATTGCATATGTTCCCGAGGTAGAAAACATCTCAGGATTGACTGAAACTTATTCTGTGGGGTTCTTTACCCGTCACACCCAAACGTTCTACCAGCCCTTCTTACAAACCACATACGATGATATTATTAAGGATGATAGAAACACTTTTGCACAGAACAGAACAAATCAGTTATATTTGTATGTTTATCAAAATGGTGACTTTGTAAATTTGGACCAAAATCCTGTTGTTGATATTTTAAATCCTGATGGTGAACCTATTTCAGGTTATACTGGTCTAACTACTTGTTTACGTACAAAAGGTGTGTATGAAGTTGTAGTACCACCATTGAATGGATATTATACACCATGTCAATTCACAGATAAATGGACTAATATTGTTATTGATGGTAATAATTTATCTGACATTGAAAATGATTTTGTTTTATTACCAACATCTTCTGCATATCAAATTGGTGTTCAATCTAAAGACCCAATCCTTTATGGTTTTGATTTTAGTGGTATTAAACAAAATGAAAAAATACTTAACACCGACATTCGTAAAGTGATGGTAACTATTAAACAAGCTTACACAAGTCAGGTTGTTTTAAATAGTATTGACACATTTTATAGAGTATACGTTAGAGAAGGTAATACCGAAGTACAAGTTCAAGATTGGACACCAATTAATAGAACACCCAACGAATACTACTTTATGTTTGATACAAGAGATAAAATACCAAATCAATATTATGTTGATATAAAAGTGAATACTAGCGGAGAACGAGATACTTATCAAAAAGAATTAATGTTCCAAATCGTAAACAAAAAATGAAAAAAATAGTTAGACTTAACGAATCTATGATTCAAGACCTTGTAAGAAAAGTATTACAAGAACAAAAAAATGAAAGATATATGTTCTTCTCTAATTTAGAACAAATGAAAAGACAATGTGAAATGTTGTTAGATTTAGATGAATCACAAATTGAAAGTATTCTTGACAATGGTCATGACTGGGCTCAAGACCACATTTCTGAAGCAAAAAACAATATGGACCAAGTCTTTGATTTTTTAATGAATGAAATCAATGGGGGCGAAGACGAAACAATGGAGGTTGAACCTAATATGATGGAAGGTAAGAAAAAAACGGGAACAAAATTATGTGTTCGTGGTAAAGCTGCGGCTAAAGCAAAATATGATGTTTACCCTTCGGCATATGCGAATGGTTATGCCGTTCAAGTGTGTAAAGGTAGGATGCCAGGTTTAGACGGAAAAAAACATTGTTCAGGTGCCTATTGTTAATTCAAAAAAAAATTATTATCTTTGAATCCATATTAAAATGAAAGAATACAAACACATATTCAAAAGGTGGATTCAACGAATGTACATTGATTCTGCAAGAAAAATGGACTACGAACGTGGTCACAGGTCAAAATACGAGTTGGATTGTTTATCAATTTGTAAAAAATTGATTGATAAACCAGATACTCAATTATTGATGACACCACTTTCAAATAAAAAATACATACACAATCCTGCAAATTCTATTTTTATTACAATTGAAGGTAATACAGTTAATGTAATTAATCACAAATATTCATATACGGTTGTAATTCAAGACAAATCAAAAATTGAAATAACAAATCACTTTAATGAAGTTTTAGAAAGTCAAAGATTAAAAATGGAAGAAGAAATTACTTCCAATATCAAACATTCTCTTAAGAATATATTACAAACATTAGTTTGATGGACAAACTTCCTTAGCGATTTTTTCTGTTTGTCCTTCTTCAATTAGTCCTATTCTGTGTAATACACAATAATATCTTGGGTTTTCATTTAAATGTTGTTGTGCAATTTTACGAGCTTCTTTTAAATCTTTAGCATATTGCGATTCAACCATTTCTCCAAGGTCTATCATTTTGTTTTTTCTGACCTGTTCGTTGAGGATGGACTTAATAAATTGTCTCATACCTTCATTAGTGTTTTTCTTTTTGGGTTTATAAGAGGTCATTATTGGTTTTTGACCTTTACCTGATTGAGTATCTTTTTTTTCAGCTTCTCTTTTTTGTCTACAAGCATTTTGTTTTGCGGAATCACTCATTTTACCCGCAACACCTGTTGCTCGACACTTTGGATAAGCACCTTTATCAGTGTCAGAACGACCACAAGGTGGATGTTTTCCATCTTTATCTTTCCTACAAATATTAACCCACGGCCCTTTAGGCTGACTACTTCCTTTTGGCGCCTTTTTTTTGCCAAACCATACTGCCAAATCTTCATTTAATTGTTGTTCCATGTTGTTTTTGTGAAAAAAATTACGATACTTAACATAAATATAAAACCATATGGAAAATACTGAAAATACTGAAGAAATGTCAAAAAAAACACAAGAAATTATTGGTTCTCTTTTTGATACAATACATTACACCTCAAATGAACAATTAAATTCACTTATTGATGGTATGAATGAAGAACAAGCGATATATTGTATAAGACAAGCATTAATCGCTTGCCACGTTAGAGGCGCATTTACAATGGAAGAAACCGAAGCAGTTTCAAAGTCTTTAAGAGTTATAAATTCTTAAGGTCTTGATGGTGTGGGTGTAGGTGTTTTTGTTGGAGTAACCGTAGGTGTTGATGTATTAGTTGTGGTTACACTTGGAGTAACCGTAGGTGTTACTGTATTTGTTGGAGTTACACTTGGTGTTACTGTATTTGTTGGAGTTACACTTGGTGTTACTGTATTTGTTGGAGTTACACTTGGAGTTACTGAAGGAGTTGCGGTATTGCTTGGTGTTTGAGTAACTGGTGGCCATTCAATTGTAGAATCTATTGTTAAATTTGAAAACGCCGTTTTATATGTACCATCAACATACCAAATGTTTACGGTTTCGTTTCCTTGAATTTCGTAATTATTAAATACAAAATTATCATCACATCTTGTGTATGATATTACTTTAATACTTTCTGAAGTATTTGTTATTGTTGATTTTTTACAGGCCATAATTTAATTATTTTTTTTATACATATAAATACCACGTAAAAACAAAAAAGGGAACCGAAGTTCCCTTTTTTTATAAGTTTTAAGATAAATTATCTTAATTCTTGTAAGTTGAATGTTCTTACACCATCAACTGTTACTCTACCATAGAAACGGTTGTTAACCATTTTCTTAGCGTATCTTGTCATGATACCCTTGATAGGTGTGAAGTTGAATGGGTTATACATAGTTGGAGTCAACTGTAAAGGAACATATGGAGCGTAGATGTACCCTGTATCCAACAAGCTAGTACCTTTGTGTCCGATTAACACTTGGTTAGCTGGGAAGTAAGGGTCACGATACACTTGGTATCTTCCTGACAATGTACCAACTCTTTCAATACCCATGTTGTATTGGTCTTGCTCAGGAGCTGCATTTGATACGTGGAAGTATTCCAAGTCATCAAAGATAGCAGATACTTCAGAAGATACAACAATCCAGTTAGCACCACCTCTTAAAGTTGATTTGTGAATTTGAGCAGACAATTGGTTAATTGCTGTAATCAAAGTTTGGTTCCAATCTTTTTGAGTGTAAGGAGTTGTACCAGCAGAAGATAGTCTCTTCCAACCGTTGTAATCCCATCTCAAGTTCCAAGCTGCACCTTTTCTCAAATCTCTCAAGATTTCTCTATCAATTTCTGCAGCAACTTGCTCAGATAATAATGCTGTTAATTCAGCCTCAGCATCAATGTTGTGGAATGCCGCAACGTCTTGAGCTAATTCAGGAGACCATTGTGCTCTCAATTTTCTTTCTGTAACAGAAACAGTTACTGACTCAAGGTCAAAAGAAACTTCACCGATTTGGTCTTCAAATTCCAACTCTTTATACAATCTGTAAACTGCTAAGAATGCATTATTTGAACTTGTTGTAGATGAGAATGTTGAACCTGTGTAACCGTCCATAGATGAATCACCACAAGTAATACAAACTGGTACTTGTAAATCAATTTCTAAGAATATGAAACCATTAGCATCACATACGTTGTAGAAAGAACCACCTGAGTTAGCGTTGTAAGCACCAGGTCCACCAGGGAAATTAACTGTAACATTACTACCATACTGAACAATACCTTTACCATATCTTTGAGTTACAACTCTGAATAAGTAAGGGTTACTTGTGTTAGCTGAAGTTGTTCCGTTAGTAGAAACACCTAAGATGTTCAAACCTGATATGAATTCTTCAGTATCCATAGTATTACCATTAGGACCAATCAATTGACCAGCACCAGCGTTAGAGAAACCACTCATAACAATAATTACTTTTCTGTAATTATCTGTACCGTATGCTGCAGGTAATAAATAACCAGCGTTAGACCAAGCGTAAGTTACAGTTGAAGCAGTTACTGCTGTCCACTGACCTTTTGAATAGTCAAACAAACCAGGAGGATTTAATCCAGCTTCGTTACCTTCGTAGAATAAGTCATATAAATCCTTATTGTAAATAGGGTTGAAGTCACCTGTTCCTGAATTGTAACCAGCATCTGGATTACCATTATAGTTTCCTGGAGCACCTATAGGAGCGTAGTGTGAACCACTATTTCCAAATAGACCATCTGTTGATGTACCACCAGAATAACCTTGAATTTTAGGTACGAAGTAGAACAATTTACCGATTGGTAAGTTCATTGCTTGTACAGACACGATGTCGTTAGCTAATAATTTAGAGAATACTCTTCTCACGATTGGGAAAACAACCGTTTCAAAAGAACCTGAATCAGAAGTTGAAGAAGCTTCGTTAATTAAGTGTGAAGCTTGGTTTTCATACAACTGAGCCACGTTTTCTTTCATGTGACCTTTTAGACCTTCTAAAAAGCCAAGTTTATCCCATTTGTTGATTGTGTCTTCTTTGATAACTTTAAGGTGTTTCAAACCAATGTTACCAACAAGACCGCTTTCTAATAATGCACCCATTTTAGTATTTTTTTTGTTTTTAAGTTTTATTTATTTTTATTTTTGTATTTTTTGCATAATATCCTTCATTCTTAAGAACTGTGGATTTTCATACGTTTTTGACTCAATTAAGTTTTGTGAAGAACCTGATGCTGGAGATTTTCCAATTTTTTCAATAGATTCTGTTACAACACTTTGAGTACTACTTGTTGTGTTTAATTCTCCTTTAATTGATGAATATAAAGTTTTAGACTCTTTTAATGATTCAACATCATCAAATCTTCTTAAGATATTAATTTTTTCTTGTTTAGTTGTAGTATGTTCAGTAAACAATCTTGTAGCGTAAGCCAAGTTTGAATTAAATACTGCAACTTCATTTAATTTATCTCTGAAGATATTAAGAGCTTTTCTATACTCTTCATTTTTTTCTCTTAATCTTTCAACTTCCTCAGCAAGAGCTTGATTTGGAATTACTTTCATTTTAGGTAAACCTTTTCTTTCAGCATAATTTCTAGTTCCATTACCTAATGTTCTAGCCGCTTCTTTAGTTTCCTCTTTTTCGTAATCTTTGTAATGACCATCTTTTTCACCAGCTTTCTTTTCAACACCATCAACATCCTTACGTCTGTATTCGTGTTTTTTAGAACCATACTTATCTTTCATTTCAGCTTCAGTGTATTCAAACTTTTTAGGTTTCAAATTCATACCAACTCCTTTAGCCATACCTTTTGGTTCAATAGCCGATTCTTTGGTTTCCATTTTTCTACCTTCTTTATATTCAAATTTAGCACTTCCGGTTTTAACACCTTTACCTACTACAGGTTTACTCATCATTGACCCTTCTTTAGTTTCCATTTTTTTAACTTTGTTAGTTAAAGAGGATTTAGTTAATTTACCCATAACTGGTTTAATTGTCATTTTACCTTCAAACATGCTTTCATCACCACTATAATCATTCATGCTTTTATCATCACTATCATCATCCATGTAATCATCCATTTCTATTTCATACACTACTTCATCCTCATCAACAACACCATCCTCATTATCATCACCATAATCATTCGGTTGTTCGTAAATGTTCATCTCTTCACCGAAAATATCAGCCATCATAGAATCTAAATCCTCGTCTGATAATTCTTCTTCTCCATCCATTTCTTGCATAGGTTCGTTTTCCATGTAACTTTCAGTTTGAATAATGTATTCAACATCTTCGTCTTCATCACTCAAAGTAATTTGGTCGCCATCTTGTTTAACAATGATACCATCTTCATCACTCATAGATTTAAAAACCTTTAAGATTTCATCATCAGATGCGTTTGTAAGGTCAATTGGTAGTGTATCATCAGAATCCATATCAAAGTCCATCTCAAGTTCATCTTCCGATTCATCATCGTCAGAATCCATATCAATGTCCATTTCAACATCATCCATGTTTTCATCATCAGAATCCATATCCATATCCATGTCTAAATCATCTTCCGATTCATCATCCATTTCAACTCCCATTGATTCATCTTCAGCCTCGTTTTTCAAAGACTCTTTTACTAATTCTGAGATTTCTTCCTTCATTGTAGAAGCAAGTATTCCTTTTGCATTTTCGGCAACTACTTGTTCCAAATTTCTCATTTGTAGTAGTGCTTCCTCAACTAACGACTTTTTTTCTGTCATATTATTATAGAATAATTTAACATATAAATATATCCATATGCCAAAAAATTCTGTTTGGGCTTAGTAAAAACCCTAAATAAATAAAAAACCCCTCGGTTATGAGGGGTTTTTATTAATCTTGAATAACTTCGTCTATTTTACTTTCGGAGACCGCTGTGATTCTCCAATCATGTTGAAACCCAGTATATCGGGATGTTACCTTGGCTTCAACATCAGTTACAGAGTAACCTTTAACCAATTTTTCCTCTCGGATTTTTTTTAATTTTCCTGTATTTTCATCAGGTAAATCGTACTGTACTTTTGCTACAAAATATTTCTCGTCCATGTTTTTTTAAATTATTTGTCTAAATAATGATTTAATTTTTTTAATAAGTCAATAGAGCGATTCATTTTTGTTCCACTTTCTTGTTCTATTGGAGATGTTCTTAAAACTTTTTCTTCTTCTAAATTTTCTTCAAATTTGTTTCTATCATCAGGATTTGTAAATAAGTAAGCACCGGGTGTAGATGGTGAAGATACCAAATCAAAACAGATTAATTCAAAATCATCTTGTACTTCATTTTGTTCACCAGTCTTTTTTAATGAACCAACTCCACGTGAAGATATACCCAAAGTAACACCTTGTCTTAACAAGTTTGCTGCTTGGTCACCCTTTGTAGATACAATCCCTCTCTCATGGAATCCTGGTGAGGTTAGAAGACGTAACTTACCCATAAGGATATGTCCGTCCCACCAAATGTCATTAATGATGTGAGACACACGGTCAAGGTCAATTAATGATGATTCAGGGTGATTTAATTCTGAAAGAGATGTTCCTTTTTCAATCATCTTTTTATAATTTTCAGATTCACGTTTTAAAATTCTTTCAGGGTACACCCTACCATTACGGTTTGGTGTGTTGTATTTTTGAAGTACGGCATAGAATTCAAAAGGTTTTGAATAATCCAAGAAATTCTTGTGATTTTCTTCAAGCATCTTTTTATTAAATTCATGAGATGGTGACACATATCCTGCGTCCATTTCAATCAATATTCCTTTACCTGTCTCGGTAGGTCCTAATATTTTCATACGTATGTTTTAGTAATAAATACTAGGATGCTTCTTCTTTGCTCTTTTTAGATAGTGTAAAATCAAAATACTCGTTCTTTTTAAAGTTTTCAATATAAATTTCTTTGGCAATTCTTTTTAATTTATCTTTAAGAATTGTATCTTTAAAATCTATTTCTTGAGATAAGAATAAAGTAATTTCCAAATTCATAAAACTTTTCTTCCCGTAAACAATCCCGCTAGTTCTTAAATCCAAGTCAATAATATAATTGTCTTTAAAAAATGTTGGGTCTAGTATTTCAAATATTGTATGTTTTATCTGTCTACTAAAATTTGATACTATTCTTTCCCAATTGTTATAACTTTGTTTTGGTGAAACCCAACTTTGTAGATTAAGATAAACCGATTTAAAATTTTTGGAATCAACTGTTCCATAACTCACTTTTGAATTGTTGAATCCTACAATTCGTGATGTTTTTCCTTTTTTCATTAATATTCATGTGTATAAATTGTTTATTGTTTGAAAAAAAATAATCTAATTTGTTTCTATTGTCAAATTTTTACCAACTTTGTATTATTTACTATAATATGTTAAAAGTAAAAATTGATGCAAAAACTCCTTTGGAAAAAGCCTTGAAACAATTAAAAGGAAAGGTAATTAAAACCAAGCAAAATGAAAAATTGAGAGAAAGACTTCAATATGAAAAACCATCTGTTACACGTAGAGTTCAAAAATTAAAGGCTCAATACGTTGAATCACAAAAACCTAAAGATTAATTAATATTATTATACAAATTGTATAATTTTACATAATTGATTTTAGAAAACACCTCACCTTTAATTTGTTGGATGGTTTCTTGTAATTTTTTTGTTGTACTTTCATCCATTGATTCATTAAGATTACTTAATGAATGAATTGTTTTTGTTTTTAATTCTTCAAATTCTTTGGATAATTCAGTATCTTCAGTCATTAACACTTTAGATAAGTCTCTTTTAGAATCCTCATCTAAATTTTCAATATAAGAACTAATTTCTCTATTGGCAATATTCAATAAAGTTTCCATTGGTAGTTGTATCGCAGTTTTAACTTCAGTGGTTTCACTTAAAGTTTTTATCAAAGTGTTTCTGCTTTCAACATTCTCCATAATTTTATCAGGAGAATTATAAATTAAATTGTCAATATTTTTGTAGTTATTTTCACTAACAACATCTTTAACCCAATATTCAATTTTTTGGGTATTTAATTTCGGAAGAATTTTTTCAACTTGTCTTAAAGATTCATTGATGTAAGCCTCAGATAATGTCTTATCATAACCTTTTTTCTTGGACAATTCAGTATAAATGTAAAACATTGTACTAACATTTTTGTTTTCCAATACCAATTTTTTGAAGTTCCTCACCTCAAATTTTGTTGTTTCATTTACATAAGAATTAACCATTAATCCTTCAATTTTGCTAAGTAATTGTCCAAATTTCATATTAATAAATATATCAATCAATTAGTTTTCCTAATTGTTCTTCAATAATACCTAAAGAACGTCTACCTTTTTCCAAATCAATTTCATCAACACCATAAACATTATCTCTTTCTAATAATATATTCATATTCTTTTTAACAGATTCAGGTGTGATTGCAGTTTCACCTTCAGCCGGTGGAAGTTCACCTCCTGCCGGTGGAGCTCCACCTAAATCAGCCCCTAATCCACCACCTTCAGCCGGTGGAGATGTTGTTCCTGATGATGGACCATTACCATAAAGTTTATCAATATTATCGAATAATCCGGTATGTGTTATAACATTAGGTGTTGCTTCAATTTCAGCGGCAACCGCTTTCTCAACTCTTTGTTGTTGTAAATCAAGTTTAATATCTTCATCAGAAAAACCAAGAATGTGTTTCTTAGCCCATGTTTGTGATGTTGGAGCGATACCTTCAACCTTTGTTACAGCGTCTTTGTACAACAACATTTTTTCTTTCCAAACATCTATTGTTAGTAAGTCAGCTTGTTTAGATGGGTTAGTTAAACTCAATTGGAACGAGTTTAATTCGTCTTCAAAACCCAATAAAAATAAATGAACAATTGCAATTTTGTTAAGTTCTGCAACCATAGATTTTTGAATTCTATTGATTGTTCTTGCAAAACGAATATCTTGTAACGATAAATTTCTACCATCACCAACAACCTCTTCAAATCCCAAGAATGCTTTTGGTATTCTTAACGCTGTTAAAAGTTTCTTTTGAATGTATTCAATGTCGGCAATCTCCGATAAGTTTGTCGCTCCTGGCAAAGTCTCAATTGGGTTTGGTGATGCCGGGTCTCTAACAGGTACAAAGAAATCTTGGTCAACCGCCATTTGATTGAATCTCATATCTACGTTTCCTGTTTGTGGGTCAGTTACTTGGTCTTTTTTAAATTGTTGAGCAAATCTTTGAACGTATGGTTGAATATCTGCATCATCCATGTTACCAACAAATACCTTAAATACACGTCTTTCTGGTGCTCTTGATGTTCTATATACCAACATAGCATCTTCAGCAAGAATTAATTGTTTCCAAATTCTTCTTGCCTTTTCCAACATGGCGGTACCATATGGTAATTTTCTATCATCACCCAATAATCTAAAGTGAGCAACTTCCCAACTATTAAATTCCAAACTTTTGTTTTTCCAAGTAAATGTTAGGCTTTTGGCATCGCTACCCGAAGCAACCGCTCCACCCATACCTGAAGTTGCTTTACCTTTCATACCAACTTCAATACGTTCAATTTCAATGTTTGGTAATTGTAAACAACCAACAACACCTCTTTCAGGGTCCAACTTTAAAAACACGAAGTTGTCACCATATTTTGCGGTATTACGTGTCCACATTGGTAAGTTTGTGTTAATGTCCAAAGCGTTATTAAATAAATCTCCCAATACAGCCTTAATTCTTGGAGAATCGGAGTATATTTGTAACATGTATCCATTCTCATCAACTGTTGTTGATTCTTCAGCGTATGTATCTAATGCTGCAGAAATTTCAGGAGTATATTCCATTGACTCATAATCATAATACGATGCCAATCTAGTTGGTTGATAATAAACCGCTTGTGAATATAAATTATTTTCAATTTTAGCCCATTGGCTTGTAATATAATATGTTTGTCTGGCTTGGAGTTTTTGTTTTTCATACTCATCCTTGTCAGTAGTTCTTAATAGTTCTTTTTTATCAAACTTATAAGTAGGTATGTCTTGACCCAACAATGAATTTGGTCCAAGTTCTTGGGACAATCGTTGCCATATTGTCAAGTTTTTTTCTTCCATAGTAAAAAGTTAATATATATGTATTTTTTATCAACGCTTATATCCGCCGAACACCCATAAATAGTCTTGATAATCCTTTTGTGTTGGTTGATTTTGATATGCAATATTTGTTTTATATTGTGTATTTGGCATTGCCGGGTTAAAGTATTGTTCTTTTGGTGGGTCATAAGAAGTAACCTGCCAAGATTCCAACATTGTTTTTGCCTGTTGTGTGACCTTTGTAAGTTGTGAAAAAGATGAATCAGATACATAAACAGCCATAGCCAAAGACATAATTAAATCATCATGTTGTCCTTTCATGTGGTCAGGTCTTCCATTAATATAAACAAATGTATTCATTTCATTCAATAATCTTGATGAATGAACTTTTAATCCGTGTCTTAATCCTTCCTCAAGAGCAGCAATAATTTGAACTCTTTTATTGTTAAAGTTAATACCAGGAATTTTTTCAGCCGCCTTTGGGTCATATTTCCATTTGTTACCAAAATCTACACCATCAACATACAAATCTTTATATCCTAATTCTTGGAGTTTTCTTGCGGTAGCAACTCCCATACCACCCGTGATATCCACAACAATGAAACAGTTGTACATGTTACCCCATTTGTAAGCAATTTCTGCCAATACATCAGGAGGAAGTTTTCCAATATACTCAGCAACTTGGTCTCTTTCGTCAAAATCATAAATTTGGAATGTTGAATAATCTTCAGAGTCCCCACGAGAAACGTCCACACCCATAATGTATCTGTGACCCATTTCAGGTTCTTTCCATATCCAAAGTCCACCACCCATCATTTTATTGATAGGTTCTTTAATCATATTATCTGTGATATTTTTAATTAAGTTAGAATCAAATACGTTATCACCTGAACCCAAAAAATTACATTCCAATTCCTGTGAAACTTTACGCTTATCATACTTAAGTTTTTTAACCATCGCCTCAAACCAAGAGGAACATGGTTTATAACCTAAATCAAAATAGGCTTTTAACTCATCATAATTTCTTTCATAAGGGTCACGACCTGAAAAATCAACAACACTATCGGCGGTATATTCTTCACGGTTTAACAGATAATGAATAATTTCATTTGTTTTAACCAAATATAAATCTTTTGTATAACGAGGGTCACGATACCAATACATTTCTGTAATTTTGAAATCGTTCATTCCACGATTGGCTTGTTCGTAGATTTCATAGTAAATTGGGTCATATCCGTTTGGTGTTGATACAACAACAACTTTACCACCCGTAGACAACGAAGCCATACAGGCAGCCCAGAAATCACCATCCGCCTCAATATACGCAGCTTCATCAAATATCAACATAGTGGGGCTATAACCACGAAGTGCATCTTTTGATGTCGCAACGGCTTTAACTTCACAACCGTTTGTTAATTTAAAATGTCTTGCCGCGTTTTTATCTGGTGAAAAACTTACACCAACCCAAGCAGGCCATTGTTCAGTAAATCCACGTATTTTGTTTGCCATTTCCACGGCAGTGTCCAATTTGTTCGCAATAATCAAAACCTTTTCAGGTCTTTGTTTTGATGCAAATACAAGTCTTTTACTTGCCCAAGCCGCAGTCACGGTAGATACACCCGCCTGACGGTATTTTAATGCAATGTTTTCGTTATAGGATTCATAATCCTCAACCAAATTAACTTGGTCAGGAAATAACTCTAATGGGACGTATCTTGACTGAGTATTATCATAAGTCTGAAGATACGTCTTAAGAGCGTATGGTGTATTTTTTATACACCTTGAATATTCTAATAGTAATTGTTCTCTGGTTAAACCCATAAAAGGTTAGTGTTAGGACCTGTCAATACCTAAACTACCTAAGAAATCATCTAAATCACTCAAATCATCATCGTCAGGACCCATAGTGTCACCATCTTCATCAGTATCATAGTCTTCGTCATCATCACTATGTACTTCATTCAAATGAGCTACAATTTCCTTAACCATTCTGTCCAAGATTGATGTTGCTTTTGCATCACCTCTTAAAATCATTTTTGCTAATTTGAAAAACTCATCAGCCGAAAGTGCTGAAAATCTTGCAAAGAGGTAGTTTTGTATGAATTTTTTATCTTCTTCAAATAATTCTTCAGGATATGCTGCTAAGAATTTTTCCCACAATATTGGACCAATTCTTAAATCCCAAATTTCATTTGATAAGCTGTCAGTTGATGCCATGACCATTTCGGCTTGTTTTGGGTCATCAGGAAGACCTTGAGTACCCAAGATTTCCATTGTACCTTTAATTAACTCGTGAATTAATATAGGAAAAAATACACCTGTCGCTTTAACTGTTGGAGGGTCAGTTTGAATATCTACTTCTTCTTTACCACCAACACCACCTTGACTCATCATCATGTCCATCATTTCGTCAGGTAATACCCAATACAATAAATCATTTACAGACATAACAACACCGTACAAATTCAATAAGTCGGGGTCAACTCTATCTAATTCATCTCTAACTAATTCAAACATGTAATGTCCTTTTTTAGACGAACCTTGAATTAATGCGTTAATAAATCTTCTTTTTGCCTTTTCAATATCAAATCTTTCAAATGCTGAAATAAAATCTTCAAGGTCTTCTTCTTTTTCTTGGAAATTCTGTTCAACTTCTTCGTCTTCAGGTTCTTCACCTTGTTTTTGAAAACCAGACATATCAATTTGACCTGGCATTACAAGTTCAGCAACATAATTAATTTGGTCTGGTCGTACACCCATTTCTTTTCTAACCAAATCAATCGCCAAATTTTCAAGATATTCTTTATGAGCCATTTGTTTTTGTAACAATTGCATGGCCATAGTCATCATCATTCTTTGTAATTGTTGTAAAGCGTTTCCTCTTGAGATGTCAGCACCAGCGTTTGGTACATAACGTCTAACTTTAGCAACAACATCTTTAAATCTTTTAGAAGCAACTAATTCTTCAAATGTCTCAGGTAAATTACCCTGTTCAATATTTGGAAATGCTGGATTTGTAGATAATGGAGTTCCTTTTGAAAGAATTGTTCTTTCAATATCAGGTGACATTCTTTCAGGTCTATCTCCATAATCAATTGGAGCTTCTCTAACGATTTGTTTCTTTTTCATTATTGGTTTTTAAAGTCAATTTTTAATTGGTCAAATTCTAAATAATCAGGAATCTTAACAGTACCCATTTTTGGAGCTTCAGTAGACGCCTTTGGTTTTGGTTGATGTTTTGGGTTTTTAAAAGGGTCAGAAGTATTTGGTTTTTCTTTAGTACCAGGTTTTACTCTTGTAGGTGCTGGTGCTGTTTTTGTACCTTGTTCATCCATTTTTTCCGCTTTTGGTTTTGGTTGATGTTTTGGGTTTTTAAAAGGGTCCATTTTACCAGGTTTTTCCTTTTCTTTAGTACCAGGTTTTACTCTTGTAGGTGCTGTTTTTGTACTTTGTTCCATTGCTTCTTTTTTAGAAACATATGTGTTTTTATTTGATTTGTCCATTTTTGTTTCATCAACAAATCCAATCATACTATTTTTAAATGGACGAGAAATTATTCCTTGTTCACTTAAAGTATTTAATAAATCAATTTTAGAAATTTTTGGTGATATATGTTTTTCAACCATTCTTAATAAAGAAGACTCAACAATTGGTAAATAAGGATTTTTACCTTCTTTAATATTTCTTTTTACATCCATCACACATCTTTCAAATTTTTTCTTATCTTCTCTACCAACTGATGAGGTACAAATTGCATATGGGTTATATTTTGATTTTTTCTTCGCTTCGCTAATATCTTCTTCTTTGTCAATACCATCATCGCCTTCATCATCCATACCATCAGGTGCTTGTACTTGATGTGGTTCTTGAGTAGTTTGACCAAGTTTTGAATCACTTTTATCAACTTCTACACCTTGCTCATAAACTTCAAAAGGTTTTTTCTCGTTTTTTAATTTATCAATTGTTGCGGTGTCAGTTTTTGGTACCATTGTTATTTCAGATACCATCATTTTATGCAATTGATTGATTTGACCTTCATTCATTGTTAATAACAATTTATGGCTCAATCCACGTTCCATTAGTTGTTTAATTTTTTTATTTTTCATATACAACGTCTTTTTCTAATTCTAAAATAATGTCTCTTTCGTACAATTTATCTTTTACTTTCTGTTCTGAATCTCCGAAACGAAAAACAAGACGGGTCTCATCTTCACAACTTTCATCTTTTTCCCAGGCTAACGCAATTACATCTTCCATTGCGTCTGTGACTCCCATAAAATCAGAGTCCTGTATAAGTTCAAGTTGGACCACCGTATTTTTCAGTAGTCCAACTTTCTTTATATGTTTTAATTCAGGTGGTTGTGGGTAACCGTGTGCTGGTCTTGAATCCCAATTTTCACCCCAAACGTCTAATTCATCACTAAAGATAAACTCATACATGTTATCTCCTCTATAATTTGGACCAAGTCCATTAATATAGATTAAATGACTCATAAAACTTCACCTTTTGGTGTTACTCTAATTTGTTCTCCGTTGTGTTCAAACACTAAATTACTTTTGTTTGTTTTTCCAACGAATTTAAAATTATTGTTTTCTTGTAAGATAAATTCAGACGCCAATTCTTGTTCGTAAGTTTCTGACAATTTTTTAACTTTGTCCATTACTTGTGTTTTTTGTTGCTTTGACTCAACAAGTTTTTTACTTTTTGTTTTTTGTTCATTTTCATTTACAACAAAATATGATGATAAAACCTTATCAACTTTAGATTCACTAAAAATTTCATCCATAATTTTAGAAACATGAGAATTAACTTTGTCTTCTTCAGACATTTCACTTCCCATTCTTTTAACTCTAACTTTCATTGGACCAAATTTTTCTTTGTATGCGTTGAACATTCTTTCACCCTCAGGTCCTTTTTGAAACATCGCATTATTACTATGTTTTTTCATCATTGGTTCAAATTCATCAAACTCTTCCTCGTCAAAATCAAAGTCAAAACCACCTTTATATGGTCTATCAGTTTCATCATACCATTCATCGTTTTTAAATGAACCATACATACCTTCTCCCATTTCACCATCAATTGGTTCTTCCATGTCCATATCCATATCTACGTCCATATCTTCGTCATCACCCATAGAACCCATATCCATATCTGAATCATAATCAGATTCTTGGTCTTCTTCAAATTTTGACATGATATCTTCTTGGTCTTCTTCGTCAAGTTTGCTCAAATCCAATGCTGACAATAATGAATTAATAACATACTTAACATCTTCAGAAGTCATTCCAACAGAATCATTCATCATTCTGATTTTTTGACCCAATTTGCCTGTAAGTTTTTGAATAGTTTTAAATGTAATATCTTCTTCCTCACCAGCCATTGGTTCTTCTTCAGAACTCATATCCATATCCATATCACCTTCAGGTGTATCTAATTCCATGTCCATATCCATTTCATCACCAGCTGGCATATCCAAAGATGCATCATCTAATGGTGCATCCATTGAACCTTCTTCAGGTGCAGGAGCAGGTGGTGGAAGTTCAGCTGCCGGTTCTGGCATTGGTGCCGGTGCTTTAGGAGTTTTTAATGTAAATTTTTTTTGTTCTGAAATTTGATACATTGAAACCTCTTCTTCGTTTTCAACAAGTCTATTAATTTCACCTGCCATAAGGTTCAATCTTTTTAATGCTTGTGAATAAGAACGATAATACGTTCTATTTTTCATTGGCTCAATGTAATCCAAAGATTCATCAATTCTTTTCTTTATGATGTAACCAGTTTTTTCTTTTACAATCTCATACTGATGACCATCTGCTAACGTTTTTTCAAACTCCACTCTTGAAGTTTCATTAATGTTAGATGGTGCGGTTTCTTTATATCTAGAAATTTCAAGGATTCTATTGATTTTATCTTGTCCTTGTAATCTCTCACTTCCGATTGGTTTTAAGTCAGCCATTTTTATATTTTTTGTTTTTTATGTTTAAGAGTTTAATCCATTAAATCCACCAAGAGCAACTGAGTCAACTTGGACTACAGACCTTCCTTGTGCATTTGAATATATTGCGTGTGGCATTGCTTGTGTAGTTGTATCACCTGAACATGTAATACAATCTTCATATACTATTGTTCCACTACTTGTATTAGTTGTTCCACCTGTAAGAGCAAATCCACTTAAGGTAGGTGTTGGTGTTAAGGTAGGTGTTTTAGTTACAGTCGCAGTAACACTTGGTGTAACTGTTTTTGTTGGAGTAACCGTTGGTGTTTTAGTTACAGTTGCGGTAACACTTGGTGTAACTGTTTTTGTTGGAGTAACCGTTGGTGTTTTAGTTACAGTTGCGGTAACACTTGGTGTAACTGTTTTTGTTGGAGTAACACTTGCGGTAACACTTGGTGTTTGTGTTTTAGTAACACTTGGTGTTGGTGTATTAGTTGTTGTAACTGTTGGTGTAACCGTTTTAGTTACAGTTGCGGTAACACTTGGTGTCACAGTATTTGTTGCAGTTACAGAAGGTGTTACGGTTTTAGTTGGTGTAACACTTGGTGTTGTAGTATTAGTTGGTGTAAGTGTTGGTGTCGCAGTTTTTGTTGGAGTTACTGATGGTGTTGCAGTTTTTGTAACACTTGGTGTAACTGTATTTGTTGGTGTTACAGTAGGTGTTTTAGTTACAGTAGGTGTTACAGTTGCGGTAACACTTGGTGTTGGAGTAGGTGTTGAGGCTCCTTGACATGTGGCACAGTCATTATAATTTGTAGATTGAGTAGCAACAGTATCAATACCAACACCTGGTTCAGCGGTATCTACAATTTCGTAACAACCACTATCAGTTGAACCTACAAATGTTAAGAAATAATTTCCTCCAACAACTGGAAGCGTACTACTACTAAATTCAACTAAAATTGCCGATGGTCCTTCACAGGGTGCTATTAAATATGTTACTAATGCCATAATTTTACTATATAAATATAGCAATAATGGTAAATTGTTAAATTATTCTACGTCAGTATTTTCAATAGATAAATTTTTATCCATTAATTTGTTTTTAAAGTTGAATAATTTGTCAATATATCCGTTTCTACGAAGAAATTTAAAGACCAAATTTTCGTATGAAAACTCACCATCTTTTTCCAAACCTGATGACCTATACTTCTTTAATTTTTCTTTAAAACTGTCAATATGTTTTACAGCTTTTTCATAATTCTCACTTTTGGAATCCTCAATTGCATTATCAATTTTTGACATCATTGAATTTGCCTTTGATAATAACATTTCTTTATCAATTTTTACACTTTCTTTTTCAGGTTTGTGAACCCAAGTATCAAACATAACGGAATAGACACCGGTTGAAAAATGTGATTCATCAATATCTTCAGCATATAATTCCACATCAAAACCTTTTACGGTAATATTGTGGGTGGTATTAAATAAAGTTTTTTTAAGTTGGAATAATTCTTTGTAAACTTCAACATCTTCAACATCAAATTGTGAGAAGTCAACATAAAGGTGTAAATCAATATCTGAAAACTTGGACCAATTATAATTTGCTAGTGAACCAGTAAATCTAACATCATCAACAAATAAATCATCACCCAAGAAATCCATGAATTCTCCGGCAATCATTAACAATGCTTTTCTAATTTGTGGTTTTAATTTTGGTTCATCGCTTTCAACATCATCCCATATTTGAGGGTTCAATGTTTCTTGAGTTCCAAAAGAAGATAATATTTCTGAGTATTTATCCATCTTATATAAATACTCAAGATTTTATTTAAGGTAATTTTTTGTATTTGTATACTTTTGAAATTTTGGAATTGAAATATTTTCCTTGTGATTCTGACAATCTGAATTCTGCATATACATTGTGTGGTACATCTTCATATTCATAACGTGTACCATTTTTAAATTCTGTAATCATTGTTTTGTCTGCGGTATCATATTCAGTTCTAATAATATTAGATGAATTAATTTCATTAAGAATTTTTGTTCCTTTTATATCTTGTCTTCCTACTGCCATAATAGTATAAATATTAAAAGACCCCTGATTTTAGTCAAGGGTCTTTTTGTTAGGGTCTCATTTTTCGTAGTTGGTCTCGGACTTCAATCGCTCTTTCAAAGTCTTGTCTTTCAATACAATCTTTTAACTCATCCTCAATCTTTTTAATTTCTTCTTGGTCTCTTTCAAAAGTTTTGATTTTATCACGAAGATAAATTGCCAATTGGAAATCTTCTTTTTCAACTGCTTTGTCAAGTTGTTGTTTTAATGACTCCAAAGAATTTTTATTCTTTTTTGGTGGAACTGTTGAACTTGATGTTATGATATAGGTAAATTTTCCATCGGGTGTTGTATAGACTTGTTTTTCCCAATCCATACCATCATCATTTCCTGTTTCTGATTTATGTTCCATAGAAGAACTTTTAAAGTTAGGGTTGTAATCACCGAACATCTCGTTGAGTTCGTCCATCATTTGTTTTAGTGATTTTCTGCTGTTGTTTCCAAATAAGTCAAACATATTTTTTTTATTTTAATTTTTTTATGTATCTTTGTGAAACATAAATACAAAATTATGCCAAATCAACAGTACTGACATTTTGTCATACCATACTGACATATAGTCATTATTGTTATTTGAAAATAAAATGGTATATTTGTGGTAAGATAAAAGACTATGATTGAATCAATGGATAACACAGAAGGTAAATCAACACCTAAAAAGAAATCAGGAGGAACTCCTGTATTGGACAATTTCAGTAAGGACTTAATTAAAATGGCTCAAGAGGGTAAATTGGACCCTGTAATTGGTCGTGAGATGGAAATTAACCGAATTGCTCAAATCCTTTCCCGTAGAAAGAAAAATAACCCAATTATCATTGGAGAACCTGGTTGTGGTAAAACCGCAATTGTTGAAGGTTTGGCAATGAAAATCTTTAACGGGGATTGTCCTCGTAACTTGCGTGATAAACGTATTGTATTATTGGATTTAACATCCATCGTTGCCGGTACAAAGTATCGTGGTCAATTTGAAGAACGTATGAAAGTTATTATTGAAGAACTTTCAGAAAATCCTGACATTGTAATTTTCATTGATGAAATTCATACAATTGTTGGAGCTGGTAATTCTTCAGGTTCAATGGACGCATCCAACATCTTTAAACCAGCTCTTGCTCGTGGTGAAATCCAATGTATCGGAGCTACCACTTTGGATGAGTATCGTACCAATTTTGAAAAAGACGGAGCCCTTGAGCGTCGTTTCCAAAAAGTTGTTGTTGACTCTCCAAATAAAGCTGAGACTTTAACAATTATTACAAATGTTAAAGACAAGTATGAAGACTACCATAAGGTTAGTTATTCTGATGAAGTCTTGGAAATGTGTGTGAACTTGGCTGACCGTTACATTACTGACCGTGAGTTCCCTGACAAAGCATTTGACATTATGGATGAAGTTGGTGCCCGTTCTCAAGTAGATACCAAAATCCCTGAAGCATTGGAGATTCTAAAACAAAAAGCGGCAGAACTTAAACAACAAAAACTTGATGTTGTTAAAAGACAAGACTTTGAACACGCTGCTGAACTACGTGATAAAGAAAAGAAACTTCTTGAGCGTTTAGAACTTGAAAAAGCAAAGTTTGAAAAGGAACAATCTGAAAATCGTAGACCGATTGACCCTGAGTTGGTATTGAATGTAGTTTCTTCAATGACAAAGATTCCAGTCAACAAATTAAATGTTGATGATAAAATGGCTTTGATTGGAATGGAAAAAACATTGATTTCTGAAGTTGTAGGTCAGGATGATGCAGTGTCAAAGATTTCAAAATCCATCCGTAGAAACCGTCTTGGTATTAAAGACCCAAACAAACCAATTGGTTCATTTATATTCTTGGGTTCAACAGGTGTGGGTAAAACTCACTTGGCAAAACAATTGGCAAAACAAATCTTTGGTAGTTCAGATGCTCTTATCCGTGTGGACATGAGTGAGTACCAAGAGAAACATACCATTTCTCGTTTGATTGGTTCCCCTCCAGGTTATGTGGGTTATGAAGAAGGTGGACAATTAACCGAACAGGTTAAGAACAAACCTTATTCTGTAATCTTGTTTGATGAGGTAGAAAAGGCAAACAAAGAAATCTTCCATACACTTCTTCAGATGTTGGACGAAGGATACCTTACAGATTCTTTGGGTAGAAAGATTAACTTCAAAAACTGTTTAATTATTATGACATCAAACATTGGAGTTAAGAAACTTCAAGACTTTGGAACAGGTATCGGTTTTTCAAGTAACGCTTATTCTAATGAAGAACAGAAGAAAGAAATCTTGAAAAAAGAAATGAAGAATTTTTTCTCTCCTGAGTTCTTGAACCGTATTGATGATGTGATTGTATTTAATTCTTTGAATGAAGAATCTATCAAAAAGATTGTTGACATTGAATTGAAGAAATTAATGGGTCGTTTATCAGAATTGAAACTTGTTTTCAAATATGATGATAAATTGGTTTCACACATCGCCAAAATTGGTTATGATGAAGTGTATGGTGCTCGTCCAATTAAAAGAGCAATTCAGGACCAAATTGAAGATTTGATATCTGAAGAAGTCCTAAACGGAAATGTGGTTGAGGGTAAACAATATTCCCTATCGGTAAAATCTGAGAAAGTAATCATCAAATAAGTGAATAATATTCCTTATCGGTAATAAAAGTGGGGTCATTGACCCCATTTTTATTTATAAAGTTATAAGCATAAAAAAAAGGTCGTTAAGACCCTTTTCTATTAAATATACCACTGAGATTTTGCGTATTCTTTATCGTACTGATACTCATGTTTCTCATACCCAAGTTTATCAATCATTGCATATGCGGTCTTGATTGAATTATCCAAATCATCAATTACAACATACTCACTTGGTCTGTGGTAGTTGTAATATCCACAAGAAATGTTGATACAAGAGAAATCAAACTTCATCTTCAACTGTGAAACATCGGTGTATGGGTGAACCATATACTCACGTTTTGGCATGTATTCATCCAATACCTTATCAACAATGGTAAAGAATTCACTGTCACGGTTGAATAGACGTACACCAGAACAAACTTCAGTAACCATGTAGTTCAACGGTGCGTCCAACTGAATTGCGTAAGCCACATCAACAAAGAAGTTTGGGTCGGCTTTACGAGAACCCCAACATCCTGTTTCTTCACTAACAAAGAACGCCGCCTTTACGTGTGGTAAATCCAATAAAGCTGACATTGCTCCAAACACACCACATTTGTCATCACCACCAATACCGGTTTCTTTACCTTCAGGGGTGTAACCCTTAAGACATACTTTAAGGTTTCCTTCGTAATCAGGTAGAGTTTCTGTGTGAACAACAATCTCGTTCATTCCGTGAACAGTATCGGTATGACCAACCATACATGGATAAAGTTTTCCTTCAAAACCTTCACTTGTTTTGGTTGCGTAAATGTTCATCATTTCATCTACCACGTAAGGAATGTTATTTTCCTTAAGCCAGTTGGAAATGAATTCCACCATATATTCTTCATGGTACGTAGCGGTTGGAACGCTAAGGACTCTTTCTAATAAATCTAATCTGTTCATCTTACCACAAAGATACAACAAAATTATGAATTATCAAAAAAGTTGTAGATTATAAATAAAATCTTTGAATTTTTCAAATGGTAATCTCATTTTTTTCAAATCTCTTGTTTCCCTATTTTGTAGTGCAAACGTTACCCTATCATCTTCCATGTCCAAATCGGTGATTTTTAACATGTATCTTTTGTCACCAGGCATATCAATCCACTCATCAAAACCACCCAATTTTTTGATAAAATCATAATGGTCAATGTAATCACCTGTTATGTTTTCATTTTCATTGATAGTTTCTTCCATAGTGTCCAATAATTTTTCTATGGCACTGTTGGTACTACTATATTCATAATTATTAGTCCTAAACTCATATACACTATCAGCAATACTTGGGGGGTCAATATTTTCAAGATTAATAATTCTTCTCAATAACCCATAAATTCCAATATTAAACGTTGGATTGTATTTTTGATACGTTTTTATAAGGTCATCTAATTTAACGGTTTTTTTATAAAAAGTTCCCGTCATTGGTAATCCATATTCGGCAAACATATTTGAATAATCTTTTTCCAAATATTCTCTAATACCTTGTTCGGTATCAGCATTCATGTCATAAGTATATTCACTGGTTATGTTATCAACGGCATTTTCAAATGCTTTTGACAAGAATTCGGAAACTTTAATTCTACAATCATCACTATCTCGTTCTTTTAATCCCAACGTACATTCATATAATTTTGGATTAATAATTTTCATATACGTTTGAAGTCTTTTCATTTGTTCGTCATCAAAGTTAGAAAACAAATATCCCTCTTTCCATTCTTCTTCAGCATAATAACTATCAAAAATTTCACCTGTACCGTAACTAGATAATGAAATATCTAAGTACATTCTATCACCGTCACCTTCGTTCCACTCAAATAAATCAAAATAATCGCTATCTCTTCCGTTAAAATCTAAATTCAAAGTGACATTATCTTCATTATCTCTATTGTAACTGGTGATTAATGGGTCCACCCTATCAGCATTCCAGCTTGAAATAGTTCCGTCTTTAATTCTTTCAAATCCTGATTTTACTTTTCCACCACCCAATAGTTTTTCAATAACAAAATTCTCAACCTCGGGATAAACATGGTATAGAAAATCCACATCATGTCCAGTATCCGCAGCATCATACACAGTTGGGTCACCGTCTTTAATATATAAAGCAATCTTTTGTCTTCTATTTGATTTGTCAATAAAGTAATAAAGTTTACCGTCTTTGGTGTATTTGTTAAAATAATCTGGCTGTTGTCCCGCAGTACACCAACGTGTACCTGAACCATAATAACAAGAAGCATTATGTGTGATGGCTCTGATTCCCAATACATCACCATCTTCAAATACTTTTTCAGCTTCTTTTTTCGCCGCTCGTTCTTTTTCTCTTTTGGATGAAATCATTGAAAGGGCTTGTGTCAAATATCCCAAGGTATTAATATTATACGAATTAATATCTTTGGGCGATTTCATCACAACATCTAATTTTGGAAACGCCCTTGACTCAACACCGTCCCAAAGTTCTTTAACAGTACCAATTACTTCAGGTGTAATTTTATTACTATTTTTATTAAAAAATTCTATTTGTCTGATTAGCCCAGATATAAAGACATCAAAATCCGTAAACGGGTCAAAAAGAAATCTTTTGGTTTCAGTTTCAACAAAAGGAATGTATTTTGCACCTAACTTTGCAGTCTCATCAAATATTTTGTCTATAAAATCAGAGTCGTCAGGAAACATTTCCTTAACCCTTTTAATAGAGTCTTCTTTCTTACCCTCTTGTAAAAATATTTTGTACATTTCTTATAAATAGTTGTGCAGTTCAAAAAATGGTTGTATATTTGTATAAGAAAGGAAGACAAACTATGAAAAACATCATCACCACCATCGCAATGTTCATCTTGACTATCGCAGCTCAAGCACAAGTCTATCAGTTTCACTGTAAAGGTTTCTACAGGTTCGAACATACATCAGGGTTGAATTCTATGGAAGTTTTGAATAACGACCAAGAAACCAAATTGATGGGTCAAACATCAAATATCTTCTTCATCTTTGATAGTGTTAAAAATACAATGACCAGAGTGGATTCTTTTAACAAATCAGTTATGGTAAGAACCATTGTTGACTCTCATTCTGAAAACAACTATCAATCATTTACTGTGAGTTCACCTGAAGGAACTGACTATCTTTATATCTTTGACAAATATAACCCAACATTTTTGATGTGTGTTTGGAGAAAAGATTTGTTCATGACTCAAGGTTGGGTGTCTAAAAATCTTAAATAAAAAAAGGGACCAAGTAGTCCCTTTTTTTATAATAATGTTAAATATTTTTTAAGCTAATCCCAATTGATTTTTTTGTGAAAATTCTTTAAAAAATGGTAACGCTTTTTTAACCGCATCTGGTGGCATTACCTTCATACCAGCCTTTACTTGAGCTAAGTAAGTTAAACCATCTCTTAACAATAATAAATCGTTAACCATTGCTGATAGGGCGGCCATTGACATTATATTATCAAACGGCCTACCATCCATCATAGCTTTGTAACCACCTGCACTACCCAATTGATATCCAAGTGTTGCAATTGATTTGTTAAATGAATTAATTAAATCATTGCCCCAAATACCCTGTAAAGCCTCATAAGGTGTTCCTCCAATCAATTTTTTGTCAAAATCTTTTAAGGCTGAAGCCATAGATGTTAATGTTTTCCTATCTAAAGGTAATTTTTGATTAACAACCAACATGCTTTTATCCAACAACGGCTTTGTTTGGTCAGGTGTAGACACTGATGTAGCATCTTGCTCCTTAGTTTCCATTCTCTTTATTTTCAAACCATTAGGTTCTCCTGACATAAAGCCAACACCCATAGATTCTTTTATTACACGTCTTACGATTCTTTCTAAATCAGATTCCGTTAATCTTACAATTTTTTTTGTCATAATGAAATTATTTCTTAATAAATAGTTGTTGATATAAAAAAGTATATTTATATTTGTTGAAATGTTCTTTGAAATTATGGGGATGACACAGATTCGATTGGCGTAGTTAGTCAATGGGTGCATGTATGAGCTGAAATAACTCATTAAAAACTGGTTCAAAAAATTAAACGGAAACGTTTTAGACAAAATGGCGACTATCGGATTAATCCGTGAAAACGCTTCTGTAGTAGCCTAATCGCTATTACAAAACAGGTCGGGAGACATACAACCTAGGAACAGAAGTCTTTTAAAGGTGTAGTTTCTATCTTAAAAGAAACAAGTGGAGGATTAGTTCTCAGTAAACCAAACCACTATAAAATAAGGGAATTGTGAATTTCGGAACATTAGAAAATGTTGACCTAAACATGTAGTACCTCTTGGGTAAGACGAGCAAGACCGGGGGGCAGTACCTCGCATCTCCACCAAATAAAAAAACCCATCTTTACGGATGGGTTTTTCTTTTATATCATTTTTATATTATAGACAACCTGTGAATGGAATAAATTGTGGTTTGTGGTGTTTTCTAAGTATCTGTACAACAACTTTGGCGTCAGCCTTACTACTTCCTTTCAAAAATTGTTTTAAGTCCTCTACGGCTCTTTTACCGTTCTCGTCTTTTTCTAACATTAATAATTCTACAATGTTTACCAATGCTCCAATATGGTGTTTTGGACCACCAAAACATCCTTCAGGAACAACAACATCATCCTTCTTTTTACTATCGGCTTCATTAAGATGTGCAACTAAGCTTTCTCTTATAAGTTTTTTCAATCTATCCATGTCTATAAATAGTATAATAGTATAAAAAATTTTTGTCCTTCTATTGTCAAGGACATATTTATTGACTATAATTTAAACACACAAATAAAACACACACACAAAACATTATGAAAAAATTAATTTTAAGTCTTTTGATGGTTACTGCATTGGTTGCTTGTACAAGCCAAGAAACCGAAACAACTCTTGTTGACTCTACTTTGATGGATAGCACATGTGCTGATAGCACTTGTTGTGATTCTGCTAAAGTTTCTGTTGACTCTGTAAAAGTTGAAGAAGTTAAATCTGTTGAATCTGCAAAGTAATTAGACGGAAACCATCTTAAACAAAGAACCCCTCAAACGAGGGGTTTTTTTATTTTATAAGTCTTTTGAATTTTTGAATTTCTTCCATAATTTCTTTGGGAAGTTTGGATTCTTTTTTTGGAGTTGTTAATCCTTTTAAACTTGCCAATGCTGCAACAGGAGTATACACATTTAAAAATTTATCCATGATGTTGTTAAATCCTGACTTACCTGTGCTTTTAACTAACCCATCATCACTATCGTCACTATCGTCACTAACATCATTGTTATTTTTTTTATTTTTATCTTTATCTTTGTTTTTTCCAACTAATAATGAACCAACAAGGGCTGCACCGCCTAAAGCAGCAACTCCTGTTAAAATTGGTTCTGGATTAATTGGTTGTTTACTACCATCTAATATTTCAAAATGTAAATGAGGTCCTGTGCTTCTACCTTTATTTGGGTCATTAGGTCCACCACCACTTTCACCAATTTTTTCACCGGTAGTTACTGTTTCACCCACTCTAACATAACGTTTTCTCAAATGAGCATATTTTGAATAATAAGTTTTTCCATTTAACAAATGTTTAATTATTATTTGACCACCATAACCATTTGGGTCACTTGTATCATCAGATTTAAAAACTTCACCATCAGTAATGGAAACAACTCTTGTTCCAGAATCGGCTTTTAAATCAACACCGCTGTGTCTTCCAGTTCCTCTTAGACCAAAACCAGATGTTGCTTCAAATGATTTATTTAATAATGGGTACGTTAATTCCATAATAATAAATATCACATAATATTTTTTCGGATAAACTCATCAATTTTTGAAATGTCATCACCGATTCCTTTTATTGTTATACCTGAATTTGGTTCAGGATAATATACCAATGTTTGTTCATTTAAATGATAAAATAACCCATCATCAATTTTATCACCATTATGATTGATAATATCTTTTACAAAAATTTCTTTGTTTTTTCTTTTAAATCCAAGTTTGTATAACCCTTCAATAAAATCATCAACTTCCAAATCCAACTCATCTTCCAATTCAATATCCCAAAACTCCATCATAATAAATAAGGTTTTAATGAATTGGCATCTTGATATAATTGAGTTTTGAATTCTTCAGTAAACTCACCATTACTGGCAATTGATGTTGGGAAATCAGAAAACACCCAACTTACACATAAAACACCAATTAAATGTTTATCGGTATTATAAATTGGAACACCAGCGTGTGCGTAGTTTCCATAATGTCTTAATAAACTTTTGGTTGGTAAATCACTTATTTGATTATCAACATCAACATAAAACAATCGGTTACCAAGTGTTTCTGTTAAATACCAATTATAATTTGAAATTAAAATATTTTGAAATTTTTCTGAAATTTTTTCTAATCCATCTGAACATCTTTCATATGTCACAGATGCTTTTTGCATTGGTGCTTGAGTATAAAAAGTTCCACCATTATGAAATTGAATGATGTAAACTCTATCTGTAATGTACTTTCGTCTTAATTCTTTTAATGTAAAGTGGATTAATTCATCTCTTTGAATCTGTTCCACCAATTTTTCACGACTTTTCTTTTCTTTATTTTTGTCTTGGGTTTTTCTAAAATAACCCGCAGTCACCAACGCAACTATAACTGAAGCCACCGCTGTTATCAAAGTTTTAAATACATCTGCCCAATCCATTAGTAAAAATATATTGTTTAGTAAATAAATACAAAAAAACCTGATATAAATCAGGTCTTTTTAAATTTTATTCACCACTTGGTATAAACATCCATAACAACAAATATGTTATACCAATTGGAAATGGATAAAAAAGTAATACCACGGAAAATACACGAAGAAAAATTGGGTCAATATTCATACGGTATGCGATACCAGCACATACACCACCGATTACTCGGTCTACTTTTGGTCTATACATTTTTTGTTTCATTTGGTGGACCCTGTAGGGCTTGAACCTACGACCTACTGATTATGAGTCAGCCGCTCTGACCAACTGAGCTAAGGGTCCATTGTTATACAAAGATAATAAAAAAATTCTTAATCCCACCAATGTTCAATTTTTTGTTCAAGAATTTTAAATAATAAACGTTTAGCTTTATTGTGCTTATCTGTTACCATTTTAAGAGCTTCAGATGACCGTTTATCTAACTCATAAAACCCATCATAATATGATTCATTTTGTATTTTATCAATTAACCTAACACAAGTCATCATTAACTCAGCATCACGTTCAGAACTTTCATGAGAACCATATTTAACAAGATGTTTGGCTTGTTTTTCTAACTTGAATTTTAATACCTGAAAAACATAATGGTGGTCCCAATCCCTATCTTTCCATATTATCCAAAACCATTTATATAGGTTCTGAACTCCATACTTAATGTATTTGTGTTGGTTGGGTAGTTCCCATCTTACCCATCTGTAAAGTTTCCAATACCATTCGTTATATTCTGTGTTCATAGTTATGATTTTAGTAGACGAGAAGGGACTTGAACCCCCAACCTTGATGATATAAGCATCCTGCTCTAACCTGTTGAGCTACCCGTCCAAATATTAGTTGAAATGAGTACAATCCCCTTGAGTATTATCCCACGGGCATATGTACATTTCTGGTTGGGTATGTATGTAAACTCCATCAACACCAAAGTTGTCATTTTCACCATACAACCCAAGTGACTGACTTAATTCTGTCAATTCGGTTAAAAAATCTTCCTGCGTCATTTGAGTCTTGGGGTCCATGATTATTGTGTTTTGGAGCCTGAAGACGGACTCGAACCGCCAACCCCCTGATTACAAGTCAGGTGCTCTACCAATTAAAGCTATTCAGGCATTTATGTTTTAATATATATTACTTTCCTTGTTTTTTGTAAACATAAGTGATGGTATCACCAATGTTGTACTTCCTCAAAGAAGTAAACTCACTGCTGTCTGACATGAAATACTTGTACTTCCTGTCAAGTTCAATTGTGCTGTGAGGTGGCAATTGAACCATTGAATCAATAACGAACTTTTCAACTACATCACCTTTTTCAATCAAAGGTTTCTGTTTACAAGCTCCTAACATAGTGGCAAGAATAATAGATAAAATAATCCATAAGGAAAAATAAAGTCGGGGGTCTTTTAATATGTTTTTCATGTTACAAAGGTAATATATTTTTTTCAAAGTTTTTTACATAATTGTCAACTATGTGTTGAATTTCATTTTGATATCTACTATGAACATACTGATGATGTGTTGGACATAATGGTACCAAGTTTTTTGGTTCGTTATTTTGGTGATTATTGTCATAATGATGGATAGTCACAATTTTATTTTCACTACAAATAATACATTCTTTTTTGTGATAATTAAAACCAATTCTTCTATAACCGTTACGTTCTTGACTATCACCAAAATTTCCCCAATTTGGGTTATTTTCACCACTTCTAAAAAAGGTGTTTGAACAAGAATAAGAACATGTTGTTCTTTCTTCTTTCCCTCCAACTTTTGTTTCAAATTGAATATCACAAACAGGACACAATTTAATAACTGATTGGTATTTTATTTCTCGACTTCTTAAATGCGAAACGTCAATTTTATTTTCAACAATGAAATTTTCAAATTTTTTTCGAGTTTTTCCATTGTCAAAACCATAGAGTTTTTTAATAGCTTCAGCCCTTGTCTTAGAATTTTTAATTATTTCTACCATATATAATAAATATATTGATTGTCGTTAAAATTAGATTTGGTCAAATATTTTTTTAACGATTGTAGCGTAGACTGGATTCGAACCAGCGTGCCTCTGCTCCCAAAGCAGATGAGATAAACCTGACTCCTCTACTACGCTATTTGTTTGTGGACACTGTGGGAATCGAACCCATACGTTCTGATTGCAAATCAAACGGTCTGCCGTTGACATCAGGCCCTTTTATTTTTGCGGTCCCACCGGGAATCGAACCCGGCACTTTGCCGTGACAGGGCAATATTATAGCCGATTAACTACAGGACCGTAAGTTAGTAAACCCGGGCCCAACAAGCCGTGATAAACACGGAAGGGCCCTTTTTAAGATTTACTTTTGGAGCGAGAGACCAGGTTCGAACTGGCGACCCTCAGTTTGGTAAACTGATGCTCTACCGACTGAGCTACTCTCGCTTTTGAGCGAGTGGGGAGAATCGAACTCCCATATCCAGCTTGGAAGGCTGGAGTAATAGCCTTTATACTACACTCGCTTTTTTCGAGTCAGAGTAGTCACGGCCACCTCTTATCCTTCTGACTCTTGATGTAAAAGTGGCCAATGTGGCACGACCCAAGTTACATCCATTGGTTGCGGACCCGAGACTCGAACTCGGAACTATGGGTTATGAGCCCATTATGTTACCATTACACCAACCCGCGATTTATTTGTACTCGGTAGGGGAGTCGAACCCCTCTTTCCAGGATGAAAACCTGGCATCCTAACCGATAGATGAACCGAGCAATTATTTTTTTCTTACCAATACGTCAAAGAACTTTTTTGTTCTGTTGTCTTATTCAACAACAATACAAAGTTAATACATTTTTTTAATACTACCAAACAAACACAAAAAAAACCCATCCTTTCGAGATGGGTTTTTGTAAGATATTTTTTTACAATATTATCCCATCTCCACTTTGGAAGTATCAGCCTCTGTTGCTGGTGTGCCGAATATGAATATGGTTTTCATTGAATGTATTATTATTTGATTTCTTATTAAATATAATAAACTTTTAAAAAGTGTCAATTAAAACGCCAAAGAATTTACATAACTTACCGATTTTTGTACAGACTTTTCAATTGTTTTAATAATTGAGTCCAAATTTAACTCGGCAACATTACCAATTGAGATTCTAAACCATCCTTTGTTACTCTTTGAACCAAAATATTCAAACGGAACAATTCCCAACCCACAGGTATTAATTAAGAACGAAATATACTCTTCTGTGGATGAAAATGAATGAACATAACCCAAGTAAACCGAAATATAAATTCCACCATCAGGTTTTTGGTAATCAACATTATGACCTTTGTTTTTCAATTCTTCCAACTTGTCACAGATTTTATCTGATATAAATTCATACGATTTTGTTACATAGTTTATGTGAGAAATGTAATCTTCATAATCTACTCTGATGTACGCATCCAATGCTCGTTGTTCAGGTTTTGGTGCCCATGCTCCAATGTGAGACAAAACTTCGGTTATCTTTCCAATAATATCTTTTGGACCAAACAACCAACCAACACGAACACCAGTTGCGTTTAATGATTTTGAAATACCATCAGCACAAATCAAATAATCTCTGATTTCAGGACATAAAGTTAATGGGTGGATAAACAAACCTTCTTTGGTGATGTCAGAATAAATCTGGTCAAAGAACAAATACAATGGTCTTGAACCTACTTGTGTTGACCTGATTTTATTTTCTCTCACAATCAACTCACAAATACCTTTCAGAACTTCGGGGTCAATTACACGACCTGTTGGATTTTGTGGCGAACAAATGCAAACCAATGATGTTTTATCACTTATTCTACCGTCAACATCTTCAACGGTTGGAAAAAATGAATTTTCAGGTGTACATTCAATTTCTTCTTTTTGTGCATTATGTAAAAAACAATAGTGGTTATTATTCCAAGATGGTACAGGATAAATCACCTCTTCATTCGGATTTACCGTGGCTTTATAAACCGTATAAATCAATGGACGAACTCCACCACCAATTAAGATTTCTTCAGGTGAATAATCAACATTGAACTGATGTTTAATGTGTTTGGAAACAGATTCCCTTAATTCAAGTTCTCCTTGTGAGTTTGGATAGTTGGTTAAATCCCACTCGTAAGCATCTTGAATGTGTTTTCTTAATTTTGAGGGTATTGGCCATAGTTTGGAATTAAAGTCACCTATGGTTAGGTTAGATACTGGTTTTGTTTTAGCAATTTCTTTGATTTGTTGTGAGATTTTAATAATTTCAGAGCCAACAATATTGTTCCCTACATTTGATAATTTTTCCATTATCAAAAGTATAAGACACTAATAAGAATTATTCAAATATTTTACTATAAAATTTGTCAAAGTTTGGTCCTTTAACCAAACCACTTTTTCCTTGTCTGGCACTAATACCTGCCATATTTGACGCCGAAAAGAAACTACTATATTGACCAGGACCACTTCTTCTACCTATTTGAGTTAAAAATTCGTTCTTATTACCGACCTTACCTTCAGGAATGTTTTTAAGATATTCCATAAATGCTTTGGTTAACGCACCTTTACCTGTGAAGGTGTATTTTGACCTGGTATAAGTCTTAGACTTTGTTGGTGGATACCTATCTAACAAGAATTCATCTTCACTAAGTTCTTTGTATATTGTATAATAAAATTCTTTATACAAATTATCTAATAAATTACTAGTTCTTCTTAAAACGTGTTCAGGGTCACTCTGTCTATCCTCATCCAATATTAAAGTTTTAGTATAGGTTGATTTTTTAACAATATTTTGGTCCGTATTATATGGTATTATCTCAGCGTCAAATCTAACGATGTGTTTTCCTATCATTACTTGAGTATTATAAACCTTAAAATAACAATCAATAACGCCATCTTCACTATAAGAAGTTTTTCCTTCTTTATCAATTTCTACAACCTCCCAAGGCGTACTAATTCTAATACTCGTATTATCTCTATCACTATCTTCAACGCTTGGTCTTCCAATATAAAACTTTAATTTCCCACCTTTGAATTGGTATATCTCATTGTGGCTTGTAGTAACTTTTGGTATTATTTTATAAATAACATCCAAGACATCTTCTTTAGGGAATGATGTTTTATAGTCATTAACCATTGAATTATACGCATCTTTTGGCATATGAGCCAATACTGATTCTTTTTCTCTTGATGTCAATCTTTCGTCAGTTGAATCGTACCAAATTGAATCTGAATCAAATTTTCCATTCTTTGGTGCGTGAATGGCCATTTTGTAAAATTTATTATCCCTGTCAACATTTTTTAATATTAAATAATACAAGTTTCCATTTGAACTATATTGATTGAAATACGATGGATTACCTTTCATTGTTGTACACCATCTTGTACCTGAACCATAATAACAAGATGCGGTAAATGATTTTGGTTTTATAACCAACAACGTATCGTTTTCAAAAATTTTATCTATTTCTTTCTTGGCTAATTTTTCTGTCTGTTTGGTCTCAACGTCAGTTTTAATCTTTTGAGCTTCATTGAAAAAATCTTGTATATTTGTACTGTATTGTCTAAACTCAGGATATTTGAATTTTGATTTGTGTTTTTCAAATGTATCTAAAGAAGCAACAATCTTGTCAATTTCACTCCTCATTCTAAATATTAGAGTTCTTGCTCTGTCTTTGTCTAAAGGCTCAGCTTCACCTGAATAATAATTTACGGTATAATAATAATCCAAAATATCATTAAGATATTTGTAATTAGTCTCTTTTATAAAAGGTTCACCAATTAAAAAATCATACGCAGACGCATCATCCATGTAAGTGGATATCATCTTTCTTTCACCATCAATACTTTTTTGGAATTTCTTAAATGAGTCTTCCTTACGACCTTCAAATAAAATCATATATATAAATACTCACAATTATGTATTTGTAGCGAGGGAGGGAATTGAACCCCCCACCTCAGGGTTATGAATCCTGCGCTCTAACCGACTGAGCTACCTCGCCATGATTATTCTATGGTTTCACCATCCAATGTATAAATCATACATGAGGATGATTTCCCTGAATTATCCAAACAATCTTCAATTTCTAATGGTTGTCCTTTAAAAAAGACTTGACCGATAAAATCATAATCACCTTCTGGTGTTCCTATTGAACCTGATGAGTACGTAAAATCTGTCGGAGTTGGTACTGTGTCAGACTCAAGTGAAAATTTAAACATTCCACCTTTGTTTTCATCAATACTCAAATAGACATTTGTTGGTCCTTCTTTTTGAGGAAACGCATTATACTCTCTGTACTCATACTTTTCTTCAAAATCTTCAATTGTTTCGTATAAGTCGGCGGTTTCATCAATACCAAACTCTAATACTTTATTTTCTTCTTCATCAAGAAGTTCAAAGTGCATTGTACCATTGTCAAACGCTTCGGTTTTGTGAAAGATTTCACCGTCCCAAAAATCAAGGTCCAAAAGTTCATCTAAATCAAAACGGATTTCATGAAGTTCAGAAAAACCTTCCTCTTCCATTTTATCTTTAATAATTTGTATTTGTTCGTCAGTTAGAGATTTGCAGACTGCCTCAAAAGACCATCCATAAGTGTTAAGTGTGTATTTAGCCATACGGCAAATATAAATTATAAACCGTGATTCGTCAATTATTTTAAGAATCTTAATTTGTATAATGTTGAGTAAATCAATTCTTGAACTCCATCAATTTGATTTTGAATATAAGATTCTTTAACCGATGTCCTATTTTTTTCAATATTTTCATCTAATTCTTTAAAATAAGCTATTACTTGTTCTGTTGATTTGTAATCAACTGTTTTAATTGTTTTATAACCAGTAATTATTTCGTATTTTCCTTGATAACTTTCAACAATATTATCAACTAACCCATCAATTCCATCATAATATTCTTGTAAAGCTTTATGTTCAGAAAATGATGATTGTGATTTTGTCTGCCAATGAAAGATATGTACTTGAGACTGTGAATGTAATAATGTTGCAATCATATCAACCACATCGGCAGTTTCAGTTGCAGGATTTGATTTTGATGATAAACCATTTAAAAGGTCTCTTTTTGTAATTTCCATATCAATAAATATACTGATGTGTTAATATGTCTTAAACTTCATTTCTTTGATAACACAATTTCCAATTTTTTTATGTCCTGATGGTGCCATATGACAAAGTCCATCCCAACAATCCGATTTTGTAATCACACGAGTATTAATCACTTTTCCACCAACAATTTTTTTTATCAATTCATTCTGAAATTTGGAATACTTAACTCTGTAGTTTGGATTTTCTGGTGTGTTGATGCAAATTAATGGGTCAAATCCGGTAATTACAACTGGTTTAACACCTTTGGAATTACAAATGTTTACAATTTTTTGAATGTTCTTTACTGCGCTTTCAATGGTGATTTTGCTGTTATACATATCATTGGCACCTCCATAGATAAAACAATAATCTAAACCATTGTGAATAGATTCTTTTGCTCTTTCTAACATCCAACCTGTGGTTTTTCCACCAACAGATATGTTATTCATTCTCATTTTTGTTTTGTTGGATAGAGTATATTGCCAACCATTAGGATTTGATGTGTGAGAATCACCAATAAAAAGAACGTATTTTCCTTTTACATCCACAATTGTGTCTTGTGGTTTAATTTTTACCGTATCAATTTTAACGGTATCTTCAATTTGTTTATTGTTACCCCAAACTTTCCAACTTGTTATGAATCCTAAAATTGCTATAACAATGACCAAAATAATTGCTTTTACTAAATTTTTCATATTTTTTATTAAAAAACACTCTCAAGCTCTCTACTCCCAGTTCCGAGGAATTGTATCTTACTTAGCCCGTCTCACCACTGTGTGGGTACTTGAGTTTATGTTTTTGTAGTCAGGACAGGATTCGAACCTGTAACACCGGTTTGACCACTTACGTGGTTGCGTCTATCCATTCCGCCACCTGACTATAGTTGTCAGTCTCTCCTGACCGTCACCCCCACTCCGAAGGTATGAGCCTTCATATGTGATGCTGGGTTAGCTTTGTGGTGTGAACGGGAATCGAACCACGTGGCACGTAGGGTTTCAATCTACTGCTCTACCTGCTGAGCTACCACACCATTATTGTTATACAAAGTTAAAATATATTATCCAATTTTCCAAGCTCCAATTATGTGTTTTTTTATTTTTTTACCGTCCTCAGGGTTACCAATAACAACACCATCTTTAATGGTAAATGCGTGACCTTTAACAACCACCATGTAAGAACCAACAGGATATTTTTTAATGAACGAAAATGTTGTTGTTGCTCTTAATTTTTTAACACCTTTAACTACAACATAATACAACATGGTATTGTGTTCCTCAGAAATAATTTGAACGTCTTTACCGTTAATTTGTTTACCATTCTTTGATAACAAATTCATGCCAGTACCAAGTAAAAAAGTACCTTTACCATTTTTTCTCTTGAAAGTTTCTTTAACAAATTGGTGGGCGGAATCATAGTCCATATCCGCGGCTGATGCAATTGCCCTAACAACACAATCGTTTTTTTCAGATTTGGCAATTTTTGATTCAGTATATCCTTTGATTGCGTTTGAAGATGATATAAACCCCTTTTCCATACTACAAATATACAACAGGTATTTGACATTACAAAAAAATATTTTGCTCCCCGGATAGGATTTGAACCTATGACCTATCGCTTAACAGGCGAGTGCTCTAACCACTGAGCTACCGAGGAATGTTGTACCAAAGGTGGGAGTCGAACCCACACGTCTTTAAGACATTAGTTTCTAAGACTAATGCGGCTACCGTTACGCCACTTTGGTATTTTGCGCAAGTGGAAGGACTCGAACCCTCGCCAAAAGTTTTGGAGACCTTTATGCTACCATTACACCACACTTACGTATTTGTGATTCCTGAGGGACTCGAACCCCCACATCTTCTCGTCCGTAGCGAGATGTTTTATCCAATTAAACTAAGGAACCATTTGGGGTGACTGATGGGATTCGAACCCACGACACTCGGCACCACAAGCCGATGCTCTACCACTGAACTACAGTCACAGAGTCCATAGTTGGAATCGAACCAACGAATAACAGTTTTGCAGACTGTCCCTTTGAACCGCTCAGGCATATGGACTTATATTCTATAATCCTCCAAATCTAGTAAAAAAAGTGAGTTTTGGAGGATTATAAGTTTTGTGCCAGCAGTAGGACTCGAACCTACGAACTCAAATGAGAGCGGGTTTACAATCCGCCGCAATTGCCGCTATGCGATACTGGCATTTTTGTCTTTCCTGTTGGATTTGAACCAACGACATCTTGGATGTAAGCCAAGTGCTCTTCCAACTGAGCTAAGGAAAGATATTGTGACCCCATCGGGACTCGAACCCGAAACCCCCGTGTTAAAAGCACGGTGCTCTAGCCAATTGAGCTATAAGGTCATATTGTTACCCCTGAAGGATTCGAACCTCCACTAAGTGGACCAAAACCACTCGTCCTGCCGTTAGACGAAAGGGTAATTTATGGTTGGTGATACAGGACTTGAACCTGTGACCCCTACGGTATCAGCGTAGTGCTCTAACCAACTGAGCTAATCACCAATGTATTTGTGGGGTAGACAGGTATCGAACCTGTTCCTTCGGATTTTCAGTCCGGCGCAATGACCTCATCTGCCACTACCCCATTTTTGGTTACCAATACGTCAAAGAACTTAAAAACAAAAAAACCCGAACCTTGTGAGTTCGGGTTTCCTTTTTTAGGCTACTACGTGTTAACTTATAACACCCGAACTTGAAAATACGCGAAGATACCAATTCTGACAGAATTGAATGACATGTTTCACGATTTGTTTATTTACGAGTTTCATTGTGTTTAGTATTAAATATGGTACAAAGATACAAAAGTTTCTTGATATGTTAAATATTTTTTTCGTTTTTATTTTTTAATAACCAGTTGGCTCCGACTACAAACCCTTGTTTCCATTTTGTAATATCATCATCACACATCCCTTCACTGTATTGTTGATATTTGTCATCAGCGCCAATATGAATCATTTGTTGGATTCTTTTTTCTATAAAACCGGGCTTAGTTTCAAACTCAGGTTCTCCCAATTCAACCATACCATTTTTCCACTTTTTCCAAGTGTCAAAATCTTTTAAATCTTCAATGTTAATCATATTATTTTTTTAATTATAACCTGTCTTTTACAATATTCAATAAGTCCTCATTAAAAGGTACTCCATGTCTTGAATCAAATTCATCTTCCAATCTTTCAGTTGACATATCATTTTTCTTCAATAAAATATACGCTCCCAAATCAGCTTCAATTTCATCTTTTTCAGACCTCGGTCCGTTGTGTCCCAATAACAAATGTGAGATTTCATGAGCTTCAATAAATTTCATGTCATCCATAGTTAAACCATCATCACCCAAAAATATTTCACCGTCAATAAAAATTGTTTTGAATTCTGGTGCAAGAAATCCATAACCGTATTGGTCAAAAATTTTTCTCATTGCACTATAATTTGGATTTTCTTTGAATACCAAATTAATATTCATGTTTGGGATAAAACTACTTTTGTACGCTATGATGTCTTGGTCTTCCATTTTTATAATAAATATTCCAATACTTTTTCTTTTATGCCCGTTTGTTTAATGCCTTCTTTATTTTCGGGTGTTAATACAAAGTTCTTCAATCCCCAAGTCTTATCGTGCACATCCGTTAATGACATATTCAAATCATCAATTGCCACCCAATGTGTGATTACAGGATTCTGACCAATATATTGCGCAATCTCCAAACTACGAGTTTGTTCTAACTCCGATTTGTTGTGCCATGGGAAATCATCATAATCATCATATAAGATAGAATCGGTAAAGGCAATTGGTTTTTTAATAATACCTTTTGATTCGTAATATTCTCCCATCTCCTCAACTGTCGCCCAATTTTTCCAATCTGAAGATACAACAATTTCGGCACCTGTTTCCTCTAAGATTTCATTAAGAACTTTAACCGCCTCCTCATCAAAATTATCAAAACGATACTCAACGGGCATACTTAAAGTACTCATAGACAATTTACGTTTACCCCAACTTTTTTGTTTTTTGAAACGATTACCCCAATTATCAGACAGACATATCACACCATCGTGGTCCAAAAATATAACTTTCATAACACAAAGATAATAAAAGTTATTCTTGTATCAAAGAAATATCGTAATAAAAACTATTGTATCATATTTTACAATTTGACAAATATGTTGTATTTTTTTTAAAAAACTATGTCATATTTAAATACACCAATTCCCGTAGTAGAGGCTTACATTAGAGGAAACTTCTTAAGAAACCAAGAAGATTCTCACGATAAAAAATTCCCTTGTTACATTTTTGGAATGTCGTCAATTCCAGCACAAGCACCATTATTTCACTTTATCATGGAGGATGGGGCATTATGGTGGAGAATGCCAATACAGGCATTTTGTTGGAAAGAAGATGCACCTGAACAAGAACTTGATGAATTAGTGTTATGGGATTCATTTTCATATCATGTTGGAGCAACAGCATTCCCTATGTTAAAAAACAAGACATGTAAATTCATATCAAGACGTAGAGTAGAATATACGGGCAAATATTTATTTACCTTAGATTGGGGGTCATCTTCAGACATGGGAGACACAGATTTTGGATTAAGTGAATTCCCATCACAACACAAATGTGGTCATTTCATTGCCATGGATAATGGAAACTTTGCAATACAACCAAACAATAGGTTTGTGCTTCATGACCCATCGTTCACAGTAAAAGATGAATTGGTTATACATAGAAAATACAATACCACATTATGGACTGCTGAAAGAAATGGAAGATGGGTCACACCTGATACTGACATTATGAATTACGACCATACCGATTTAGAAAAAGGTGAGAGTAATAAAAAACGGTCAGATGAATATAATAAAATTGATTCCGAACGTTTAAAGAATGAAGGTTCAATTTAACCACCAAAATGGATTCTTTTTAGACGGGAGAATATTTTGTGAAGTTTACGGTATTGCGGAAAACGAATCAAATGATGAGTTATTAAATTCAGGATGGTTACCGTCAATGGAGGAAAAAAATATTTGGTATCAATCAAGAAGTCATAGAATAGAACTATCTAATTTTGAGATATCAAAAAAACGAAGACACATAATTAAAAAGTTAACCTGTGAAGTAAGTGATTATATTCAAAACCAAGAAATAGATGATTTCTTTCAAGAATACTACAATGATAAGGATTTTGATATTATGGATGATTATAATAACTGTTCAAAGTTTTTTGAACCAAAAATATTGTACTTAAGATTAGAAGGTAAATTAGTTGCGGTGGGAAGATACTTAGAAAATAAAAAGTCTAATGTATTTTTAAATCTTGCTTATGATAACAATAATTTAAAGTTATCTCTTGGTACTAATTTATTTTACATACTCGCAGATATTACCAAGAAACAAAATAAAGATTATTTGTATATCTATGAATCATATGATGATAGTTTTTCATATAAACAAAAATTACCTAACTTAAATTTTTGGAGTGGGACTAAATGGATATCAAATGCTATTTATAAATAAAAATGGAAGAGGGTAATTTTAAAGTATTAGTTAATACAATTGAAGAACTAAAAAAATATAAAAAAGTTCTTTTATTAACTTGCTCTAACAGAGGTGAAGAAATTTCAAAAGAAGAAACACCAAAATCTACAATTTTAGCAAAAGTAATACATAACAATCTTAGTAATTCTACAATAATAGATGTTACTAAACTTAAAATTTATCCATGTGAGGGAAATGTTTCTTTAATGGAAGGAAACGTTTGTGGTGTTAAAGATGCTCTTTTAGACGACCCTGAGAAAAATCCATCAGGATATCATAGATGTTGGGCTTCAATTCATAATCCTGACGATGAACTTTGGAAAATAAGCAAAGAACTTTTTGAATCTGACTGTGTAGTTTTTTTCGCGTCAGTTAGATGGGGAGCTGCTAATATGTTTTATCAAAAACTTATAGAAAGACTAAATTGGATTAATAATAGATATATCCCATATGGTGAAGACAACATAATAAAAAATACAACATCAGGTTTTATAATTGTTGGACAACACAAATATGGTGATGATATTGCCGAACTTCAGTATAACAATCACGAATATTATGGTTTTAAAGTTAACAAAAAACTATATTGGAATTGGAACGCCGAAAATATTGAATACGATGATGAAACCTTACAAGGATATATTGAAAGTTATCCCGAATTTTTTAAAGATTTTAAGATAAAAAAGAAACCTGTTCTTGATTAAAACTCTTCTTGATGGAAGACAACATCTTCATATGCATATTCATTCCAAGTAAATTTTAATGTAATTGTACCCGCTCTTGAATCAATCATGAAATTTCCAAAAGAACCTTCATCATTTTCCCAACCACCATACACTCCCAACATATCGTATAAATAATCATCTAATCCTGGTACACTATCTACGTTTCTTTCTGGTTTACTACCAGAATCAACATATAAGGTACCATCAATATATCCATCATCACCACCACCATTAAACGTAACTTCAGCAAATGGAAATATGTCCTCTTGTTTAAGAAAATTCATAATCTCTTTTAGATTTTCATCATCTTCTTCACTTCTTTCAGTTTCACCTGAAGGTCCGTCAACAATTTCTTGATAAGTTCCACTAATAGTAACTGTTCTTGTTTGGGGATATAACGCAAAAGTTATTGCATTCAAATTATCTTCATCAAAATCTGAAGCATTTTCACCAACATATTCGGTAATTATCTCACTAATATCAAATGGTAATTTTTGTGGTGTTTCATGTTTTTCAATTCCACAACCAAAATTTCTACCGTTATATGGTGTGTGATTCCAAGGGTCAACATCCATCTCAAGATACTCACAACCACGAGAAGATGCGTATTTGGATATTAATTCAAAAATTGATTTTTGTTTTGGGGTCATAGTAATAAATATCAATCATCTACTTTGAGGTCCAATGTTCTTAACATCCACATTGGTTTCTTTTCAGCTTGTAAAGCATCTATCCAATCTTTTGCCGTTGGAATATAATTAAAACAATCTTCTTTCACGTGTTGTTCACCAACATACCTGGTGTAGACAGTTTTACCGTCACTATTAACAAATGATTTACCAAAGATTTTTTCCATCTCAAAGATACCTTCTGAGTGGTGACGAAACATTCTATGATTTGAATGTCCAACCCACGCCTTTGTTTCATCTAACCAATCGTGTAAATGAATATAATCTTCAAATTTTCCACCAAATTTTTTGGCTGAAGATTTTGCATGAATTAAAGGATGTGCCATATTGAAATGATAAAACTAATTAAACAGAATGATAAAACGGCAATTGTTGCTACCGTACCAATATTTCTATAATAGGACTCCACTTGTTCTTTGGACCTACCTTGCCATTCGTCTTTATTCCAAAATTTCATTTTGTACCCCCGACAGGACTCGAACCTGTGACCTACGGTTTAGAAAACCGTTGCTCTATCCAGCTGAGCTACAAGGGCATTTTATTTAAATATTACTTGAATTATAATAATCATAACCGCCAAAGTCAAACTAGCCCATGTTTTTGCTGACATCCCTTGATTTAGAAATAAATATGTTAAAATCGCGTACATTACAATCCCAATTGAAAATCCCAAAAATCGTTGTGGCCACATTAAACCCATGAATGCTTTTTCACCGTAACCTGTTGCCAATATAAAAAGATATGTAAATGGTACACCTACAAAAGACATAATTAATGTATTTCTTTTTGCCCAATCCCACATAAATTGAGCATTCAGTTGAAACCATATTCCAGTTTGACCTATTAAGAAAAACAAACAAGTGAGTAAGAAATACTTTAAATTAATATTCATGTGATACAAAGATAAATCAAATATTTGACCTTTTCAAGGAATACACCTATTTATGTCTAAATGAACAACACGGCAATGAATATTGGGCAAACAGAGATTGTGTATCTTAACGGTACGCCTTCGTTATTGTTTGATAAACCTATGACCCTTTTGAAACGCCGAACCATATATTAAAACGTGTTTAGAAGGGTCCTGAGAAATCAGGACTTTTTTTTTACACATAAATTTCGTAAATTTGTAAAACATATTGTAATGGATAAAGTATTAGTATTAAACTCAGACTACACACCCTTGAACGTAACTTCGGTTCGTAAGGGATTTGTATTGGTAATAAAAGGAAAGGCTGAGGTATTAAAACAAGACTCACAAAAATTGTCATCATCAGTTAAAGAATATGTTAAACCATTAATAATTCGTTTATTGTCTTATGTTAGATTTAAAACACGAAGTGTACGGTTAAACAGAAAACGTATCTACAAAAGGGATAACAACCAATGTGTTTATTGTGGAAGTGAAAAGAATTTAACAATTGACCATATTATACCTCGTTCACGTGGTGGAAAAAACAGTTGGGTTAATTTGGTAACTTGTTGCTCATATTGTAATTTAAAAAAGGCAAATAAAACACCTGAAGAAGCTAACATGAAAATGAGATACAAAGCGTATGAACCAACTGTATTCTCATCTATTATTAGTTCTGACGTTGAGTGTTTATGGAATGATTATAAAGAATCATTTGTCTAATTCAAAAATTGTTCTTATATTTGTTAAACAATGCCGATGTGGTGAAAAGGTAGCCACGCAGGACTTAAAATCCTGTGGACTGTAAGGTCCGTGCCGGTTCGACTCCGGCCATCGGTACAAATTATATAAAATATGGATTACGGAAACGATTTCAAAAACTACTTTACCAAACACTTAGGTAAAAGTTCACTCAATCTTCATCATTATGATAGACAGATTGAAAATTCAATGACTCCTTACATTTTGGAGGAAAGGGAAATGAGGGTAACTCAAATGGATATTTTTTCTCGTTTAATGAGAGAAAGACTATTATGGGTTGCTGGACCTGTAAATGACAACATGTCAACCATTGTACAAGCTCAGTTAATGTACTTGGACTCGGTTGAGAGTACTGACATCACAATGCACATTGATAGTCCTGGTGGGTCAGTAAAATCAGGTTTGTCTATGGTTGATGTTATGGATTACATTCGTTGTGATATTCGTACAGTAAACACAGGTATGGCAGCATCAATGGGTTCAGTTCTGTTAGGCGCTGGTACAAAAGGTAAACGTTCTTCATTACGTTTTTCTCGTACAATGTTACACCAATCATCAGGTGGTTATGAAGGTAACATTCAAGACGCAGAAATTTCAATGAAAGAATGGAAAAAAATTAACGATGTTCTTTTTGATTTGTTGGGTGGGTATTGCGGTAAAACAACAAAACAAGTTATGAAGGACGCATCTCGTGATTTATGGTTAGATGCTAAAGAAGCGTTAGAGTACGGAATTATTGATGAAATTGTTGTTAAAAAAGAAAAAAAATAACCAATAAAAAAAGGGTTCCTCACGGAACCCTTTTGGTTTTAAAATCACCCCCTTTATTTTAGTTGATTTATATTAACAGGTTCTAACCTGATAATTTCTTAAGCCATGACTTTAGTTTTTAATTCGTCATATTTGTCCGAAATTTTACTACTAACTTTGGACATTTTGGGACATAAAAAGTCTGCTATTTTATCTTCTAATTTTTGAATCATTGAATCACTACCTTCTGCGTAATAATCCACTACTGAGTTTCTAAGTGCTGTTACAATAAATCCACTTGCACCTTTGTCTAAATTTGATTTTTCTTGTAATTCTTTTAGGTAACCCTTAATTAATGCATCTGCTAAAGCGTTTGTTGTAAATCTACAATCCGTTAATACTCTATCATAATCACTAACATTGATACTTGCAATAAATGTACTGATAACTTTAGCCATATAAGAACCTGAAGGGATGTTTAACACCTTCATCAACCAATCAACTAAGTATTCACCCATTGCTGATGGTAAAGCTGTTGCAGTACCACCAAATATTGATGATAGTGTTGCAAATAAACCCGCAGCTTCTTGAATAACTTTTGAATCGTATCCTTGAGTTCTTAAATAAGATACTTCAGCAATATAGTCTTCCATAAATAATTCCAAATCTTTATCAGTTTCAAATTTTCTGTTTTCAACTAAAAAATTAAATCTGTTTGTAATTATTTTACTTTCAACCATTAAATCTTCTTTTTTTGATTTAACTTCTAATAAATTTTTCTTTAATATATTTTTCACGTCTAAATGTTCACCTAATCTTTTACGGGCAGCAAAATTAATTGCAAATCTTTGTCTTGCTCCACCATAAGAACTAATTTGTTTAATGTCTTCAGGTACAGATGATAATAAACCCCAATTATCAATTTGGTCATTACAATTCATAATTTGATTTGCGTAACTATCTAATAATTGTTTGTCAATTTTCATGTTTTTGTCTGCAGCATCCATGTATAAATCAATTAATGTTTTACAAGCCTTTTTATTAACAATTTGACTAGTAGTAATTTTGTTAAGAGCATCTTCGGTTGTTTGTTGATTACCTGTTTGTTTTTGACGATACATTTCTTTTCCAATTAAAGTAAATGATTCAGAATCAATCTCAGATAATTTCTCATACAATGGTAACATTGATGTTAATGGTTCTTGTAAACTCCAACCCTGTTCAACTAAACGTTGTATTTCACCTTGATTTTTAAGTTCTGTTTTTTGTGTTTGAGTTTGTGTTGAAATTTCACTTTGTTTTTGTTCAGGTGATTTAAAATTTGCAATTGCTTCATCACATGTAAATGTTTCGGGAATTAATTTTACTTTATTATCTTGACCTACCAAACCAATTTTACCATCATGAAAAAAATATAAAGTATTTCCTTTTGCAGTTTTTGTATAAATCGCTTCGGGGTATTTTGATAAACCGGTATTTTCAATTAGTTTACCATTTGGGATACAACCAAATTTTACATATTCAATTAGTTTTTGTTTGTTTGTTGGCGGTTGTGGACCTGAAGCTAATTGTTCTTTTATATTTTTTTTCATAGTATTAATATTTTGATAAGATATTTGATGGTGACATTGGTACTGAAGATGCTGTACCAATTTCATTAGGGTCTTTTGTTAATTCATCGCAAGTCCAAGCACCTTTCGCCATTGGTTTTGAATTTGTGGCAGGTGCCACCCATGTCATATCGGCATAATAATATATAGTTCTATCATTTTTATTAATAAATTTGAAACCAACACGACCTTCAGATGTGTTCCATAACTTTGATGATGGTTGTTTTGATGAAATTACCTCAGCATTTTTTACAGGTAAACAACCCAATGTTATTGCTTTTTCTAACTTTGGGATATCAGGATTAGACTGTTCTTTTAATATTTGTTTTTCCATTATTATAATTCATTAATATCATCAGTTGAAGAATCCGCAACGGGACTTTCTTTTTGACATATTTTATCAATATCAGCATCGGTTACACCATTCTCATAACCATTGGCCTTTAATGCCGCTTGTGTTAACTTACCGAAATAAATATCATTTCTTCCTGTGTATGAAGTACCTAAACAATTTTGCAATTCTTTAATTCTTGTTGATTTACAACCCTCAACATATTTTCCAGTACAAAGTTTGTATGACATTGTGTTGGTAGCTGATGAACTACCACCTTTTTTACCATCTTTAGCCTCAACACCAGCCTTTTCTTGTTCTTGGGGTGTTAACATTATTTCAGTGTCTTCAATCATACCTGCAATAGGTCTTGTAAACATTTTCCATTCATCAGGACTATCAGTTAAATTGTCTAAAAATAGATATAACCCGCCAGCTATTTTCTTGTCTACAGCACATAAATCAGCAATAGTTGGTATTTTTTGTAATTCGGCAGCAATAGTATCTTCATCATCATCCCAAGTATCTTTAGAATCTTCAATTGCATATGCAATACTTCTAATATCCGATTTTGATAGTTGAGGAACTAACTTTGAAGCTCCTGCGGCACTACATGCACTCATAATTTTTTTAAAACCATCCGCTCCATTATCATAATTTGCGCTCCAATTAAGTAACACACCAAGACCTAATCCCGCAACAGCACCAACTGCAGTACCAACAACAGGAAAAACACTACCAAGGGTTGCACCTGCGGCCGTAGCCGCAGCTATTCCACCACCAGCAGCAGTTGCCCCAAGAATAGCCCCACCTGCACCACCAACCAATGTTGTTGGGTCCGATAAATCACCCGCAGTTTGTTCAAAAATTGTTTGTTTATTCTCAGTTAGAGTTTTTTTACTATCATATTTCATTAGTAATAACGCTCTTTCTAACGCTTCTTTACCTTCTGATATAATTTGTTGTTTCATATTATTTTATGTATAAATATCTTTCTTATAGTAAAGTATTCGCTTTACCTCTTGTTATTGTATAAGAATCTTTCCATTTTGTATTACCAAGTGGATTGGCAGAACCTCTTTTAATTCCCGTTTCCCATTTGGTAACTGCAGGATAACCTCCTCCACCACTAGTTGATGTAGATTCACCTTCTTGTTCACCCATTTCATTTTTACTTTGAGCTAGTTCGTTAAAGATGTCTGTTAATGTATCTATATCAAGTGTCTTGACTGCCATGTATATAAATATCAGTTAAAACATTTCTGATGGTGGTACGTGGTCATTTATTAAGAAAAACTCATTCATAAATGATATTAATTCATCTTCATCTATTTCTAACGAATCATCATCATCAATTTCTACCTCACCATCTTCCCATTCGTCATCATCAAAATCAAATAAATCAAAATTTTCCGTGATAACATTATAACCGTAATCTTCAATTTCTTGTAAGTCAAATTCCGTAATTCTAATAACTTCATCAGTATCAGTGCTCATTCTAAATCTAACTTCTAATAAAGGTTCTTTAATAACCGTTTCTACAATTTCTCTAACTTCCATTTGTTTATGGATAAAAAGTTTATTTAATAACAAATATCATATTATGTTGTAAAAGGATATAGTTCTTTAATAAATAAAAAAAAATCCCCCATTATTATTGGAGGATTTAATTATTAACTAATTTAATTAATTATAAAAATTTACTCATTCTTTGGAACATTTCCAAAGTAAGTTTTCTTTCTTTAGTAAAAGATTCTTGTAAATCTTTATCTACTTCTTCTTCAACATTAAACTCACTATCATCATCACCTTCTTCTGGACCATCAGATGTAAAAGTATAAGGTGATTTAATCATTGATAAATCCATATCATTTTCGGTGTCTTGACCTAAACCTTCATCACCTTCTCTATCAACATCACCAGCATCGTGTTGGAACGTGTCTGATGGTCCACCACCAAAGGCCATACCATCTGATAAATTACCAAACATGTCACTCAAATCATCACTTGGGTCATATCTTTCAACATCTTCCATTGAGTTATAATCATGGTGTGGGTGTTCTGAATCATAATCATCTAATGTTCCGTAAACATCTTCAGGACCGTGAGATTGGAATTCGTATGCTGGTTCTACATCTGAAGCAACTTCACCATCTTCAAAATCTTCTTCTAATGATTTGTTACTTGAACATTGTTCACACATTTCTTCTTCCATTTTTCCACCACATTGTTCACACATTTCTTTATCAGTTTCAACGTATGATTTTCTTTTTTTAGATTCATTTATTCCCATATTGGTATAGGCTTTAACTTCACCTTTGTTATTAACAACCAAACCTTCTTTGTCATTTGCAAAGTCTTGGGTATATAATGGTTGTTCATTTGCCACTGGACTTGGGTTTAACGTTCTATAACCGTTATAAACGTGTCTATGTTTGCTGAGGATGTTTTCTTTTTCCTCAGGTGTTACTCCTACAAAAAATGCATTCATATCTTTTTCTATATAAATAGTTGTGGGAATGAAAAAAAGTTGTATCTTTGTATAACAAATAACCACCACCATGACAACAGAACAAAAAGTCCGCAACTATCAAGGTAACAACCAATTCTTGAACAGCCTTAAAGAGTCTTTGACTCGCTACCCATCTTTGACTCAACGTCAGTGCGAAATTGCTGACAGAGCTTTAAAAAGTATTGAGCGTAATGGTGAGTTGGTAATTTCAAATCTTTCTGAGGATTTGCAGTTGATTATGAACTACACAGGTTCTAATGAGTTCATCTTGAAGATGAAAGACAGTTACGCTAAATGGAGGGACTTGTCTGAGCGTCAAATTTCTGCGGCGGTTAAATCTATCAAAAAAGAAAAGACCCCAACTATGGAAATTCGTGTTGATTTGAAGAACGAATCTATCCGTATCAAACGTGGTATCGCTTTGAAAATCAAAGAAGAGTATGGTTTGGAATTCATGCCAATCTTGGTTGACTTGGTTGGAACAACTCACATCAGTGCCAAGGCAGTAAGAGTTCGTGCCAAATTGACTAAAGAAAATGGTGATGTGTGTCGTTGTTGTGGAGCTGAGTTGACTGATGAGTTCTCAATCTTGACTGGTATGGGTCCAGTATGTGCTAAGAATTTGAGAGTAAAATACATCAAAGATAAAGTTGAGGTGGCTCGTTTCCACGAAGAATTGGCACTTCGTGTTGAAGAAATCGGTGAGTTTGAGTTATGGTTACCAAAATCTCAAATTAAAGAATACGTTCAAGGTGGTCGTTTCAAATTCTTGGCCGAAAAATTCTACAACTAATTGACTATGTAGAATAAATAAGTTAAGTTTTCAATAAGGGTTTCCCACACAGATAATTTAGAGTAGTCGTAGTATCTTGGTAATTTATTCTGAAAGCCCTGAACTCTGTGTGGAACCTTTTTATTTGAACTTAACTAAATGGAAACAAGAGAAATATTAGAGATTGACGAATATTGTGAAGGTTCAGTTCTTTTAAATGGGTATGAAAATGCCATTATCGGTGTTGTTGACTCATTTGAAGGTCGTAGAATATTGTACTCAAAACAACAAATAATTGATAGTTTGTGTAAGGACGAAATGACTTGGTTAGAAGCCGAAGAATATTTTGACTACAATATCAAAGGTGGGCATTTTGGTGAGTTGTCACCTGTTTTTTTGGAAACTACGGTAATACCAATTAAAACACACGGGGAATACAGATACGAAATTATTTCTTAAAGTAAGTTGAGTATAAACTTGTGTACATTTCCATAACCGCTCTACAAACTTTTTGGAAAACACTATTGATTGTAGTATCGTTAAACTCCATATTTTTTTCTTCCATAATTCTAATTGTTTCAGAAACTAAAATTTGTCTTACATCATCAACATTTTCAAATAATTCAGGATAATCATCGGGTTCACCATCAAACTTATAAATCAATTTATGTAAATTGTGTGAGTCTGTCATTAAAAATGGCATTGCCTGAATCATATTAACCAATCCTGATTTTTGCACAAGTTTTAGATAATCAAGAACTGGTCTATAATCCATATTCTTGATAATGTCTTTATGTTTTGATAACGTTTTTAATTCATTACCAAATTCTTCAGTTGTTAAATTTTTCTTTGATTTAACATCTGTTGCTAACACCCAACTATCTGTATCAGGTAATAAATCTAATGTAGAACCATCATCCCATTTAACATTATATTGGTATCCCATATCAAACGGAACTCTAACAATTTTAAGTACGGTACCTTTTGTACCCATACGAACAGCACTATATGGGTCATCCATATGAAGTAAAACTATTCTATCACCAGGCTCTAATTTTGGATTTAATTGCGACATATTATACAGAATAAATATATCAAAGTATTTATTAGTATGGATGTTTTAATTACAGAAAGTCAAAGAACATTAATTTTGACCGAAAGTTTAAATGATACTTTAAAAACTATACATGAACATGGTATAGATTTTTCAGCTAGTTTATATAAAAGAGTTAAAAAAAGATTAGGTTTTAATTTTAAAATATTATTAACCTTTGGTGCCGCTGTTGGTGGATTGGTAGAACCTTTGGAAAAATTTTTACAAGGAAAATATCCTGAAATGACAGAACAACAAACGCTTGTGGTGATTGTGGCTACTGTTTGTGTCTTGTTTAATGAAGGAAAAAACATTTTAAAGGAACTTTTACCTAAAATTAAAGAAGAGGGTTTAGAAGACATATTTAGAACTTCTATTGTTAAATCAAGAAAACTTGTAACAGCCTTTAAAGGATTTTTAGCTACCTTAGGAAACTCCGCTGCGTTTTTAACCGATGTTATTGGTTATATTTACATGATACCGTTAATTGGGTATCTAACCATGGCAATTCAAGGACATGATATGTCATCAGATGATGTTTCAAGATTGGTAGAAAGAATTGCGGCAATTGGCGTATTTCACATAGCATCTTCAGTTCTTGAAGAAATTGTGAATAGAATTATTAAAAAATAATTATTTAATATATTCGTCCATTAGACGAGCAACAATTTTATCAATTGTTGATTGTTTTAAATTATACACTTCTTTTCTTCTATTGAAAAATTCCCTCATTACATCTTCAATATTTCTACCTTGTATTTTGGCTTTTCTTTTGAATCCCGCAACCTGAGCTTCAATTTCATGTTGTTGTGTATAATACCTTAAAGGTTGTTTGTATTCCTTATCAGGAAATTCATATCCCGAATATTCTTGTTTTCTGTGTTCCAATTCATGTCTTATGTCATCATTTAGTTCACCAATCAATTCATAAAAAATTTCATTACCAGCCTTTTCATCAATATCAACCTCAACTTCAATTTTATCTTCACCTTCAACCCAAAAAGCCTGAACATCAAATGGTTTTAATAATTCATGTCTATGTTTTTTTGGTGTTGGATTCATTTTCAATACCAATTCAAAAGGTGGGTGTTGACCAAGATTGTACTCAGGAAATGTGATTTCTCTTTTACCTCTTAAATTCTTTTTTATTTCAAAAACCATATCTCTTACAACATCACGAACAGTTTTTCTATACCCTGAATCTTCAGTAATTGTTTCTTCTTCACCAACAAGTACAGGTTTTATAGATGTCACAATAACATCCAATTCAGATACTAATTTTAAGGCTTTTGTTATTTTATCTGCAGTACCATTTTTAATTGGGTAAAAACGTAATAGATTTTCACTATCCCCCCAAATTTCTTTGTATTCACCAGAAACAAGTTTACCAAGTATAGTTTTTGGGTCAACATGTAAAGTAACCTCAACAAGGGCGTGGTCTTTCCACTCACCCACAGAAATCATCGGTTTGATTTTGTCAATTTGAAAAGTAAAATCGTAACAATCTTGGTCGGCATTCTCATCATACCTCAAAAAATTACCACACCAAGTTAATTTTTTGGTTTTGAAAATCTTATTAATCTGTTCTATGGTTGAATTGTCCATTGAATATAAATATCATAACCTAAAGTTATTTCTGTATTGGATTGGGAATGATATACCGAAACCAAAACGAGTTGTGGTTGATTTGTAGAATGATAATACAATATCAAACGAATACGGGTCTTGACTAATCAAACGAATTGGGTGTAACGATACACCAAATTCAGGACGCAAATCAAAATTATTTATACCTTTTGGTGTTATTTTAATACCACCACTTAATCTAATTCCATCTTTCATATACCCCTTAGAAATACCCAACCGATTGATTGCGTTGAATGGTGTGTAAAAAATACTACCACTGAATAAACCACCATACTTAACACCCAAGTAAATTCCAAAGTCTTTTTTATCCAACCCGTTAAACCCAGTGATTAAAGATGTGTCACCCTGAACCAAGATAAAATCACACGTCCTACCATTATTGTAGTTCGTCTGTGCCTTGGCAGATATTGTCATCAAAATAAAAATTAAAATTATTAAGCGTTTCATAAGACAAAGATACATAATCAATTTGATTTCCACAAATAAATTTATATATTTTTATTATGGAATTATTGAACACTCACCCAATCAAAAAATCAGATTTAGGTTTTCACGGAAATTTATTTGGGGGTAAAATACTTGCTTGGGTTGATTCAGCGGCATCAGCATTATCAATGCAACTTTGTGATTCACCAAGATTGGTTACAATTGCATTAGATGAATGTAGATTTATTAAACCCGGTAAAGAAGGTCAACTATTAAAAATATATGGTAAACCCCTTAAGGTTGGGAACACATCAATCACACTTTATTTTGAGGCCAGGGCACATAGTGTTTATACAGGAAAACAAACCGTCATCTTACATACACAAATCACCTTTGTGAGAATTGATGATGAGGGAAACCCAATTCCAATTAGTGACAGAGCGAAAAATAGGATTAATCAAATTATTGATGGTAGTCTTGATATTTTAGACAAAACTATATAAATTTGTATTTATTATCACTACGGAGGTTTGGCAGAGCGGTCGATTGCGTCAGTCTTGAAAACTGAAGATGTTGAAAGGCATCCTGGGGTTCGAATCCCTAAGCCTCCGCAAAATCTTGGGACACCAACCCAAGATTTTTTTTTGGAAGATTGGCAGAGTGGTAATGCAGCGGTTTGCTAAACCGTACATCCTTAAAAGGATGCGTGGGTTCGAGTCCCTCATCTTCCGCAAAAAAAGAACCTATTTATTTGACTCGGTTTTTTTTATTTACTATCTTTGTATCAAATAATTTAATCATGACAAAATTAAAAAAGTTTAAAGAAACCGTACCACCTTGGATGAACCTATCACTTATTGATGTGTTAGAAATGATTGACCCATCAAATACTAATAAATTTTTACCTATGTTGACAAACATTGTTGATTCATCATTCAAAAATAAAGTTGGTGATTGGAAAGAAGACACTATAGATTATATTCGTAGAATTGAAGATATTGCACCACACTTAAAAGGTACTTTTGATATTTTAGACCCATCATTTGTTTTTAGTTTTTGGAGTGGGTTACAACATATTCCCAACAATGAATTAGATTCTTTAGTAGACTTTATTGAAATGTATGAAAAACATCAAATTACTGGTGTAGATATTAATCAAATAAAGACTTTGACTGAAATTGAAAGTGTCATCAATTTAATTAACATAAAAAACATAGGAAAAGAGTTTTCTAAACAAACATATGTTGATTTAGATACTGAAAAATGGTTGGTTATTAGACCGTTAACCTACGAAGCATCATTAAAATATGGAGCACATACTAAATGGTGTACCGCAGCAAAACATAACCCATATCAATTTTTTAGATATACTGAAGAGGGTGTTTTAGTTTATTGTATAAATAAAGATACTGGATATAAATTAGCGTTTCATATGTTTAGAAATGGTAACAAATTTTATGACATTTCATTTTGGAACTCCGTTGATGAAAGAATAGATTCTTTATCAGCTGAAATTGATTTTGATGTTTATCAGTTAATTAAAAATATCTATACATCTTCAGAAACTAAAACCAATAAAGAACTTGGTGGTGAGTATTGGGTACAATCTCATGATTTACACATGAAAGAAGATGAATTATCACCAATACCTCTTGGAGATGGTGAACCAATTAGAACTGTTAACAGACGTGTTAGAAATGAAGTTTCAATAATAATTAATGAACCCATGGAACAACAAATTGATTAGAGTGGGCCTATAGATTATGATGGTGGATGATGGTCCACTTTCCATCATAATCTTCAACCAAGGCTGTACAACTTTCACACCAATCACCTGAGTTCATATATTTTTCACTCAACTCAACTTTGTGAATGTGTCCACAAACAGCCACATCACAATTTTTTTGTTTGGACAAAAGTACTGCGTTTTTTTCAAAATCACCAACAAAATTAACCGCCGCTTTAACACCTTGTTTAATATCATTAGATATTGAATAATATGGTAGTTTTCTGAGTTCTCTGTATTTGTTATAAACTCTATTTAACCACAAAGCAAAATCATATCCAATAGAACCTATTTTTGCAATTAGTTTGAATTTTGATGAGAATACATCTAAAACATCTCCATGAAAAATATAATATAATCTCTTATCAATACCTTTATACATCAAATCTTTTTTTATTGTAATATTACCTAATGTTAGTCCCATGTAGTTTTCTAAAAAATCATCGTGGTTACCTTTAACCCAAACCACATTAGTTCCTTTTTCAGCCATCTTAAGTATTTTTCTAATGACTTTAGTATGTGAATCTTTCCATTTTGAACCACGTTTCATTGCCCACCCATCAATAATATCACCATTAAGAAATAAATTATGACACTCAATTGTTTCCAAAAAATTAATAATATCTTTTGACCTTGAAGCTTTTGAACCTAAATGTAAATCTGAAATTATAACCGTTCTATAACTCATGACCAATACGAATGTGTTTTTTCAAAAAAACTTTGGTTATTTCTATTAAGAAAAGAAAGGAACATTAATTTAGCCATGTACCAAACACCTTTAGATTTTAATCTTCTTGATGATGTGTGTATTATATTTTTTGATAAAATAAAATCTTTTGAGTTAACTTTTTTACTTAAGTTATAATCTTCAGCAAATTTATCATTTGGATTAAATCCACCAAGTTTAAAATAACTTTCAGTATTAAACAACATAATTCCACCCAATGCAAATGGTCCTGTTATTCTGTGAAATTTTTGTATTAAATCAAAAAACTTAAAAAAGTTGTTATATTTGTTATCTGCGGTTCTAACTTTACAAGTAAGTAATGAACCTTTTTTAGTAATAATTTCATTTAATATTTTTTCTAAAAAATCTGTATCTTTAATTTCCATGTCTGAATCCAAAAACAAAGTGTATGGTGTTTCAGACATTAAACCACCTTGATGTCTACCATAAGCTGGATATCCACCGCCAATTATTAAAATTTGAATGTTTTTATTTCTTTCAGAATTTATATGATGAACTGTTACCATATCATCACTAATGTCAGCAACAATCACCAATAAATCTTTAGAATTTTTTTGTTTGTTAAGAGAATTTAAAATGTTTCGGACATTCTCTTTTTCATTTTTACACGGTATAACTACCGTTAATATATCTTGTAATTCCATACATCTATAAATAGAAAATGGAATGTTTGAGAATATTATATTAATATTAAATTACTATAGAATTAAGATTTAATACCCAACTTTTTTCTATACTTTGATATATTACACGCCCAATATACAGCTTTGGTTTTGTCATGTTTTGTGTCACATTTGTGACGTACTCTAAAATTTTTCTTTGTTTCGGGCTTGTTATTTGGGTCACCAAATTTAACCATTTTAATATCACCACTTGGTTCTTTTACATACACAGCAAATTTCTTTAATTTACCTGAAGTTTTAAATGGCGAATTTAATTTAACATTTTTTCCGTTATATTCAGCCTCATTAATAGATTCATCATCCTCTTCTATTAAAAATGGAATATCTAACCAAACTTCATCACCTTCAAACATTGCTGTTTTTCCAATATCAGTTTTTAATAACCACTCATCATCTTCACAAAGTTGGACTAACCCATTTTTCCAAAGACCACGTGTTTCATTTATTAACGAAAAAAACTCATCTGAAAATGGTATAAAAACATTTTCAACTAAAGGCAAATCATATTCTTTGTGATATTTTAATCCTTCTGAGATTTCAACACCTTCTTTTATTAGAATACCTTTTTTTGGTAAGTTTTCTTTTAATATATAACGAATAAAATTTTTCATTATTCCGGCCTCAATACAGTTAATGCTTCAGGATATTCTTTACTTAAGAATTCTTCATTTTTTCCTTTATATGGTATGTTCTGTAAAACATATCTTATTGAATTTAATCCTGACACTCTTTTATCTGACGAATCTAAAATAACCCAAGGATGGTTTACCGTTGATGTCCTATCAAATAGTTTTTCTTTGAATTCAGTAAATCTATCCCATAAATCTAACATCTTTTCATCATTAGGTGAATATTTCCATTTCTTTAATGGTGAACTTAATCTTTGTTTGAATCTTTTTCCCATGGTTTCTTTATCAATTGAGAACCAAAGTTTGAAAAGGAAATCTCCATTTTCTACTAGTGAATTTTCAAAGTTCTCAACGTTTTCCATAAAGTCTTCATATTCTTCAGGAGTACCATAACCAGCAACAGGTTCAACTAAACCTCTGTTGTACCAACTTCTATCAAATAAATTGATTTTACCTGGTTCAATTTGTTTTCTATATCTACCCCACCAATCAGCTCTATCATCAGGTGTTGGAATTCCAAGTTGAATAACTTTAAATCCTTTTGGATTAATATTTTCTGTGAACTTTTTAATTGATGAACCTTTACCCGCACTGTCTCTACCTTCAAAAACAATAAGAACGGTTTTACCTGTTTCAGCCAACCACTCTTGTAATTTAATTAATTCAACTTGTAATCCGTATAGTTCTTTGTTAAAGATTTTTTTAGGTACAATTGAAATATCTTCATTTCCAAAACCAAAATCATCAGTTTCAGGTTCTATACCATAAATTCCTTTTTCTCTAAACTCTAATGATGTAAAGATTCTTAAGAAATAGTCTTCAACATTTTTCTTACGATTACCTTTTTTCAACATCACATTTTTAAGGTTTTTTTCAATCAAATCAAAGTCAATAATGTTGGTCTCACCAAACTTAATAACCTTATCAATAAGTTTTTTAATCGTAGATGAATATAAACCACTAAACTTTATAATGTTTAGAATATTTTGTGCATGTTTGTTAATAGAATTTAAATCTTGGTCTTCTTTAATAAGACCCATCATTGTTTTTATTTTTTTTACTTCTGTTATTAAATCAAACATATATATAAATACTCAGTCACCCTAAAACCTTTTTATTTCTTTTTCAGTGTTCTAAATCAACAATAATTCAACAATTAATGATAATAGTGTAAGTTCGGGGAAAAATAATAAAAACAATACCCAATTGGGTACAAATATGACTAAAATGGGGTTAATAATGCCCGATTAGGTACAAATAAGGGAAATATAGGTCAAAATAACCCAATTTATGGCTCAAATTTACCCCAAAATGAGCTAAATTCACCCCAAAATGAGCCACAAACGGGTAATAGGTCAAAATTTAGGTCAAAATGGAGAAAATAGCGGTAATTCAAGTAATTTGGGCGGTAATATGGGGAATTCAAGTAATTTGGGCGGTAATATGGGGAATTCAAATAGAAATACACCTCAAAATGGTGAAAATATGGGTAATTTGGGGTTAAATATGGGGAATTCAGGTGGTAAAAATGATATTAAAAATTTTACTATGGGTTTTAACCTATTCTTGTAAGGTAATATTTATAGTAAAACTAAGATACTATGATATTAAAAAATGGTTCAAAAGGAGAAGAGGTTAAAGCTCTTCAAAAAAAATTAGGATTAGTTGCTGATGGTAACTTTGGTCCTGGAACTGAAAAAGCAATTAAAGAATGGCAAATAAAAAATGGATTGACAGCTGATGGAATCATCGGACCATCATCATTAAAAAAACTTGGATTAGGTGCAACACCTGCAGTAATCAAAGAAGACGTTGTTATTCCTAAAGGTAGTCCAATCAATTTAGAAAAATTAAAAGGACATATACCTGACTCTGTAATTGCACAAATTCCAACAGTAATGGAAAAATTCCAAATTAACACTCCTTTAAGATTGGCACATTTCTTGGCACAATGTGGACACGAATCAGGTGGATTCAAAGCAACACAAGAAAACTTAAATTACTCTGCGGATGGTCTTAAAAAGATTTTCCCTAAATATTTCCCTGGTAACATTGCCGAATCTTACGCAAGAAACCCTGAAAAAATCGCATCAAAAGTTTATGGTGGTAGAATGGGTAATGGTGGTGAAGAAACTAAAGAAGGTTATAAATTCAGAGGTAGAGGTTACATCCAATTGACGGGTAAAGAAAACTATACATCTTTTGCAAAATCAATCGGTGAAGATACTGTCTCAAACCCTGATTTGGTTGCTACCAAATACGCATTGGCGTCAGCAGGTTGGTTCTTCAGTAAAAACGGATTAAATGCAATTTCTGATAAAGGAGCTAACGATGCTACAGTAACATCTGTTACGAAACGAGTTAATGGTGGGATAATAGGTTTACCTGATAGAATTAAACACTTTAAAGAGTATTATCACTTATTATCGTAATCCTCAAATAAAATTATTTTTAAGAAAAGTGTTGTTAATTCAACACTTTTTTTTATCTTTGTTGTATGAACACAGTAAATGATGATTTTAGTTGGGTAATAAAGGTTTTAAATTCTTGTGAAACAATTAGCCATGTTATGAGTACCGAAAAACTATTTGATAATTTTAAAAATAAACACAAGGATTATTTTAAGAGTTTGGGTAAAAACAACCTTCTTAAAAAAACTATTAAAAATGAATTTAAAACTTTAATGAGAGAAAAATTAACAATCATTAAAAATGCGTAATTTTTTACACTAATACGTGAGATTTTTTTAACTTGGATATATTTATATATCTCCACCTTCGGGTGTCTTTTTATATATACCTTTTCCACAAGACCCAAGAAATTGGGTCTTTTTTTTACCAATTTTTTTTATTACATTTGAAAAACTATGGACAAACTAAATCAACTCTATCATTTTATGGGATACAAATTTTCCCAAACAGTAAAATGTAATCACAATGAAAAATTGAATGAAGATGTGTTTATTCAATCAAAATGGGAATTACCTCATTTAGAGTATTCAATTGAAGACATTGTTCGCATGGAAGATAATGGTGACATTATCTCATATTTCCAAGATGTATATTGTACACCATTTTTTTGTTGGGATGGCGCAATGGAAGTGGTTGATAAAATTGAATTGACTCCATGTAATGATGGGTTCCCATTTGTTATTTTATCGGGAAAATATTTCAGTATTGAAATTGATGGTGAACTTTTTGTAATTGAAAGAGAACACTCAGATAACAAATTAGAAATTTTAGAAGAATTAGTTTATGAATTCTTAAACTATTATTATACTAATGTAGAAAAAAATAATTAACTTTGTAATATGAAACAGTATATCTATTTGGATGATGTAAGAACTCCCACTCAGGGTGTAGGTGATGATAACCAGCCTTGGGTGGTTGTTCGTTCCTACAATGAGTTTGTAGAGAAGGTGAATGAGATTGGTTTGGAAAATATTCAATCTATTTCTTTGGACCATGATTTGGGTGATACTGCAATGGCGGAATGGCACAGAAATGTTTATAAAAACTACGAATTGAACTACGATAACATTACCGAAAAAACTGGTATGGATTGTACCAAGTGGTTGGTTGAACAATGGATGGATGGAAAACCTGTTGTTGATGTGGTTGTTCACTCTGCAAATGCGATTGGTAGTGGAAATATGATGGGTTATATCAACAACTACAGACACATTAACAAATTACCTCAAAATTGTGTAAGAGTTCGGATTGAACATACTATTAAGATTATGAAAACAAATATTAAAGAAATAGAAGATAAACTTGAGAATTTCAAAGCCGTTCAATATAGAATGGGTGATAAAGGTATGGATTATTGTTTTGAACACTACAGTTCATTTGAAGAAATTGAAGATGAAGAATTTCATAAATTGAGAAATGAATTTTTGGATAGTATGAAAAAAATACGTTCATATGTTGAAAACAAAATTGAAACATTGTCAGAAGAAATTGATGATACACCATGGGGAGACTATTAAAATTAATATATGATTGTTTACCTTTGTCATACTTTGGTACTTTTTTTAACCATGATGCTCACAGTATTGTTTCAAAAAAAGGAAAAAAAATAATAAACAATATCAAATAAATTAACTATCTTTGCATCATGATGAACATTGTACACATATCAGACACACACGGATTCCACAGAAACGTTAATGTTCCTTTTGGTCAGGTGTTAATTCACAGCGGTGACATCAGTAATCGCGGTGAAAGATATCAGGTAGAAGACTTTATTGATTGGTTTGTTAATCAACCCCACAAATATAAAATCTTCATTGCTGGTAATCATGATATCTGTTTTGATGAACATCACCCTTTGAATGAAAATAAGTTGGAGAAACATCTTATTGGTGAAAACTACACACCATTAAAACCAACGTGGTTAAATAACATCTTGGATAATTTGCCCGACAATGTGTTCTACTTGGAAAATGATGGTTGTGAAATTGAAGGTGTTAAGTTTTGGGGTTCTCCTACAACTCCTTGGTTTGGTGGTGATTTTTGGGTATTCAACAAACAAAGAGGTTACGACATCAAACAAGTATGGGATAAAATACCTATGGACACTCACGTAGTGATTACTCATGGTCCCGTGATGTATAAGTGTGATTACATCCCACAACAACAATTCTTTGCTGGTTGTGAAGACTTGGAACGCAAAGTACAAGAGGTTAAACCTATCCTTCATTTGTCAGGACATATCCACGAAGGTTATAGTTGGGCATACAATGGTAGTACCGAATTCTTTAACGGTAGTGTCTTGGATGCTAATTACGAAATGAAGAATGACCCTTGGGAAATTGAACTAAATGTTCACTACAAAGAAGTAAAAGTTCTAAATAACATTTTAACCCCTAACTAATGTTGGGGGTTTTTATATTTATTGTATATGGCATATTCAGATAAAGTTATTGACCACTACACAAATCCAAGAAATATTGGAACGTTAGATAAGAACGACTCAAGAGTTGGTACAGGTTTAGTTGGCGCACCAGAATGTGGTGATGTTATGCGTTTGCAGATAATGGTTGAGAATGATATTATTACTGACGCTAAATTTAAAACTTTTGGATGTGGTTCAGCAATTGCATCGTCATCTTTAGCAACAGAGTGGTTAAAAGGAAAATCATTGACTGACGCTTTAAAAATTGACAATATGGAAATTGTTGAAGAGTTGGCTCTTCCTCCAGTTAAAATACATTGTTCAGTTTTAGCAGAAGATGCTATAAAACAAGCCATTGAAGATTACCAAAAGAAACAATGTACGGAAATACAAATTTAACCAAAGACTTTGTTGTTGATGATGACCCGATAAAACTTGCTGAGTTTGAGGCAAGGATTGCTTCAGGTGATAAGATTGAACCAAAAGATTGGATGCCATCAGAATATAGAAAACAACTTATCCGTATGATTGAGCAACACGCTCACTCAGAAATTATTGGTTCATTACCTGAAGGCACTTGGATTACAAGAGCACCTGGTTTTAGAAGAAAGTTAGCGTTAATGGCAAAAGTTCAAGATGAGGTTGGTCATGCTCAACTTTTATATTCTGCGGCTGAGACTCTTGGAAAACCACGTGAGGATATGGTTAACGATTTAATTTCGGGTAAATCAAAATATTCCAACGTATTTAATTATCCCTCTAAGACTTGGGCTGATACTGCGGTAATTGGGTGGTTGATTGATGCTGCAGCAATTGTAAATCAACTTGCAAATGCTAAAGGTTCTTATGGGCCTTATTGTAGAGCATTAGAACGTATCTGTTACGAAGAAAGTTTCCATTTGAAACAAGGACATGACAACACGGTTTATCTTGCAACAGGAACACCACAACAAAGAGAAATGGTACAAGATGCTCTTAACAGATGGTGGAGACCTGTAATTCATTTTTTTGGTCCACCAGATTCACAATCAGTTCATTCTGAAAAACTTATCAAATGGAAAATCAAAATGATGACAAATGACGAAATGAGAAATCAATTCTTCAGTATGTACGTTCCAAAGATAGAAGAACTTGGTTTAACATTACCTGATGCCGATTTAAAGAAAAATGATGACGGAACATGGACTTATTCTGACCCTGATTGGGATGAGTTTTGGGCGGTTGTTAAAGGTAATGGTCCTTGTAATAAAGAACGAATTGCCGTTAGACGTATGGCTGAGGAACGTGGAAGATGGGTGAGAAAGGCCTTACAAAATAAAGATTCTGTTTATGTATCACCGTTAGCATGATGGAAATTATTACTGTATCTGAAAAAGCAAGAATACAAATCCAAAAACTTTTGGAAGAACAAAAGTTAAATAAGGAAACTCATTTTTTAAGAGTGGGTGTTAAAGGTGGTGGTTGTTCAGGAATGTCTTATGAATTGGGATTTGATACTATACCACAAGAAGGTGATAATATAGTAGAAGATAATTCTGTAAAAATTGCAATAGATAAAAAATCTTTTCTTTATTTATTTGGAACTGAATTGGATTTTTCGGATGGGTTAAATGGAAAAGGTTTCCAATTTATAAATCCAAATGCCTCTCGCACCTGTGGTTGTGGAGAAAGTTTCGCAATTTGAAAAACTTTATTAATTACAAATATATTTATAAAAAAAGAATATTATGAAAAATTTATTAAATATTTCCGAAGAAGAAAAAAATAGAATATTGGAAATGCATACATCCGCAACCAATAAGCATTATCTAAATGAACAACCAACCGTTGGTAATGCAAAACCATTAATTTCACAACAAAAAAGTAAATACCCTGAAGATGACCCAATTCAAAAACCTTTCTATGATTATGTTCAGACTAGATGGGGACATGATGAAGACCCATATGCTTCTACGGATATAGATTTTGACCAAAATGGAAATTATAAACTATGTGATGGACCTTGTAAAGCAATGATTCCTGGAACAGATGAAAATACTATAATTTGGGATTATAAAAAAGGGATGGTTTCAGGTTTAAAATCGTTTGGAATTGACCCAAAACCAATTTCAATTAAATCTAATTTTGGACAAATGAAACAATGGTTTGACAACACTTATGGAAAGCATCAATAAAAACAACTAATAGCCGTGGACATTCCGATGGTGTGTAATTATATATTTGATTAATAATCAATAAATCATTTTTACAAAAAAATAAATTAAAAACCTCTTCCCATAAAGAAGGGGTTTTTAATTTATGTTATATTTATAATTTATGGACAAAAGATTATTGGAGGAGGTTTCTCGTCAAAAAGAACTGATGAATTTAAATGAACAAAATATTATGGGCGATATTGCCGATAAAGTTGTTGGCTCATTATCCAATAGTATTTTAAAAAGCATTTTCAAAAATACGTTAAATCCTGATAATGAAGATGAAGATGATGAAGATGATGAAACAGAAACATCTTCAAGTGATACTGAATATGACAAACTATCAACAACTGATTTTGAAAAAGAAGTAAATAAAGTTATAGATAATTTAGAGGGTGGTTACTATCATCCTAATATGAATAAATCCGATATGGGTAAATCAGGTGAAACTATGATGGGTATGGATAGAAAGTATGGTACTGGTTTTGCACAAACTTCTGCAGGTAAAGAGTTTTGGAAATTAATTGATGATGCCAATGCCAAAAACAATTGGAAACACTATTACATGGGTGGACCATTAGAAAGTAGATTAAGAAAGTTAGTTGTTAAAATGATTCAACCTGAGTACGAAAGATTATCAAATAGTTATCTTAGTGAAGAGGCTCGTGAAATTGTAAACAAAAGTCCCAACTTAATGTTTCATTTTATATACGCCACATGGAATGGTTCCGGATGGTTTCAAAAGTTTGCAAAGAAAATTAATGAAGCCGTTGATAAAGGTGTAACCAAAATATCTGATTTGGAATCAATTGCTATGAAATCTAGAAAAGAAAGTGGAAACTCAATCATTGCCAGTGGAGGTCAAAAAATATCCAAACTTTTAGGTATTAAAAACGTGTAAGATGAAAACTATACCAAAAGAAAAATTAGTTCAAGGGTTAAAAATTCTTTACAAATTGTGGAATAGAGAACATGATAGTGATAGTGATTGGCCATCAAAACATTATATTGAGTGGGACCAAGGTGTTCCTTATGAATTTTATTACAAATACCAAAAACAATTAGGTCTTGGTAATGAGGCTGATGATTACTATTATTGGATGAATGCTTTAGAGGAAAATGAAGATAATTTAGAAAGTGACTCATTAACTGTTGATAATGTTATTGTTCCAAAATATTATACGTTTGATGTTGAAACTTATGAAGATAGGTATGAACAGGTACATGTTACTTATGAAGGTCAAGTAGATGGTTATTTTACTGAAGACCAACTATATAAAAGTTTCTATGAATTAGGTAGTGGTACTATTTTTAATTTCTATGATTTTGATGAAACTGATAGAGATTATGGTGATGGTGAAGGTAATGGTATAGAGTTAAGAAAGATTACTATGGTTTCTGACGTGATACCAGAATCAAACAAAAAAAGAAAAGTTATGTCAATAAAAGAATCTAATTTGGATTCTTTTATCAATAGTCTTAACGAATCAGAAACAAAGTTTTTGATAGAAAAACTACAAAAGAAACTCCTTTAATTATTTTTTACGACTTTTTTTCTTAGGTACCAAATCACCAAGAGTTTGTTTTTTTTCTAAGATGTCTTTTTTGTAAGTTATACTTACAGACACGGGTCCACTTTTTGTAATGGAATAATCATATCTCCAAACTGACTTAGTATTTTCAGTTTCATACACACGTTCAAATTTTGTGTTCTCAGACGCTTTTGTGGTTTCAGACGTAGACATACTACAAAGATAATAAAAAACCCCTTAAACGTCAAATTTAAGGGGTTAAATTTAATTTTAGTAATGGTTATTCACCATCTTTTTTAGGTTCAGAATTTTTCTTCTTAGCAAAGATTGCTTCCAATGTAGTAAGTCCCAAGAAACTACCACATAATAAAGCCAATGTATCATACATATATTCAGGTGTAACACCAGATTTATATGTTGCCACATAAGCTAATCCAATTAAGTTAATTAATGTGATGATACCTGAGAATCTTTTAGAAGATACATCAGAACCATCACCCATTAGTTTTTTAAAAAAGTTTTTCATATCAAGGTAATTTATCTTTTATAAATATCAATAGATATTTATTTATCAATATGACTTGTCCAATCACCGCAAATATTTGCAATACTTTAGTAGAAAAGTATTCATTCTTAAAATCAATAAATTTACATTGTGTAGATAAAGATAATTCATCAGTTTATATGGACCCATCAATTGTGGTTAATATAGCACCATTACCTGGAACATATTTTGATTTAAAAAGAGATGTGTATACTATGGTGAACGAACAAACAAAAAAGACACCACATTTAAGAAGTGGATGGAAGATTACCACTGAAGTTTAAAAATTCCCTAGAAGTTCTTATAGAAGTAAATTAAAATAGAACTAGTTAATTAGCAACCAGACTAGAAGCTATACTAGAATAAATATGGCAATTTTTGTCTTTTATTCATTTAACCCAAAAATAAATTATACTTTATTTTATGAAGGCAAAACTATTAGAATCCTATGTTAATAGAGGTTGTAAAGATAAGTTAGAGTTGTTCTTCGGTGTGGGTTCAAGGATTGAAATAAAACAAGTGTTTTCACTTTCACAATTAAAAACAGAACAGGTTGAGGTGAAGGTTTTTTTGACCGACCCTGAAACATCAATGAATTATTGGCCCGAAAATATAAATTGGTTAATTGAGGACTCGTGGGAGTTTGTCCACGGAAAAGGTGCTAAGGCTGTTGTCGTAGCAACCTACGATATTATTTAGTCGTAGTATCTTTTACAACTTTAACCTCTTCACAATGTTTCTTGTGACACACAATACGGAAGGTATCGTGTACAATAATCTTTTGGGGGTTTGGTAAATAGATTGTATCAGGACCATCATAAAAAACGGTATCCGTCATATTTGTTTTTTGATTAAAGAATCTACTTACTTTAGGTTCACAAGATTTAATAACTGAAATTACAATTGTTGATATAAGAACAACAAGTACAATAAAAATACTAAGACCAATTTTATAGGCATTTGAATAGGGCGATTTTTTACTCATACCACAAAGATAATAAAAAACTATTGTAAAACAATACGTAAAGTAACTGGTCCTGATTTAAATTCTGAACCAGCCATTCTTCTTGCCAAATAAAAATCTTTTTTAAGACTTGTTTCTAATGTTTTGGCACGACCAACATTACTTTGATTATTATCTGTCACAGAAACAAAATGGTTAAATGGTCTATCTAACAAATCTTTTTTAAGTTTGCCAGTTCCATCAATAAAATTTGGGGATATAGGTAAATAAGATTGGAATTTTTTTCCGTCACAAAATAATGTTAATGTATATTCAACATCATCACCATCACTATCTTTATCCACTTTCAATTTTGTAATAAATGGATAAATGTTTCTAAAGAAACTAACTAATATTGATTCCAAATTATCCATAGATTATAAATATCTATGTTTTTGGAAATCAATCTTCGTAAAAATATTGTTTTTTTAACTCATCAATATACTTCTTAGCTGTCAATCTTTTTGAAGCATCATTTAAATTAGGAAAATCATCACCGTAGGCATTTAATAAAACATTAACCAAGTACTTTTTGGAATTATTTAATAATCTTGATTTACCATTAACGTACATTAAAACAAATGGTTTGTCAGAAAAATCAACAGTTCTACTTTCAACTTCAATATTTGACTTTAAAAAATCATAAAACTTTTTATCAATACTTCCTTGATATTGTAATTTAATATCATTTTTGTCATCTTCAGTTAAAATTAAACGTCCCATATGATTATAAATAGAACAAAATACAAAAATGATTTTGAAAAGTCAAATAGTATACTTATCTTTGTTATATGAAAAAGAAAGTTTTATTTATCCTGTTGATTGTTTTGATTGGCATATCTTTCAAAAAATTCTATTATGATGTTTATGATTCTGATTTCATCTCTATTAAATCAAACTTAAAATATCATACAATTACATTCAAAGAAGGTAAAACATCTTTTGAAGTTACCAAGAATAAAAACAACTATGATTTTTATGTTAACTCTAATTTTTTCACAAAAAAGAATGATGTTATAGGTGGATTAGTAATCAACGGTAAAAAAGAAAATTCACAAACTAATAAAGGTGGTTCATTTGTGGTTAAAAACGGTAAACCTAATATTGTTTTTGGTAAAGTAAAAAAATGCGATTATCTATCTCAAAGTATTGTTTGGGCAATTAAAGAAGGTATTGTTAATAAATCTATGTTATATCAGAGACACTCAAAAGAAAATACAATGAGACTTTTATTAGGTAAAAACAAAAATGGTGAGATGGTGATTGTTCATTCTAATCCATTGGTTTTTGTTACTATGGATGATATTGTAACTTACGCCAAAGAACAAGGTATTGTTAACGGTATTATTTTAGATAGTGGTTCTTCAGTTGATTTGAGTATTGGTACAAAAGAATATTCTCACTCAATTAAAGCAATTCCTTCTTTTATCAAAAGAAAAATTAAAATTCACGAACCAGTTGTATATATTGCCGGTAACTTCAATTAAAAACAAGTATATTTTTTAATATTATTAGCAACTTCTTTTATATAACCATGTGTTGATATATTAACTCCATCCCATCTTTCAGTTTTAAAGTTTGGGATGTAGTTAGTTACGGGCCTGTTAAAGACATTTAAATTTTCTTTTGTTGTTTTTCCTGCAAGTTTACAATCCCTCTTTAAATCAGGATTATTAGTTTCACAATATTTTACAATTTTATCAGGTCCCGTATTAAAACCAACAATTGAGATATCTAACGCAGAATTTTCAGTTCCGTCTTTAAAGTTTGAAGATGGGTTTGCGTTATATCCAACATTTCTTGCGGTATTGTAATTTTTAACAACGTATTGATAAACCGCACCTAACGCACCTATCGCGGTGTTCAAATCAGAAATATCCATTCCAAACTGAGCGGCGGTTTCTGGTTTAACCTGTCCATAACCAACAGATGTTTGACCACCAACATAAGCGTATAATGTCTTTAATGGGTTTAGATATGTAAATCTATCACTCCCACCAAAATCACTTTCTCTACCTATAATACCTAATGCTGTTTTTAGAAAAAGAGGATTGTAACCTTTTTTTAATAAAATATAAACAGGGTATCTAAATACTGTTGGTACACAACTATATTTACTAATTAGATTTAAGTCTTCATTTTTATTCTTTGACGATATAAGTCCCGAAGTCATTGATGATGGTGTATCACTATATTGAATATTTGGATTTGAAATCATTTGTTCCATTAAAACCTTTTTAATGATTTTTTCTAAATCAGACTCAGAAAGTTTTATAATTTTTTTCATATTAAAATAATCTAGTGAATGATTCCCACCAACTTGGAGATGTTTCTTCTGGATTAACAACGGTACCAGTTGGTCCTGTTTTAACCCAAATTACTTTAGTGTTACCCATCTTACTTAAAGGTGTTGCATGTACGGTGCCATGTACAGCGTGAAATATAATAGGTTCACCATTTACAATAGCTCCAACATAGCCCAAGTGAGTATTAATACCAAATCCAGAACCATTTTTCAAACTATTACCAGGTATAAATTCAATTTTTTTCTTTAAATCTGAAGGGTTCCAAGGTTGACCATTTTTAGTCATAAAATATGGACCATTGGTTACTTTACTACCACCACCCATTTCATCATATCCTGTTGCACCTTCAAAGAAAGCTTTAGTAAAATTATCAGAGCCATTCCAAAAAAGACCAACAACATCATTAACATTTAATATTTTTTTCAAACCTTGTTGGTTTGGTATTAAACTCATAACTAAATTTTTTGCATTACCTTCTTGACTTTTTTCTGTGGGATTGGAGTTTATTTTACTAAAAAGAATTGCCATTTGTCTTTGAGTGTTTGGACTAAGATTTTTGAATGGTGAGAACTCCATATTTTTTTGTCCAATATTGTGTGAGTGCCAAGCATTTCCTTGTCTTTGGAGACCTAAATCATCCAATTGATTTGAGACCCATTCAGCACAACCCTTTTCCGTACATTTGAATGGTTTTGTTTCTTTGTTAGGGTCAAATAAGATATCTTGTTTAACTAATGAGTCTGAAACTAAAACATTATTTTTAGATATATTATTCTTAGGATTTTTATCCAATCCCTGTATTTTAGTTATTGGGTTGGGGTTTTTACCTGATTTCCAATCTTTCCAAGCCTTATCGGTTAATTTACCCCAAAATCCATCAGCACCTTTTGAACCTAAATTATATCCAAGAGATATTAATTTACGTTGTATTCTACGAACTTTTTCTCTAACTTCGGGACTAGTTTGTTCTTGTAAATTTAACGATGGTGGAAACTCTTGTGATTTAGCTCTGTGTGGCTCATCCCTTTTACTTAAAGTATGTAATATTTTTTCAAGTACTTTAATGGTCATTACTTTACCATTTTTTCTGTAATATGCGCTGGCTAATTTAAATAACTCAGCTTCATCACCATATTGTTCTAGTAGTATAGATTTACGTCCCATTTGTAATAAATATCCTTTGTTATCATTTTGTTCATTGTACTGATGTTTAAAATGAACATGGTCAGGTTTCATTTGATAGGCTGGCGCATCATATGGTCCTGCACCTTCATCAGTTTCACCTTTAGTGTTTTCGTGACCACATTGATGACATAAATATGGATGTTTGTCATCAGGTTCTATGTCCCAAGACCATCCACAATTATCACAGGTGACATCTTTACGAATTAATTTTTTCATTACTTTTTGTTATCTCTATTACCCCACCACCAACTAACACTGACAACACAAATAAGTACAATACCAACAATTAAAAAGTTCATAATTTTATTTATACTAATTAGTTTATGGTTTTAATAAACCTTATTAGTTATAAATACTATGAAAGTAATGTTGTTTTACTTTTAAATTAAAAAAGTTTGTTGACTTCCATCATAATTCTTTGTTGTTGCATTTCAAGAACTTTGATTTGTTTGATGTCATCTTCAGTTGGCTCAAATTTATCAGCTTTGATTAATCTAATTTGTTCGGTAACTCTACCGTGTTGAAATAACAAGTTGTTATATGCTTGAGCCTTTTGTTCGTTTTTGTCCATAAGAATATTATAGTAATTAACTTAGTTTAATGAATAGTTATTCATTATAATAATTATCTAGCTGCTAGTGTTGCTGGTGCTGGTGTTGCTGTTGCCGGTTCCTGCACAACACCTGCTGTTGCTGTTTCGGGATTTGGTGTCACAGGTTTTGCCGCTTGTAGTGGTTCTTCTTCCATAGCATTTGGAAATGCATTGTTCAAATTGGCTATAGTTGTTGTAATAGTAGATAAATCAAATTCTTTTCCATTGGCCAAGTTCTTACCAAACCATTTTTTATCTTTTACACCATAACGATATTT